TCAACCATAGATTTCCTTCCATTGAATCAGACCGTCGATAATTTTCGCGGCGGTTCGATTGTCCAAATATTTCTTATTCAAGTCTTCCTTATAGCGGACTACGGGAGGGCAGTTTTCGAGGTTTTTCACGTTATTAAGGTCGGACTGGTCGGTGAGTTTGAGAATTAGTCGAATCTGAGCTTCCGTGGCCTTGCGTTTCTGTCCCGCGTAAATCATCATTGCTCTCCCCGGCCAGAGTGGTGGACGTTTGTCGTTCGGAAGTGTTCCGATAACAGGTCTTTCGTGTTTTTTCTTAATTGGGCTGACGCGAGTTCCTGCACTTGAGAGACCGCTATCACATAGTCGGTCAGCTGGCTGGCGAATTCCTTATCATGATGGCGTCGAGCCAGTTCGCAGACAGCGTCGATTGCCGAAGTGTGGAAAATGTCCGATACTGGTTCGATGTAGTCACCGTCTGCCATGAGGGCACGGTATTCGAATCGGTTTCCGCAGTTGATTTCCCGAACCATGCCGTAGTCCTTACCGTCAACCACGACTTGATAGTCTTTAGTTTTGCTGGAGGATTGCGTGTAGCAGGGGAAGTTGATGGCAGACAGTGTTGCCGAATACTGGTCTTGTACCATCGCCAGTTCTTCGTCCACCCAGCCGAGTGAACGTAGTTGGATGGGGTTTGCCGGTTTTTTGGGGTTTTGTTTTTCCAAGCTTTCCTCCCAAAGACTGCTTATGTGTGGACTTATCCAGTATAGCAGAGTTTTCTTCGGAAGGAAAGCCGACGTTCAGGCGAGAATGTTCAACGACTTGAAAAGCGTGTCCGCCAGATGATTGCCTCCACCGTTGAGGCAAACCACCACATATTGGGGCAGGTTCACGAAATTCAGGCTTTCCACACGTAGACCATCCTCGGTCTTTTCCATACGGTATTCCAATTCGCCGTCGATGGTGGTTCCGCTTACGGTGATGGCGATAGCCCTTTTACCGGCCAGTTCCTCGATAGGCTTGTCCATCCAATCGGAAATGGTCTCGTGTACGTCAGTATGCATATAATCCTCCAAGACTCTACTTATTACTCGCGTCCGCGAACAGTATGGCACTGCCTTCATTATGAAGCTTGTCCGCTTGGCGTTTGATATCGCTCGTCGTATACCAGAAAGTGAATTCGGTCGGGTCGGTTCCGGTAATCAATTCCTCAACCATGTTGATTCCCCAAGATGGAATGGTGTCGTATACGCGGTACAAGTCAAGTTTCTTCACATCCTTGTCCACGATGCCGCCGACGTGGATGCCGTGGGGCGCATCCCCCAACGGATGATAGTCAGCGAGCACGCTGATGGCGTGTGCGACTTCGTCCCGAATCTCCTCAAGGGTTTCCAATTTCAGTGGACATTCCTCGCTGAACAGTGGAAGGTAATGTTCTTGGGCGAGCCAGAATGGGAACTCCTCCAAATCGTACTTGTCCATGTCGTGACGACTCAACGGCTTCTCATAGTCGATGATTGCGGTGAGCTTGCCGGTCGGGTCAGCCAGTGGACGCTCGTGAATGGAGATGAGTTTTTCGTCGGGATACTGATGGTCGTATAGCGACTTGGTGTAGGCGTATGAGTATTTTTTGGTCAACGATTGTCCTTCACTCTTGTATGATGTGAATGTTTCCAGTATAGCAGAGGGAACGGTGAAACGTCAGCGGTCAGTGACCTTGACTTTGTTATACGCAAGAATCGACTCGAACAGTCGGAGTGGATTGCGGGAGTCCAGCTTGTACTGATGGTGATTCCTCGCGGTTTCCGTTTCGAGGAATCGTCCGCTCTCGGACGGCTCTTCCACAATCATGGGAACCCAACGCCATTTCTCACGGCCTTTGCTGTTCTCCCAGACGATTTCCCCGTTTTCCAATACCCGCTTGTAGGCGGTCTTGTCGGGGAATGACGAGTCTATTCGTGCGACTAGATTCAATCGGCTCATGGTTTAATTCCTTCTTCTCTCAGTTCTTCATAGTCTTGCGGCGTGAGGAAAAGCCAAGCTCCACAGTAGGGACACTTGACCCTATTGGCATCGACGGTGTTCTTGCAATACCAGCAGGTGACGTACCATCCGTTTACATATCGGTTTTGCATTGTTGCTCCTTTTTCTTGAAATCAGAAGACAGTGGTCTTCTAATTTTCGCAAAGAAGTCGATGACTTCGATAAGATAGAGGAACATTTCAAGCAGGACAAAGAAAACGAATCCCAGTACGTCAAAAGTCCAGTTTTTCAGTTTTTTGAATATGTTGGACATTGCTCTCCTTGTCTTAATAGATTGTGTGAACAACCCCAGTATAACCAAAAAAGCAAGACTGGCAATCACGCCAAAAACCGGAAAACAAACAGGCTAATCGTATCTTCAGGCAACATCAGCGGATTACTTTCTCGCTCTGATTTGGCACTTCCAACGGCATAGAACCCGAATATCCCAACTGTTCCTCGCAGTGTGCGATGACGGCTTGCAACGCGAACCGTTCCTCTACAAGAAAATTCTCGTCCGAAGCGGTGGGAATCATCTCGTTGATTCGGGCTATCTGTTCCTTGCACCAGTCTATGGTGTCATGCAGGGTTTTGTCTTTCTGAGTGACGTTCACCGCCATCTTGTTTTCCTTTCTTCTGTTAACGGGGCTAAAATCGACTTTTTGTTGAAAATGACCCCGTTAACTTTCATTTTTCTGACGATAGGGGTCAATGTCGGCGTTTTCGACCATGCGTCCGTAGTCTTGACAACGGCACATGGATTGGATTTTTCGCATGTACTTTGGGTCTGCCATTGATTCAGTCCTTCTTGGACGGGGCTTTCGTCAAGACCGGCTTGACCAGATTCCCTTGAGAATCGTACACTCTGACGGTGTTCTTCTCCGAGTCGCCTACCACGGTGATGACCTGCCTCTTACGACCATGATTGGAGTAAGCCACGCACGGGGTGTCTCCGTCCCGCACGTCACCAACCCCTTTGCATTGTACGGATTCGTACCCGTAGGATGTAGCCAATGCTTCCTCGAAGGTCGGGTGCTGGGTCTTCTCCGCTCCCAGCGTCATAATCAACGCCACTACACTGATAATGCATCCTACTTCTAACAGTCCGCCTACGATTTTCTTAATCTTTTTATCGTTAAATAAAAAGATAATTCCGGAAATGAAGGTCACTGTTATAACCAAGGTAAGAAACACCGCAAAAAGAGCGAAAGGGTCTTGACTCCACTCGTTGAAATCTACCATGTTTTACTACTCCTTCTGATTTTGGTTTTGTTGAGGTGGAACCACTTCCAATCGGAAGGTTCTCTTGACGTTTGCCTTAATCTTGTATCTGCCGTTCTTGTCGGTGACGCTTCTGGCGGGATTGCCGACACTATCTTTGTAGGGAGTGCCATCGTCATGGACGACCGTGACCGTCACGTTGGGAACGGGATTGCCCTGCCAGTCGGTGACGGTGGCCTCTAAGGTGATTGACCGTCCCCAGATTTCGGTTTTCAACCGATTGAGTCCATTTGTCAATGGTGGTGCGACGATTAGTCCGATAACGCTTAATGCCACGACCAGTTGAGCTAGGCTCAAAACCAGTCGTGTCCAGAGTAGGATACCGTCGGTTCTATCATTTTCGTTCACTTCCGGCCTGTCCTGCTCAACTCGAAACCGTCGAGATACAACTGGAACAGGCTCACATATTGGCCGTCTTCTATATCATCCTCCGGTTTTGCGTACAGTTGAGTGTTCAGAACCGCGACCGGCAGACCGGTATGCTCCTCCTGTTCGATGTGGAAGGGTATTTCCTCCTGACCGTGAGCGTTCTCGCGGACTGCCACACCGTAATCACCCACCTGTGGTTGGGTGGATGAACTGCTATCGTCAATATCCTCATAGGTGAGATAGAACGGCAGAAGCAGTGGATTGGGAACATTCTTCAACGGGATAAATTCTATACCGGCCTGTTGGGAGTGCTGTTGGCAGACGCCACTGTAACTGTCCCCTTCACCGTAATCCGGCCAGTGGCGGATTGCCACGATGGGTTTACTGCACGGGTATATTTGACCGTCCGAGTCAACCATGGTTTGGGCGCAACCTACGTCAATGAGTTCCTTAAGATTCAACATGATTCGTCTTCTTCCAAGAGTTTTTCGCAGATGTGAATTATGTCGCCGTAGGAATTGTGGCCTCCTTGTTCGTCGGGTGACGGTGACTCGTCTGGGGAGGTGAGGTTCCGTATCATACGGTTGTAGCGGAGTTCTTTTTTCTTCTTGTTCGCATAGTCGATGATTTCCATGAGTGCGGCTGTCCGACTGTCTGTGGTCGGTTGGACTCCATACTGTTTGACGCGGGCGATGGTGAATTCGTAGGCTGTGGTGAGGCCGTCGTAGAAAGTGTATTTTTCCAGCAGTTCCCCGTCCGGGGTTTCGGAATCTTTGACGGCTTTGTCCCATTGTTGTTCCAACCATGATATGAGGTCGGTTTCTGGTTCTGACTGACTCATGTAGTGGTTCCTTTTTATGCGAATGCTTTATGTGTGGACATCCCCACTATACCACAATCAGTTGAGTGACCCTAATCAGATGATATCATCCAAAGACTCGAACACGTCCTCCAAAAACTCCAATTCCAGTTTCTTCTCCGAAGCGTCTCGACCATTCTTCTCGTCGGCACGAATCACAGACTCCAACACCTGACGTTTCAAATTCAAACGGTCGTAGACGGCCTCACCCAACTGTCGGCGCGAATCGACGGGATACCTTCTGTTCAGAACATCCCTCACCTGTTCCGACACGTCATCATCCGGCAAGCCGATGAACACTTCCCCACGGTCGTTGAACTGGAAGGATGGGAGCGGGTCGTATTCACTGTCCCGCGAGAAAACCAGACCGTATTCGTCGTTACCGTTATCCTCGAAATCGACGTTCAACATTATCTTGTGCTTCTTTTGTTTTTCAGTCCGTGTTGCTGTCGGAAATGTAATACACCGTCTCATTGTCGGTCATTTTGCGGCCTTCTATGAGATAACTCGCGCCGCAAGCGCAGTTAACATGTCCCACCACATCGGAAGTCCAGTGTATGTCCAGAACATTCAATATCTTGCCGCACTTGGAACAATGCCATTCACCCGCCATCCTCATTCTCCTTATCTCCTAAAGTCGCTAGGTAGAGCCAAGTTCTTGACTCTGCTTGCATATCCGACTGCCGCGCGTCCTTCGTCGGTCAGCTCGTCATACAAATCGTCCATCCAGTATTTGCGTTTCAGCAATCCCATTCCTTGCAGACGCTTGCTCAATTCCTCCGGTTGAACAATCATGAGAGGACGATGATGGGAAAGCGTGTTGAAGTCCTCCTCACTCAACAGCATGGGCACATCGTCGTTTTGGATGGCGTCACGAAGTTTTTCGGCCTGACTTGAATATCCATCAGCCCTTTTGACCAGATTGTCCGGCATGGGAGTATCATCCCCGCTAAGCTTCTTCCAACCGTCGCGCACGTCCTCGGCTTTCCGCTCGTACTGGTTGGCAAGACGGCGTATCAGTTCGTGGCGGAACTCTTTGTAGAAAACAGTCTCAAAAACATTATCTTTCTCGCCAGCCCAAATGGTGAAACGGAACCCTTTCTTATCGTATTCGAGTCCTCCGCCGAACTCTCCGAAGTGGAATTCCGGCATTCCATCATCTCGCTCGTCCAATACGGCTTCGACACCCATCGAATTCAGTTCGTGTTCCAAATCGCGCAGGTCGGATAGCAGTTGTTCAAGGTCAAGCATGGTTCACCACTTCCTTGCGTAGGATTCCATGATGTCCGCGTCGAATTGGGTCGATGAGCTTAATATCATCCGTTACCATAGATTTTTCCTCCCTCGTCTTTGATGCCTTTTTCGACCAGACTGACAATCGCATACAGGTCGATGCTGCCGTGTTCGCCCACATGGACGATGCCGGTGTCCTTATCGACCGTTGCCGTCTCGTATAGTCCGTCGCTGAGCCAGCCGCGTTCATTGTTAGCGTCTTCACAGAGCAGTTCCACCGCTCGTTTGTTCGGAAAATATTCCATCTCAACCCCTTAGTCCTTGTCCAGTTGCCACACGTCGGCCAGCATGTGCAATGCGGTCTGACGGCGCGTCTCATACGGACTGCCAAGCTTCTCACACAGCAGCCATCCTTTGAACACGGACACCGGGTCGCGTTCGGGGTATTTGTTGAAGTACTCGCAAACATGCATGTACCGTTCGGCCATATCATCGGTGTCCTTCGCCATCTGTTCGTCGCCAATCGTGTTCCGCCACCATTCAGCGGTCTTGTCGAACTGGTCTTTCAGCCACATGAGCCGGTCGGTGCGCGGCATGGGCGCGGCCAGCAGACGGGCCAGTTCTGCCAATGCCTGTTCCTCACCCATGTCGGACGTATTGAGGACGGTGTTATCCTCGGCTAGCTCGTACTGCGTGCGGACGATGCGGATAGTGTCGCGGTCGGGAAGGTTGACGGTAATCTCGTATCGTGCTTGGGGGTCGTACGCGGTGATGCGTCCGAATTGGCGGTCGTTGACCACATGCCAGTCCGGCAGTGTGTGTGCAACGGTGTTGAGGCCGTTACGTGTTTTCATTTTTGTCAGTTCCATTCCTTCGGGGCGACGACAATCCAGCCGTTTGACAGCGGGTATACTTCGCAGGGTTCGTCCGAGTCCAAATCGTCGTCCAACGGGTTCCAGTCTTCGAGACCGTCGTGGGCGATTTCGTCGTTGAGTGCCCCGCTGTGGATGCGTTCGGTTTCGACGTGGACATCCTCTGAGGGGAGGAATAGGAACGAGAATGGTTCGAGCATTGGTTCGAAAAGATACGGCAGTCCGTCCTTGGCTCCCCAGTTGGCGACCATGTTCATGTGTCGTCCGTCATCCGTTTCCACGAGGATTATTCCCGATTCCTGTCCAGTGAGGTCGTGCAGGTTGATGGTCATGTTTTTCTCCTTGGATTTAACTTTTTGTGCGAACAACTCCAGTATAACCCACAAAAACAGGATTGTCAAACGGAAAGACAAGCAAGGTTCCCCACCCTAGAAAATGACGAAAACAAAAAAGGGAACTTGTACGTTTCCTGTACAAGTTCCCTCAATTAGGAAATCAATCCCAGTTGCACATGAAGTAGCCATTGGGGTCGATACCATCGACAAGATGGGCAGTGGCGCAATCATTCACGGTGAACATAGGGCGGGGCTTCACGTCATAATCACCCCTGATGCGTTTGTTTTTCAACTCCTCCCCCACGAAGCAGTTCTTGACGGGAACCACACGCCCACCCTGCGGGGAGCAGGTGGCACCATCCACGACCTTGTAGGCGAGCTTGCGGACGTTGACGCTTTTGCCGGTCTTGCTGACCTTGGTTACTTGATAGAAGTCCACGAGGGTCATGCTGTAACCCCAAGAGCTGACAAAGATGTCCCCCACATGCACTTCCACGTCGGTGGTGGAGGTCTGTGGCTTGCGGCGTTCCTCTTCGGTGCCGTTGATGCGGAAGTTCTCACGAGTGAGCCAAGGGTAGGTCTTGATGGCCTTGTCGATGAAGTTCTCGACGCCCTTCATGGTTCGCCAGTGCTTGCGTCCGCTGAGGTAATTGCGGCTAGTGATGTTGAGGAAGTCGTTGGTGACGTCCACCCAACGATTGGTGTGTTTGCTGATTTGGACTTCGAGGCTGAGCATTTTTGTCTCCTTTATGTGTGGTGGGTTTTCAACCCCTGTTTGTGTGAACAATTCCAGTATAAGCTATGTTTAAACAAAAGTCAACCCAGAAAAACAGGGGCACAGTCCACCCAAGCAGACCATGACCCAGAGCCTAAAACTCACCGACCAGCCAAGGCGATGGAACGAACCATGGAGTCCAGACTTTCGCCTCCCAACGATTTGGTCACATAGTAGCTGTCGTTGTCGAGGTCAAGCCAATAGACGACCTCGTTCTTGTCCTTATGGTACTCAGAGAAGATATAGCGTTCATCCGGCTCGCTTTTTGGAGACGATTCCTTATGCTCGTCGTAGACGTGCTTCCAGTGCTCTTTCGTCAGCTTATTATGTCGAATACACAGCAGAGCGGTGTCATCATCGCTCCAGAATTCCAGTTCGACATCAAACGGCTGGATGGTGTCGCTGATATTCATAGGGGTTCTCCTTTTTTTGCTTGGCTTGTTCGGCCTTTTTGTGTGAACAATTCCAGTATACCACATGATTGGATGAAAACAAAGGCGACCAGTCCTAAAAGACCGTCACCCTAAAAAGCCTCTCAATCAGTCATGAAAATCGACAAACCAGACACGAGCGGAAGAATCATTCCCCAGCCTCTCAAACAGAGCATCCCTTGACACGGGGAACCACACCCCACCTTCGTAACCGTCATTGTCGCAGACAACGCTCACATTGCAGTCCAACAGCTCTCTGACCTCGGAATCACCGTCGCTGTAACGTTCTTTGAGTTCGCCGCAGGTGATTCCCTGAAGCCCGCCTACCATTTCCTCCCAACGACCGCCGAACTCATACCAGTCGTAGAACGAATCGTCGTTGAAAGTAGATACCACATCGCCGTCTTCGTTCAGACTGTACCCACAGTATTCGGCATAGGCTTCGAGCGCTTCTTCATCATTCAATGCCAGTCGGCGTTCCGCTTTCCCGAAGGCTTCGCTCGTTCTGTCGTGCTGGTTTTCGCCCTCGCGTTCAATTAGACGCCTGTCGTTCTCTCGATTGTCCTTCAGGAATTCGTCCCGCGTGTAGAGGACGTATTCCTCGACTTCCTCGTATTCGCTGTATGGGTCGATGATGGCTTCGGCTTCGCTGGTGTTGTTGCCTCCGATGACTGCGCCTAGGAAGTGCATTTTTTCTCCTTGTTTTTTGGTGGGGTCGTCAAACCTTTTGTTTGTGTGAACAATTCCAGTATACATCATAGAAAAGGAAAACGCGCCAGCATAACAAAAGAGATAGAAAGGCATGATTGCCGCCATTGTTAAAAGCCGTCGGGAACGGTTTCCATGCTTTCGGGAAAAACGTTTGTGTTTCCGTTCGTTCTGACGTGGTTGCCACGGTATCGTGGTTCAGAAAAAATGTATGGTAGCACCCAAAAAGACAAGGTTTTCAGATAGCTTTCCCCAAAACAACAAAAAAGCCGGAAGCTTGAGGTTTTTTCCTTTGGCTTCCGGCTTTTTCTGTTTTAGTCGTTGTGGTCTTCCGTTGACCCGTAGACTGCTTCTTTCATATCCATTGGGTGCGCGTATTCGTAGGTGCTGATTTTCACGTAGGGTTCGCCGTCATTGTCTACGAGGACGCGATGGCTGTCAGGTTTGCCCGCGAACCGGTTTTCGCTGGTCACGTCGGGGTAGACGGTGCATCCGGCGATGTCGTTGGGGCTTCCATCATAATTCTTGCGGAGTGGGCGGATTTGCACGGTCTTGCCACTGGGGCTGACCTTGACCACTTCGTAGTAGCTGTTGAGAATCATGTCGTAGCCGTAGACGGAGTGGAGCACGTCTCCCACTTTGAGGGTTCCCACCGCCTTGGTGTTGTCCTTGCGGGATTCTTCGCCTTTGATTTTGAAGTCTTCGAGCGTGTAACCGTTATAATCCATGACTTTTTGGCGGAAGTTTTCAAGCCCACGCATGGTCTTCCAAGTACGACGGTAGGTGCCTTGGTAGGTGCGTTCGCCTTGGCTGTTCTTAGTCCAAAGTTCAAGGCTGAGCATTTTGGTTCTCCTTTTTGTTTGCAGTCTTCGCTTGTGTGAACAATTCCAGTATACCACATGCGAGAACAACCAAAAATAACGAATCGCACACAGCGCAAAACACTGCACATAAAAACATTGCATTCCACTTACAAACAACATACAATGTGAACATCTTTCCAAAAGGAGTAAAATGAGCGGAACAACAACAAACGTAAACATTCGCATGAACACCGAACTGAAAAAACAGGCGGAAACCCTTTTCGGGGAACTAGGAATGAACCTGACCACGGCATTCAATATCTTCGTCCGGCAATCCCTACGTCAAGGAGGAATCCCGTTCACAGTCTCCTTAAACGAACCAAACAAAGAAACAATGGACGCCATGCTGGAGGCAAAACGGATTTCAAAAGATGAGAACGTGAAAGGCTACCGTGATTTGGAAGCTCTGTTCAAGGATTTGAACGCATGAGCGAAACCAAATACAAAGTCAAGACCACTTCTAGATTCAAGAGGGATTTCAAGTTGGCGAAACGGAGAGGATTGGATACCGGTCTTCTGGAGGAAACCATATCCGTCTTAGCGAACGGTGGAACACTGCCTGAACGGTATCACGACCATGCTCTTATAGGCAAACTGGACGGTTTTAGAGAATGCCACGTCTTGCCGGATTTCCTACTTATCTATCTCATTGAGGATGACGTGCTTACACTCACTTTAACTAGGACTGGTACTCACAGCGACCTCTTCGGTAAGTGACTTACAGTGTACTGAGATATTTCAAACCATCCCGCCGAATACGAGAAAAGGCTGGACAGGGAGCCGTAAGGTTCCCTATCCAGCCTTTTCACTTACCGCCGTAACCTACTTCTTGTGGCGTGCGGTCACGGTCGTGTTTCCGCGACGGTGGGCGAGAATCAATCCCATTCCCATGAGTGTGAACAGGATGACCGCCATGATGGGCGTGTTCACACCGGTTTGGGCGAGTTGGCGAATCGTCTTCACGATGGCCGGTGTCGCCGGTGGAATGTAGGAGTTGGTGAACTCGGGTCGGGTTCCGGTGGTCGTGACCATGCTGGGGGTTGCGGTCGGATTGTTCTCATCCTCACCAGCATTCTCGTCGGTCTTGTCGGCCTTATCGGTCGGCGTGACGAGCATGGTGCTGGAATCCTTAGCCGAATCGTTCGTCGGGTCGTATTCGACTCTGGCGGTCAGGTTGCCTTGCAGGTTGTCGCTTACGGTGACGGTCACGTGGTGTTCCGTCTTGTCGTAGGTGACGTTCTTCTCGCCGGTGTTCTTCTCGCGAATCACATACCGGTATTCGCCGCAATCATCCACTCCATCATTGTCTCGACTGTAGGTGAGCGGCTTGAACTGGATGTTGCCCTGCTTGTCGTTCTTCTCACTGTCGATGACATTGCCTTTGTCGTCCACAAGCTCGAACTTGAATTCGGACGCTTGCAGTTCACGTCCGGTCAGATTCTTCTTGGCCGACAGTTCGACCAACACGTCTTCCGGCTGGTACGTGTTCTGGAAGATGATGCTCTTCTCACCGGCCTTGCCGTTGGAGTAGGCGACGCTGGCGACGAGCTTGTGGCTCTTCGAGTCCTCGGTGACGGTGATGGTGACGGTGTGGCTGGTGGTGTCGTAGGTGACGCCGCCCAACGTTCCGTCCTGTTCGTCAACCGTGTACGTGTACACGCCGGTCTTGTCGAACGTGAGCTTGTCGAATTCGAGGGTTCCGTCGCCTTCGCGGACGTTCTGCTCCTTGTTGGATTGCGTGTCGCGTGGAACGCGGGTGAACTGTTTTGTTTGGAGCAGGTTGCCGTTGGAATCCTTCAATTCGGCGGAGAATTCGTTGTCGTTCAGGTCGCGTCCGGTCAGATGTTTGGTCGCTTCGAGTCGCACGCTGACAGGTGTTGGCGTGTACGTGTTGTCGAATCGGATGTCATTGGTCTGACGGTCGGCGGTTGCCGTGAGCATGCCGTTTTGGTCGGTGACGGTGACGGTCACATCGTATTCCCGAGTGGAGTAGCCGATGGTCTTGTCCGTTCCGGCGAGTTCCTTCACGTGATACGTGTATACGCCGGGCATGGTGTAGACCATTTGGCCGAATGTGAATCCGCTTCCCTTGTTGGTGACGGTGACTGTTCCGTTTTGGCTTCCGGCTGGCATTGGCATGTCGTTCACGCTGATGGTGTTGCCGTCCGCGTCGCGTGCGGATATCGCGTTCAGTTGGAACTTGAATTCACCGTCCTGCGGGGTGCGGCTGGTTGCCGTATCCGTGTTGACGATGTTCTTCACGCCGCTGATGGAGTATCCGACGTTCTTCGGACTGTAATGGTTGGTGAACGTGATGTTCTTGCCGTTAGCGCCGGTGGTCGGGGTGACGGTCTTGGACACGACGGTCAGCTTGCCCTTGTGGTCAACATCCTTGACCACGTAGGTGATGGTGGCTACCGTCCCATCCTTGGTGACTCCCGGAATGGTCGTATCCTGTTCCGTCATGGTGTACACGTAGGTGCCTACGAGCGGGAACGACAGTTGGTCGAATCGGATGTTGCCCTGCTGGTCGTTCCGCTTCGTCTGGTCGGCGTTCGACACGTTGGCGGGTGCCGACTGCTGGTGGAGTGTGAAGTTGAAGTCTCCGCCTTTGAGCGTGTACTTGTTGCCCTTGGAGGAGGTCATCTTCTTCATTGCGGTCGGATTGTCCGTGGCGGGTTGGGCCTTGTACGTGTTGGTGAATTCCGGAATGTTGGTTCCGTCATCATATTTCACGTCGGACAACAGTTGGCCTTCGCCATTGTCGGTGACGGTGACTTTCACATGATGTTTCGTAGCATCATAGGTGACGCCTCCGTTATCGCCGTGGACTTCGCTGAGCGTGTAGTCGTACACTCCCGTCTTCGTGTAGGAGATGGTGTCGAACAGGATGTTGCCCTGCTGGTCGTTGGTTTTCACCGTTCCGACCTGACCGCCGGTCTTATCCTCGACGCATTTGAACTCGTATTGTCCGGCTTGCAGTTGGATGCCTGTATGGTCGGGGTCGTTGAGTGTCTTGTGCGCACGGAATTGCACGCTGACCGGTTTCGCCTGATACGTGTTCGTGAACGTGGTCGGATAGGCCGCGTTCGTTCTGGTTTCGGCTTTCAACTGTCCGGTCAAATCGTCGGTGACGGTAATCTGCCACATTCCCATGTGGGAATCGTAGTTGACGCCGCCCGCCGATTGGCGGACTTCACGCACCGTGTAGGTGAACGTGCGGGATTTGACACCGTTCAACTGTTGGGCGGTGAACGTCAACGGTTGGAAGCTGATGTTTCCGTTCTGGTCGGCGTTCACGGTTTGCAAAGGCTTGCCTACCGCCTGCTCGTTGTCGAACAGTTGGAATTGGAAGTCGGTGAGTTTCGCATGGCTGGCGTTCTTGTTGTCGAACGTCTTGTGTGCGGTGAGGCTCACGGTCACGTCCTTCGGCTGATACGTGTTGTGGAAGACCGGGGTCTTGTTCGTATTGTCGTAGGAGGTGGAGGTTTTCAACTGTCCGTAACCGTTGTCGGTGACGTTGACGTGCATGGTGTGGACGGTTTGGTCGTAGGTGATGCCTTTGAGTTGTCCCGTCTTTTCCACGATACGGTAATCGTGTTCGCCTACCGTATCGTATGCGAGCTTGTCGAATGTCACGGTTCCGTCCACATTGTTGGCCTTGGATTGGATGGTCTTGCCATTCGTGTCCTGCAATTCGAATGTGAACTCGTTTGCGTTCAACAGGCGGAGCGTGTGCTTCGGATTGTCGATTACCTTGCTGGCTTTCGGCGTGACGGACACAGGCTGGCTGGAGTACGAGTTGACGAACTGGCCGTTGTCAATGGTCTCGCCATTCTTCATGGAGATGGCCGGATTGATGAGCGAGGTTTTCAACTGTCCACTGTTATCGTCGGTGACGGTCACAGTCCATACGGCGTAATGGTCATCATATTTGACGCCCGCCGCACCCGTGTTGCGTTCACGAACCGAATAGGAGAAGGTGGCCTTGTCTTTGCCGTTCAGCTTCGCCTTGGTGAACAGGAGCGGAGAGAACTCCACTCTGCCGTCCGCCGTGGCGTTCACGGTTTGGATTGGCGTGCCGGTCGCCTTGTCGTTCGCATACAGGTCGAATTGGAAGTCGGTGATTTTCGTGGCCGACTTGTCCGCGTTCTTGAACAGTTTGCTCGCCACGATACGGGCTTGCGTATCCTTCGGAGCATACGTGTTCGTGAATTGGATGGTGTCGGATTGGATTCCATTATTGGACACGTTGGCCGTGACATGACGGTCGAACGTGTTCAAATCGTCGGTGACGGTGACGGTCAGTATCCAAACACGGTCATCATACGTGACTCCAGCATTGTCTCCCTTGCGTTCCTTCACCTCATACTGGTAGACGCCTTCCTTGGTGAACGCGCCGGTGTTGATTCGGACTGTCTGCGTCTTGTTGTCGGTGAACGTGATGGAGGATGGCACCGCGCTCTTCGGAGCATTGTTCAACGGGGTGATGTCCGCAACATACTTGTCTTTTTCAGTCCAAGCGCCGTTCGGACGACCGTTCAACACTTTGACCGCTTTGAACGTGACCGGAACCGTGGGCATGACCATGCCGTAAATGCCATGGTCTTCGTTCGGGTCTTCGTAGATGGCGGTGGTCATCTCATCCAATGCGGGGAAATCCTTCAAAGGGATTACGCCCGCAACCATATTGCCGTTGGAATCATCCTCTTCATCACTGTCGGAATCCGTCGCTTCGGACGCTTCCTTCGCGTTCTTGATGGTGACGTGCTGTCCATGCCAAGTGGTGCCGGTCTTCGGAGTGAACCGAAGTTTGAAACCGGAGCCACCCGGAATGGCCGACAGTTCGTAATGTCCGTTCTGGTCGGTGACTGTGGTGCAAGGCTTGCCGTTCATGCTGGTGACGGTCTTGCCGTTCTTGTTCAACAGGGTGACGTTCACGCCAGCAAGGAGACGGTCTGTGCTCTCACGCACACCGTTATGGTCGTTGTCGAACCATGCGACGCCGTTCACTCTACGTTCCACGACCTGCGTGACCGCATCCACCTTATTATCACCGTCAGCCCAACGGTTCACGTAAGCGTCAGCCGCCTTATTGCCGGACGGTTTGAACGCGAGACTGAAATCATAGCGGGCGTTCGCGGGAAGCTTGTCGGATGTAAAAGCCCAAGCGACCGGCTTATCGCAACCGTCGGGGATAGTCACCGTACCAGTGTTACGGTCAACCTTCGCCTCAGTCCACTGTTCGACCTGCTCGCGCGTAATCTTCGTCGCGTCAACGGTACGCCACTTCGGGTCGGTGGTGAAGTAGACGCGCCCATTATCCAAGGACGCGCCATTCTTCACACCCATGTTCAAACCGGTCATCACATAACCGCCGGAATACTTCGACAGGGAGCCAGCACCCGAATACGGCATAATATCAACCGCATACGGATTCTTTTTCTCATCCTTGGAGAAGTTATTCAACATGTTCGTGAAACCTAACGGGCGTTCGATGTCGTTCAGCAACGGTTGGGCGCGGGTCGCCAATGAGGAGGAGTGCGTGCGTGAGACGCGGATGGTGTAGGCGGCGGTCTGACCGTAGGCGGCGGACGGGGTGCCCATCCACCGTTTCGACCTGATTTCCGTATGCACCGTGTACTGTTGGTTGTTCTTCGCATCATTGTCCGGGTCGGACGGGTCGCCGATGGTGGTGGAGAATCTGACGAGCGTGTCCGTCCCGTCCGCCTTCACTCCGTTGACCCTGTACTCCAATGTGGTTGTTCCGTCCTTGTTCGGGGTGGCGGTCGGCGTGACGGGCGTACCGCCGGTAACAACGCCCTGCGTTTGTCCTGAATCAGTGTCCTTGTATTCTCCGCCTACGGTCGATGAGCCGTCCGTGTAGGTCAGACCCTTGGGCAGTGTGACCTTGATGTGGTAGTCGGTCAGATAGTCGCCGCCGGTGCTGCTGTTGCCGGTCTTGGCGGTCGCGTTTATCGTCCAGTCGGCGTGAAGCTGCTCCTTGTCCAAATCGTAGATGGTCTTCGACACGGTGTTGGCCGTGTCTTTCTGGCTGGTGTGGATGCCGATTGCCGGGCGTTCGCCCACGACGTACAGGGTGTCGCCCTTGTTGCTTCCGGCGGTGTCGCCGCCCTGATACACGCCGTCCTCGCTGAAAGTGGCCTTCACATAGTTTTTGCCGTCGTAGTGGAGGCTGGGTTTACCCAGTTGTTTGACGAGGCTCGTGTAGTCGTCGCCGGTGATGGAGTGCGCGTATGCCGTCCACTTGGTCAAATCGTCCTCAATGTCGAGGTTGGCTTTCTTGGCGAGGTCGCTGCGCGTCCAGTAGTCTATCTGTCCGGTGGTCTGCGCGGTCCTGCCCGCCGTATTGTCGTTGACCTGCATGGGGAGCGTGGTGCCGACGCTGATTCGTGAATCGTATGACGTGTTTGCCGTATCCCATACGCGGGTGTCGATTATCTGCGCGGCGAGCACCCTGCCATGCTTGGCGGCCTCGGCGTATGTCGGATACCAGTCGAAATCGTCATAGTCGGCCTTGGCCTGCGCCGTATCGGTGGAGTAGCTGCCGCCGTCGGGCAGTACGCCCCAGATGACGGGTTCCATGTTGTCATTGGTGCGGGTGTCCGACCACCAGAATCGTCCGCCCCACTTGCCGTAGCTGTCGTGGACGGTGTACTGCTGGTCGGGATTGTCGTTTGCGGCCAATGGGGTGAGGATAGTGGGGTCCCATTTGACCAAGTGGACGCCTAAAACCCTGCCGTTGCCGGTCGAGTCCAGTTTGTTTTCTGCTGCGGTGTTGATGCCGAACTTGGTGTTCCAACCCAACACGCGGTCGGAGCCGTTATATCTTTCCGTATCCTGCCAACGTCCGGTGGTGGCGTTGTCGCAGCGTCCGAACGTGCGGGCGAAAACGTTCGTGTAGTACATGCTTTGGATGAATGTGCCGGGCAGTCTTACGACCCAGTTGCCGGATGCCGAATCGTCGTCGGTGACCGTCTGGTTCGTGTTCGAATCGGATTCGTCCAACGTGTCGCCGCTCAGACTGGTGGCCGACAGCGTGGTGTCGGTGATGGTCACGTTGCCGGTCTGGTCCTTGCCGTAATACTGGGCGGCGGTCTTGCCGTCCGTGGTGGCTGTGGGGAGGATGAATGTGAACTCGTCCACGTGCAGTGCGGCTACCTGCTGTTGGGTGAGGGAGCCGTCCATGTAGGCGGTGGTGCATTTGCCGTATGCGCTGTACTGGATGGCGTTGGCGCATGGGTAGTTCAGGGTGTCGTAGCCGGTGAAGCCGACGTTGACGGTGGTGCCCTTGTCGGTGGTGGTGCCGTCGTCGTAGACGGTGGTGCCGTCGTTGACGGAATCCTTGCCCACGGTGCTGGAGCTGGGGAAGCTGCCGTTGTGGTCGAACGAGTCGTTCTTCCTGTTGTGTGTGTTCACTCCGTGGTTGTTGGCGGCGGGGTGGTGGATTCTGTCCCAAAGTATCGGCTGCCATTGCTTCTCGCCCGAATGCTTCGCATGCTTGTCGTCATCATCCTGAAACACGCTGGACACGTTCAGCTTGTAGCCGATGCTTCCCGTGGGCACTTCAATGCCCTTCAACCCCTTCGACTTGTCCTTCCAACGCATCGCGGTACGGACGAGCACATGCAGTTGGCGTCCCTGAATCTTGCCTTTGCCTTTGTTTGGCGCGGTAGCGTCACCCGTATTGAAATCGTAGGTGCCGCCGCCCGTAATCTGGTATTGCAGGCTTACTTCAGGTTGAGTTTTGCGCTGACTGTTACGTCTTGTGGCGTGTCTTCGGCTTGTTTGTGGGTGCCGGTGTTGGTTGGATTGCTTGCATCCCATGCTGCCCATGCTTTGACGGTTGGATGGAATTTGTATCCGTGGGGTGCGCCTTTGACCGCGACTGCGAGGCTGATGGCTGACGTGCCGGGGTTGACGGTCGGACTGTTGGAAGTCGGCTCCAACAGGCGATAGCAGGTGTACACTTGCGTCTTCACACCGTTGATGGTTTCGGTCGTGAGTTTCGGCTGATAGCCGGGAGTCTGGTCTACCCAACCCATTTGGTCGGTGTCGAACGTGACCTTATCCGCCGGATAAGGCAGTTCGAAACGGAAGCCGACACGGGTACGCTTGTAATAGTCCATGGTCGAATCCGGGGTGACGGTGTAATCGTAGTCGTAGATTACATCATCGAACGAGCGGACTATATCATTGCTCGCGTCCTTATCGTCGCCACGCTCATTGTCATTGTCGAATGGTGCGGTTCCAGTGACTCGGTCGGTTAGTTTGAGTTTCGACACGTATGCGGTGTCCGTGTCGAGCATGTCATGAATGGTAACGTCTTTAGCGTCTTCCGGAGCGGATTGCGCTCGGACACTAGTGTCGGCATGAACGTCCGACTGTGTTTGACTGTCAGCATTACTACTGCTGGTAGTGTCTGACTGGGTGTCGCTACTCTTAGTGTCGGCGTTCCCACTATTACTGGTGTCGGCTTGGACTTGCGTGGACGAATCCACCGTCAAATCGTCAGCCAAAGCGGTAGACGCGGACAATGCGCCACCACCAAACATTGTCGCCGTAGCCAAGATAAGCGCGGCAACCTTTCTCAGGCCGGGTTTCATAACCTTGAGCTTCCCTTCTGGAGAGTGTGTCATGAAAACGGGAGAAGGGCTAAAAAGAAGCCCCCCCCGCGCGTTTTTTGATTGTTTAGTTATAAGTATGGAAAGCTGGTCTCAAGTACGGTTTGCAGGAGAGTTCCCAAGGCCAGCCTTCCGATTTTTGCCCGCTCCGACCATGCTTCTTCCAATCTTTGGCGACTGGTTGAAGCATGGTTTCATGTCGGGGAGGGCAAGGCTTTATCTGTTATTCGGCTTTATGGGCCGGTTTCTTCTTGTCCGGGTCGGATTCGGTTTCGGTCTCGGCATTGGATTGACCGTCGGAAGATTCTTCGGTCTGGCTTGCGGTCTTACGTTTGCCAAGCTTCTTGACGGCCACGGCCAACAGTCCGCCGACTGCGGCGAGCACGATGATGACCAGTCCGATGATTCCGGTGTTCACGCCGGTCTGCGCGAGGTCGCTTACGCCAGCGGTGCCAGCGCCTCCGAACAGTTTCTTGGTGACGTGAACCTTGTAATCCTTGGACACGAGTCCATCTCCGGATGTGACGGTGAGTGTCGCATCGGCACCATTCTTGTTGATGGTGATGCTCATTCCCGAATCCTTGTCGTATTGACCTACGACCGTCCACTTGTCGGGATTGTCCACAGCCACTTCGTAGGAGGTTTTGTCCGGAGCGAACCCGTTGATGAGTTTTCCGTCAACCGCGATGCCCGTCAGTTCCGCCTTGTGGGTGGCGACGGTGATGTAGGTGACGGTGTAGTCGTGCTGGGTGAACGTATTGCCGTCCGGGGAGAGCACGCTGACCGTATACGTGTAGGTCATGCCCTTGTGGGAACTGGACACTACGGCGCTTTGGCCAACCTTCGTCTCATAGGAGAAGGTGCCGCCTTCCGGAATGTCGAATTTGTCGGATGTGACGGGCACATACTTGCCGTCCTTGCCAACGTAGCCGACGGATGCGAGGCTCGTGTCAGTCTGAGAGTCTGGTGTCTTGACCGGAGACTGTTCCACCGGCTCCTTCGGCTGGAATTCGGTGACGGCGGTTTTGACCGGACGGGTGACGGTCACACTGTAGGTGCGGCTTGCTTCCGTGGCGGTGTCGGTGACAATCCATTCCTGTCGGTTGGATTGCGCGCTTTGGGTCACGTTTCCGGCTTTGACGGTTACTCCTGCCGGGGCTTCCGGTAGCAGGTAGGCACTGGTGTTCGCGTCTTTCAATGCGACCACGTAGTCGAGCCTGTTCGGATTCCAATTGTCGATGAGCGTGCCTCTTTCGGCTTTGCCGGTGAGGTTCACGTAGATGCCGTTGAGTTTGGCGGGACTGTCCGGTTGGATGTCGGAGGTTTGGAAGTTGACCCGTACCGTGTAGTCCACGCCGTTCACGTTGACTGTGATGATTCGGCTGGTGCCGTCAACACTCAGTTTCGGACGGGATACTTCCGCGTCGAGACCATGTTCGGCGGAGAGGGAGAAGGAGTCCTTCGCGTCGGAGGCGGGAAGGTCAACGACTTTCTGATGGTTCTCATCAAAGTCCGTCTTATTGATTTCGTAACTCTTGGACTTGCCGTCGGAGGAAGTCTGGGTGAGCGTCATCTTCGTGAAGTTCTTATCCTCGGGACGAACGTCTCGGGTTCCCACCGTGTAGGCTTGTTCAATCTTGTTGCCGTGTCCGTCATCGACGGTCACGGTTCCCTCTGCTGTTCCGAAGAGCACGACGATATTATGCTCGTTGTCGGCACCCACCATGGTCTTGGGAGTGGATTCCCATTTGACGGTGGCTTTGTCCTTGTTGGACAGTGTGACCTCATGGTAGGAAGGACTGTTGTCCTTGTCGGACAGGCCCGTTGCGGAATATCCGGCGTGATAGGAACCATCTTCGTACTTGCTGAAAGGAGTCCCCTTATCGGTGCCATTGTTCAACGTGATTTCCTCGCCAATCGAATATTCGAATGGTACGGTGATGTCGAACTGCGGCAAGCCTTTATCCGGGTTCGCGTCGGCATGGTAGACGGCTGTGCCGGATACGATTGCTGTGCCGAGCTTATCGCCCGAAGTGATGTGTTGTTCCCTGAAGGTCGGTTCAATCGTGAACTTGGTGTTGTCGTCTTCGTTCAGTGAGCCGATGGTCACAGTGGTCGGACGGACGTTCACGGTCGGAGTGGTGAGGGACTGGTTGCCGCCCGCATTCGGAAGATTTATGAGCGGAATCTGCTTGTCCCCAACCTGCGCATACCAAGTGTTGGTACGTGAATAATCTCCCAAGTTGACGGTCATATGCCAGATTTTGGTTTGTCCGGTCTGAACGTCCGTGTACTCGTAGTTGCCTGTGGCGACGCCGGTGGCGGATGTCACGTGAGTGGCATTGTCCACACTGACGTTCCATGCGATGTTCAGGCTTTTGCCGTTGGACAGTTTGACTGTCTTGACCTCATTGCCGTCCTTGTCAACGACCTTGCGGTCTTTGGTCACACGATAGGACTCGTTTTTAGGCACATTGGCTACGGCCTCCACGGTTCCGTCCGGGTTTTCTCCGGATACGGTGAACTGGGTGCCGTCGGCCAGAGTGATGTTCTCACCCGTGGAATATTTAAACGGGATGGAAACGTCGAACGCCGGATTGCCGTTCTTAGCACCGACATGGTAGACGGCGGTGCCGGTCACATCCACTTGGGCGAACGTGCCGTTTGCTGTAAGTTTCACATCCTGCAAATCGCTACGCTTCAATGTGAACGTGTCATCGGAATCGTTCGTATGCACGGTGATGCGTCCCGGAACCTTGCCGTAAGGTTCGATGGCCGTATAGGATTGGTCGCCGGTTTCCGGATTGTTCGTGAACTGGAACGTCTTCCCTTCGACCTCACCGCTCCAAGTGTCGGTACGGGAGTATGATTGGTTGACTTGAATCGTCCACTCGTATTCGGCTTTGGTTTCCGGGTCGATGGTCTTGTACTTCTGGTTGACGGTTCCCACGACGGTGGTCACATGGGTTTTGGAGTCAGTGGTCTTGGCCCATGTTATGGGCAGTTCGGTGCCGTCGGACAGTTTGAGTCCGGTGATTTCCTTGCCGTCCTTGCCGACCACTTTGCCTGCCTTGTTGACGGTGTAGCTCTTGTTCGCATAGTCGAGCACGGCGGTCTTGCCGTCCTGTTGGATGGTGAACTGGGTGCCGTCAGACAAGGTGATTTCCTTGCCGTAATCCTTCGTATAGTTCACGGTGGCGGCGAATTCGGGGAGCACGCCTTCGGCTTTTTTGGAGTATCCGGCGGTGCCAGTCTCGTGAATCATGCCGAGCTTGCCCGCGCCGGTGGTGGCTCCCGGCGTGAGGGTCGGATTGGTGAGGGTCACGTTGCTGCCGTTGCTGCCGGTAACTTCCAGTCGTTGAGGAATGGTGTTGCCGGTCATGGACGCGAGCTGTTTTCCATCCTCGTCGGATGTGGTGAATGGGATGTCGTTGCCCTCATAGTTGGTTGACCAGCTGGCGGTGTTGGATGCGGTCACGCTCGTGTGCGTGTTCCAACCGTAGGCGTCGATTCGGGTTCCGCTGTCCCAGTTGAAGTCCATGATTTCGACTCTGGCGGTCGCGGTTCCGGTTTTGGTGACGGTGTAGCCGTTCCTGTAATCGTATGAGGGTTTCGACCAGTCGATTGCGGCTGTGGTGCCGTCCGACAGGCGGACGGTGTTTTCGGACGGATTGCCGTCCTTGTCCAAGGTCACGCCGTTCAGTGTGGCGTTCGCGGTGCTGGTGTCGCCTTGCACGACGAACTTCGTCCCGTCCTTTAGGGTGACTTCCTTGCCGTAGGTTTCGTCCACGTTCACGGTCAGTGTGACCTTGCGGCTTACGGTGTCCGACTCATCGAACGTGCCCTTGTAGGTGACGGTGCCGGTCAGATGGCTGATACCAACCTTGCCGTGGTCGATGTTGAGCGTCGGGGTTTCAGCAGACAATGCGATAGGCTTGTCCTCGCCGTCAAGCGTGGCGGTGGCCGCTTTCAACGGGTCGCCGTCATATTTGCTGATGGTGGCCTCATAGTTTCCGTCGCCGTCCTTCTCGTAGGTGACGGTCTGCTTGCCGTAGGTGGTTTGGAGTTTACGGCTTGTCGTGGCGGTCTCGCCGCCGGAAGCGGATGGCGGGGTCGTCGTATTGGCGTCGTCAACGGCCAACGCCGTCACAGCTCCCGTTCCCATGGAGCCTACTGCCATCACGGCAGCAAGACCCACGCCACCGATTTTCTTCGCGGCATTGTTCCAATTATCACTCATTCAATGTCCTATCCGAAATGTGAAACGTTTCCTTTGCGGATTTCGTCTACCACCTTAGCGGACATGTATGCCGTCAACCTCGTATAGGCAGGAAATTACCTTGAAAAAATTTCGGGGTGGACGGTATCCAGACTTTTGCCGGATTGTCCATCCCGAAAAAATCGTTTTGGAAAACTGTCAGGCCCTCTGAGGAAGGTTCGCTTTGAGCAACGGTTCGGTGTCGGTATGGTGTCCACGCTTGTTGTACCAAGACACGACGCTCATGCCGCTGGCCTTGTCGCGTAGGGTGATGCCGTACTGGCCCTCATGCTTGCCGGTGCCGACATGCACGGCTTGGGCGGGTACCGGATTGTTCTGGTGCGAATAGTTGAACATGCTACGGAATCCGTCGGCGTCGTTCGCCTCGTATCCGACACGGGAACCGTATCCGTCGTAAAGGGTGTTGGTATGCTCTCCGCGAACCGCGAAGGACACTTCCTTGTCCTGATGGCGCATTTCGATGCTGTCCTGTGGAATGTTCATGTTGCCGGTCTTACGGCGCATGAGCTTGGCGGCGCTTTCGCTGTCCACCGGATGATAGTAGTTGGACGCGGATTTGTTTCGACGGTCTGCGACTTTCGACTTGTAGTCCGCGTACTCCTTGTCGCTGCTGAACTCGCCACGGGCCTTCTCGACCTCGGTGCCTTTGTTGTTCATTTCGATGGTGCCCCAAGAGGTCACATGGTCGCCACTGGCCTTATTGCGGTAGAACTCCTTGCGGAAGTGCAGGGCGTTCTGCGGATGGCCGTTCGCCTGTTTGCCGGTACCGGCGCTGATGGCGCATTGCACGTCGTCCAGTCCTTCGGCTTGCATGGCGCGGGTCATTCGGGTCAAATCGTCGCCCGGAACGATAGCCATTGGGGAGCCGCCCTCATTATGCGGGCGGGGGGCACGTTTCAGAAGGCCGGTCTTCGAGTCTCGCTTCAAAGCTGGTGCGACGTGCGTCTTGCCTTCCTTGTCCATGTAGACGAACACTTCTGCGGAACGCGCGTCGGTATTGTTCAAACCAAGCTTATTCTCGTAGTAGTGGCGGGCTTTGACCTCCGCCTCCGCGAAATCCTTCGGGTCGATGTGGTACACCTTCGCGTTCTCGCCTTCGAACGCGGCACGGTTGACCTGCTCGTTCGTTCGGGCGTTCAGGGTGTCGTACACCTTGCCGTCCTTACGCCCCTCCAATTGTGCGGCACGACCGCCGAAACTGGTCTCGTCCAACGGCAGGTTCTCGCTGACCGGCTGGAACTTGTTGCCTCGGCACATGCTCAAAGTGTGTTCCGGGGCTTCCCGGTCATGGTTGATGACTCCGAAGCAGGTGTTGCCGGTGGACGCGATGGCGAGCTGTTCGCCGTCCTCGGTGCCGGTGATATGCACACGTTCGTGAACATCATGGTTCTTGAGCGTGCTGAAATTACGCCCGCTCGCGCCGACGTGCATCATCTCATAGCCGCTGGGCATCTGGGAGAGATTGTTCTTGTAGTACTTGCGCACGTTGCCGCGACGGTCAACGTACTCATGCCAGCCGACGGTCAAACCCCATTCAGTCCACTGCCCGATGGGGTTTCGCGGCTGTGCCGGATTGTAGGCCATGTCTTGTCCTTCCTCGACCTGATTCCTCCCCGAACGGGAGGTTTTTCCAACATCAGATTCCAGTCTACAATCCTCAAGGTCGATAAAAGGCGGAAGAAGGTAATCTACCGGTTTTTCTTACGCTTCGACTTTTTGGGAAAATGGTCGGAAACGTGGACGAACACGGTTTCAGCGAACACGCCCACATCCTTGGCGAGAATCCTCAAACCCTTCCACAGCAATCGTCCCCACGTCTCCCCCAATATCCAGAAGCCTACTATCAGACCGAAAAGGGACAGAATGGATTCGCGAATATCCAGTCTGCCGTCGGCGGGAACGTCGAACGACATGTAGATGACGGTCGCAAACAGGATACCCGCCCCGAGCAGGGTCTTGCCCAATACGCTTTTCCAACTCATTTCAACCTCCGGTCGTGCTCCGCCCAGCTCGCATCCGCTGAATCCGCTATCGCTTCCAGCATTTGGAACCCGTCCGGCACGGGGAACACGAGCAGTCTGACCAAATGCCGTCCGCCATGGTTCAGATTCTTAGACCGGACGAACGCCACGCCCTTGCAATAGTTCGACGTGGTGCCATGCCATGCGCCGACGTTCGTTCCCGCTTTCAGAATCGCGTTCACGCTTTCTGCGGTATTGTCCGGGTCGGCTTGCGCCACGCCATACGGGTAGGCGATGCTGGCGATGACGATGTACTTGCTGTATCCGCAGTAGGGTTGGCGTTTCCAACACTCCTCCGCGTAGGCGATGAGCTGTGAGCCGACCTTCTCACGCACGCCCAACGTGTTGCCCCTACCCCACGTGGTCGCCTTGCGTTGACCATGCTGGCGGGCTTTCAAATCCGAATCCGTGTAATTGCTGGTAATCCAGATTTTGTCCGGCACGCTGAACTTCACCTCATAGCCGTCACACCATGCGGGACGCTCCCCCACGGGAATGTTCCTCCACATGCCAACCACGCTCGACGCCAATCCGCCCGTAATCTGATACTGCGGGTTCTCGTCGGAAATCGGAATGATGAGAATGTCCAGCAGATAACAGCCGGAAGGCGCTTCGATGGGCGATTGCAGGTAGATGGTCGAATGCCGGTGCAGACTATCATCATCATCCCACAGGCGCACGTCGGAACCGGCGTCGATTATCGGCTTCACGGTTTCGGCGGCTCGTGCTGGGAACACGTTCCCGCCGTGGGGTGCCGACACCGTGACCACGGCCAGAAACCGTTCCACCTTCCACGCCTGTTTCATCGTTTTCAGATTCCGCCACTTGTCTTTCGCATACCGACGGATTCTCGCACGCCGTAGGGCACGCGTCTTTTCGGTCTGCACGGTGTCGGTGCCGCTCCACCATTCGATTGGAATGTTGATGGTCAACCGGTATCCGCCACGTTTCCTTGCTACGGTCTGACGAACCATGTGGACTCCCTGAACGGACGGTTTTGACGGTAGTCGTGGACACCCAAGCAATGCTGGCACATGGTTTCCCCGTCGTGCGGGTCTTTCCGTATGCCGCAACGGACGCAACGGCTGGTTTCCGTGTTGGTTGGATGGATGATGAATTTCAATGCGGGTCTCCTGTCTCATACGCGCTGATATCGGCCTTTAGAAGGTCGATTATGTTCCTACGGGTATGAGTGTTCCTAATTCTGCCGGAAAGCCCTTGAAGGGCCTTTAAAGCGACGATACGGTCATGTTCGGCAAGCCACTCGTCGTAATCATCCCCGTCTGCGGGAAGACCGGTCTGAACGTAGGCACCATCGCAATACCGGCCACGAACGATCTCATTATCAAGAGGTCGTACCGGTGAACCAGTCGGAAGCGCGATAGGCAAAAGCATGTTTTCTCTTTTCCGCTAGCCAATGTGGACTAATCCAGTCTAACGGAACCAACATTAGAAGAGTCTGAAAAGCACGGAAATACAGCGAAGAGAAAAACCGGCGGCACGGGAGGGCGGGCTTTTTCTTCTTTAGGAACCCGGGGTAAAGGATTCTCGCTTGTTAACGGTTCACACAGTTTCAGATTTTATCCGGTTTTCTTAAGCATTGAGAAAAGCCAGTGAGCGGTAATCTAAGTTAAGGATTAACCCGTCTCCATTCCCCAGCATAGGAGGTCACGTCTGTTAACCGGTTTCCCAGCAAAGAGAGGAACCTGTTTTCAAGACCAGCCTTAGAGGGTTACGTCTGTTAGCTTTTACCTAGCAAAAGTCATTTTTTTTCTATTATTTTTTTGCTTTTTTTCAAATTTTTTTAAAATTTGAGCCTATATATATATTATGTATAGTTATGTATGTTATGTATACTTATGGGGATGCCTGAAAGCCCTTGTGGCAGTAGGGCCGAGAAGGTGTCTCTGCATGCAAATTATGCACTTTTGCATGCAAATCATAAACTTTTGCATGCAAATCAGGCACTTCTGCACGCAAATCATAAACTTTTGCATGCAAATCAGGCACTAAAAATAGATAAAAAATAGATTTTTGCACGCAAATTATGAAGTTCGCGGATGGAAGACGTTCTGTTAACGACCTTGAAAGATACAGTCCGCATCTTACAATGAAGAGAAAAAAAAGGGAACCCCTCCGTGACAGGTAAGGAACAGAGGGGTTTGTTAAAACCAACGTAAAAGGAAGTGGTTTCATGTCCAATGATACACCAGCCGCCAACAAAAAAGACATCAGCTATTCTCCTAGCTTCATGTCGCAGATTGCCATGTTTCCCCTCAAGAACCCCGGTGACGTCCGATTCGTGGAAAGGACGAACGGGTGTATGTCCGTGGCGGTAATGCAATCTATGTGGGGTTGGACATATGGGAAGATACCCCGTCTGTTTTTGATTTACGTTCGTTCATTAGTTCAAACCAAATCGGACAAAGTGGACATGGAGAATCGTATAGTCAAATTAGATAAGTCTTTCCGGTCATTCTGCGAGGAAGCTGGATTATGTACCGGAACCAACATCAAGGATGTCGAACAGTCTCTTCTTTGCCTATCCGGAACGACTTTCACGATTTCCCTAATCGGCAAGAGTCCTAATGGGAGACATTTCATGGAGGGGCGCAACCTACGTCTTGTGAGTCAATTCCATCTGCGTTTCAATAACTCCAAGTTCGACTATCCGGGTTTTAAGGATGATGGAGACCCGTCTTCTTATGTCCAGTTCTCTGAGGAGATGTGGAGTATGTTCACGGATAATCCGGTGCCGTTGAACAAGAGAATCACTTTCGAGCTTGGCAAGTCGGCTAGAGCATTGGATATCTACCAGTGGCTTGCCTATAGAGCTTATGGGTTGAAGAAGCCGTTGTTTGTTCCGTGGCAATCCCTCAAGTCCCAATTTGACATATCTGCTACGCCGATGCGTTCTTTTAAACAGAGGTTCCGTATAGCTTTAAGCAAGGTATGCGAGGCTTGGCCTGAAATCAAAGTCATATGCGGGAAAAACGGGCTAACCTTATACCCCTGCAAGAGTTCTCTGGACTCCGAGGAACCAGTCCAAAAGACTCCCCAACCGGTGAAGCCAAGGCAGGTGGAACTAAACCCGTTTGCCTAATCCAGCCTTCTCAATGAGTAGAAACGTATTCTCCTGTTTTCTATCGTCGGGCTTACACGTGGCAAACCGTTAATTAGTTAAGAAAAGAGCGGTCATATGATTGACAATAGCAACGAAGACTACCTTCTGAAAGTTGCCGACAATCTGAAACTTATACCCATCGCTGGTGTCTTCCCTATAGAGAACACGGGAGCTGAGTTCTTTGAAAAAAGGAACGGAACGGTCACGGTCAATATTGCCCCGGAAAGAGGAAAGTGGGCTTATGGGAAGATTCCTAGGCTTATTCTTCTCTACTTGAGTTCTTTAATCATGGGAAGGTCTGAGAAAGTCGATTTCGACAAAAAGACTATAGTCTTTAACGAATCATTCCGTTCTTTTTGCAAGCACTCTGGCCTAACATATTACGGCGGTTTGGCCGAAAAAGTAGACGAGATGCTGAATCGTATACTGAATACGACTATCCAGTTTAGGGTCCGGTTCGACGCGAAGGAAGAACGAATACTGGCCGTGGGAAACTATCGGATTTTCGATTACGGAGAATTCCACTTTCACGACATGGACACTTCACGGAAAACATATATCAGATTATCTGACTTGCTGTGGCGGATTCTTACGGAGAATTGCGTCCCCTTGAACAGAGGTATCGCCGCCCAATTAGGACGTTCCCCCAGAGCTTTGGATATCTACCAGTGGCTTGCTTATCGGACATATGCCCTGAAAAAGCCCGTCATTGTTCCTTGGGAGAATCTTCGGAGTCAGTTCGATTCAGTGGATACGCCTATGTATTCTTTCAGACGGAGGTTTTGCCGGTCGTTGGAGAAGGTGTCGGACGCGTGTCCGGAGCTGGCGACTTCCGTTGGGGAAAAAGGATTGACGGTCTATCCTACTGGAAGCTCCCTCACTTCGGGAAAAGGAAAGGAAAAGGCTTTCGGACAGGGGGCCGTCTCTTCCGCAAAGGAGTCCGCCATGACGGAAAACCCGTTCTAACAAAAAGCTTGGGGCACCGGTTTTTCGATGCCCCAAGCTGAATGTTGGAAAACGGAGAGGAAAGAGCTATGCGACAACGTCGTTGTACATGGCGAAGTTTTGCGCATCGGCCATATCCCATGCTGTGAATTCGACTTCCTTCAAGGACTTGTCGTATCCGCAGTTTCGTAGTGCGTAGCGTGCCGCCGCGTCGATGCCTTTGCCGTAGTGTCCGTCGGCTTCCGCCTTATCACGGAGTTCGGCAATGCCATGCAAGGCCGCGCTGATAGCCATTCCAGCCATTTTCGTCACATCATTGTCCGCACTGATGGAGAACGGTTGCCAATCGCATGCGCCGCTTTTCTCAAACACCCAGAATTGCATAGCCACAGGCTTGCGTCTGGTGCGTTGGAATGCTTCCGCCGGACAGTTCGCAACCGCCTGACGGTAGAACGACGCCTGAATGTGATAACCGTATTCGATGACATGCTTGTGGAAGTCCGTGGCGCTGGCACTGCTCGCGGTCTTCAAATCCACGAGATAGTCAACGCCGGTCGGAATCAAATCCGGCTTGGCTTTCAATCCCAAGCCGGTATCATCATCCGTCCACACGATGCACTGTTCGCATGTGCCTTTGCCGATAAGGTCGTACATGTCGGGACGGGAGTCGATGATGTTCTGCTTCATGCGTTTGAGCAACTGCATATCCTTGTAGGATACGACGATGTTGCCCATCGCCTCCTGCGCTTCACGCCACGCCTTGTTGGCTTTGCTTTGAAAAGTCTGCCCCTCGTCAAGGCATACGACCTCGCTCGTATTCAACAGGTAAGCGTGGAACGCGGTGCCGAACCTCATCGCGTCCGTCGGCGTATGGTCGCCCAACAGTCGGTCGTAAGCCCATTCCTTCGGATTTTTCAGGAACGCTTTCAACTGGCTCTGGTCGAGCGCGTCCATGGCGAAGTATTCCTCGTCGGTCGCGTCGATGATTTTCGCTTGGCTCATGGAGGATTACTCCTCTTCGTCTCCGGTGATGGAAGTGTCTTCGCCTCGCGCTTCGGCGTCGGCCTTGACCGCGTCTTCGGCGGGCAGATGCACTTCGACCTTGTTGGTTTCGGCGTTCTGGAAGATAACAGGCTCCTCATAGTCGATGGGTTCGCCGGTCTGCGGGTCGAACTCCGGCTGGAGCTTCATGTTGTCAACGTAGTTGTAGGGGTTTCCATCGGCTTCGGCCTGTGCCCGGTCGATTTCCTCCCACGCGTCCTGCCATGCGGCGTACTCCTCCGCATAACCCGGATATGGTTCGATGTGGCGAATCTCCCAGTCGAGGAATTGTTTATCGGTGATGGGCTGGGATGGTTCGAAACTGTTGGTCAGAGAGTCCGGAATCGGAACCGTGTATGATGCTCGGTTCCTTTCCTCCTCCTCGTCGGTCATCGGTTCGTCGAATACTACTTCGGAGTGGCCGTAATCGGTTGCCATTTTGGTCTTCTTTCTGATTTGCGCGGACATTTCCAAATATTGGACGGTTTCCAACCACATGCCGTGTGGCATTTCAAGTGGGTTTTTCTCCCACCGTTTATATGTGCTTGTTGACACGTCCAGTACTTCGGCTGTTTCAGCCTGTGTTTTTCCCGCTTGTATTCGAAGGTTGCGTAATGAGATGTTTCCCATTTTTTAGACAACTCCTTTCCTACAAGTTTCAACCCAACTATAGCATTGGTTCACTTTTGAGCCAAATCGTATGATTGAGTATGCTGATAATCCTTGAAATTCAAAGGGACACGCCTGATTTCACAATAGTTCAAATATGACCTATACTTGGACATGTCCACATAAAAGAACTGACTTCCTCCACTCATGTCAAAGCATGTTCAAACTGTTTTCCGAATGGAAAAGGTTCATGCCTGATATTGGTGTGAGAGGAAAACGAAAATAAAGGAGAAAGCCAAAAATGGCAGAGCAAGAGCAGTCCGCGTCAGTGCCGTCCACGCTCGACGTGTTCCTCCCCCATATCACTCTTGGACGTTGCTCCCTCTTCGAGCCTTACGTTTTCAAGCAGAGCGACGATGACAAGAACAAGGACAAGGTTCCAAGTAAGCCGTCCTACATGTTCCGTGCGATTCTCGACAAGCGTCGTGACCGCGCCATTATCAAGAAGATTTCCGGCTATCAGAACGCATATATCGAAGAGCTGAAAGCCAAGCGCATGTTCGACAAGCGTGCCGCAATCCACTTCGCCCTCGTTGACTGCGATAGTGAGGAAGTCGAGGATAAGGACACCGGCGAACTGGTAATCATGTCCGAACGTGATTCCTCGCTGAGGGGCAAGTACATGCTTTCCGCCAAGTCTCGCGCAACCGAACCGCCGAGCGTCGGCTGGGTCGATGACAAGAACATCCTCCACCCCATGCCGAAACATTTCATCGTGAACGAGGAAGACCCCGATTCCGTTGAAGAGTACGAACGCCGACTCGACTTCTGGAAAGACAAGGTGTATGCGGGACAGTATGCGAGTGCCGTGCTTCGTCTTTCCGGCTGGCATCAGGCCAAGATTGGTCAGGGTGTGACCGGTCGAATCAAGAGCGTTGTCATTATCGGCGGCGGTACTCCGGCTGGCATCATGTCCCTTGAGGATGCTTTCACCGAAGAGCAGATTGCTGAAATGGTCGCATGGCGTGACCAGATGGTGCCGGATTACGAGTCGGGCGACGACCCGTGGAACAAGCGTGTCAAGCTTCGTTCCAGTTCTGACGTTGACGATTATGCTGAGGATGACGATGTGGAGGAAGAGGAGACTCCGAAGCCGCGTCGCAAGGCGAAGCCGGTCAAGCCGGTCGAACCGGAACCGGAAGAAGAGGACGACTACGAGTATGAGGAGGAGACTCCGAAGCCGCGTCGTAAGACCAAGCCCGCCCGTAAGGTGAAGCCGGTCGAACCGGAAGAGGAATACGACGGCGAGGAGGAAGAGGAGACTCCCGCTCCCCGACCGCGTAAGACCCGCAAGCCTGTCAAGGAAACGGTCGAAGACGATTACGACTCCGACTTTGACGAGGGTGCGGACACCGAATGGTGATTGATTTCAGTTAGCTAGAAAGCCCAGCCTACAAGATTTTCTTGCAGGCCGGGCTTTCTCTATCAAGAAAGACTACTGACTCTTTGAGGGGTTACGCCAATCATTCCCGCAATGTCTCTAACCGTCATTCCTTTTTTACGAAATACATCAATGGTCTGTCTGGTTAAATAAGAAGCTTTTTCTTGGGCTTCGTTGGCTTCGCTTCTTGCGTCCAACAGTTCCTTAAGCATCCTCTCGTCCTCTTCGCTTAGTTTTGGACGAATGTCTATTTCGTCAATTTCGTAGTCGAGCATTTTCGCCGCGTCTCGAACCATCTTGTCCACTTGGTCAAGACGGCGTGTTTGGGTGAAAAGACCGGGGATTTCCGGTACTTCGATTGCCCACCATCCCTCGGAACGTTGTGCGATGGCGGTGACCTTGTTGATTTTCATTTTATTTTCTCTCTGAAATATTTGATTATTGATTTTGCTGTGATTTCGTTTATCTCGTTGTGGCGCGGAATTGTCGTGGTTACGTTTTTGATAGTGACTTTAGTGTGGTTGCCTCCTTCTTTCCATTGGGCCGTGGCTCCTTTTTCTTTGGCGAGTTGATTGATTTGTCGCTCTAAGTCTTTTCTTTTCATATAATAAGTATATACCTATTTACTAAAATATTCAATAGGTATATACTTATTGTAGTCCTTTCCTTGATGGAACCCAAACGGTGGACATAATGTGGATATAACCCATCAGAACATCACGCCACTGTTTCCATCGCCACCCGTAGACGGTTGGGACGGTGTGGACGGAGCAGTCGGCGTGGATGGCGTGGACTGCTGTTGCCTTGGAGCTGTGTACTGCCGTTGCGGCGTATAAGTGTACGTGTATTGGCGTTGCGGCGTATACGTCTGCTGGGATTGCTGCTGCTGTTGCGCCTGAGCCTGAGCTTCCTCCTCGGCCTTCCTCTTGGCCTCCTCCTCCGCCTTCTTCGCATTATCCGCGTCGGTCTTGGCCTTGCTGACCTTGCCCACCACATCTTGCAGACTGGACACCGCCTTGTTGGCGTCGGCCACATTGTCAGCCGTCACCTGCGTATCTTTCCACTGTTTGACGAGACTGTTCATGGTCTTCTTATCCGACGAATCCGGAGCGTCGCCAAGTTTTCCGGCTTGGTCGATGAGACTCTTCAACTTGTTGGACACGTCCACGCTCTTCGACTGCAATGCCTTCCGATACGCGTTGTCGGCCGCCTTGTATTGAGCGTTCAACGCCTTCATTTTCTTGCCGATTGCCGCTTCGGTCATCGGATTTCCTTCCGTGGCCTTGCTGAGCTTGTCACACTCCCCCAGCGTGGTCTTGTCGTCCTTCACGAGACTGTTCTTGATTTCCTTAATCAGGTCTTTCGCGTCGGACACACGCTTATCCCAATTGTTTTGGGCTTTCGTGAGCGAATCCTGCTTCTTTTGGATTTCAACCTGCCGGGCCTTCTCGGCTTGGGCGTGAGTGTATGTCGAATAAGCGTAATAGCCGCCACCGCATAGAAGCGCGATACCGGCCAGAATCACCACGACCATGATAACGATTTTACGGATTCTGCCACCATCGCCCTCACCGTCGGTGGTGCTTTCGGCTTCGGCATCATCCGCATAATCCGGCAGTTCGCCGTCGAATTGTTGCGGCGGAAAACCGGAGGACTGTTCTACGGGCGTACTGTCGAACTGGTTTGCCTGTATACTATCATCCCAGAAACCGTCATCCTCCTGTTGTGGCGCGGATTGTTGTTGCTGGGGTGCCGACTGTTCCTGACCGTTGGAACCATCCTCCCACCATTGGCCTTCACCATGGTCGTTGAAGATGCTGTTTCGACGGTAGAAGTCATCATCCGGCTGGTTGGACTGTTCGCCGTTCTGCTGGTTCGCCGGTTCGGTGTCGGATTGGCTCACCGGCGTATTGTCGTACTGGTTTTCCTGTCCGCCGTCGAATGGGCTTGCCTGTCCTCCGTCATCCGGTTCAGGCTGTTGGACTGGAATCTCATCTCCCCAAATATCATCGTAGGCTACCGGAGCGGCGTTCTGTCCATACGGCGAATTGTCGTCACTGCTCCCCCATATATCCGGCTCGTTGGACGGCTGGCTTTCCGGCGTACCGTTCAACTGGGTTGCTGTTTCGCCTGTGGGATTGTCTCCCCAAATATCCTGTTCACCGTTTGACTGGATTGCCTGTCCGCTGTCCGACTGTTGAACCGGCTGAACGTCGGATTCATCTCCCCAGAAGTCTTGTTCGCTGGCCTGCCTGTCCGCCGTTTCACCATTCGACTGTTGGACTTGCCTGCCTGTGGGATTGTCTCCCCAGATATCCTGTTCGCCGTTCTGTTGGAACGCCTGAACGTCATCGGACTGTTGTTCAGGCATACTGGTCTGCTGTTGCGCCGGTTCGCCGGTATTCCAGAAATCATCATTTGACTGGTTTGCCGTTTCGCCGTTCGACTGTTGTGCCTGACCGTCGGCATACTGTTGTTCCGGCGAATCAACACTCCAAATATCCGCTTGACTGTCCTGCTGGCTGTCCGGATAATCGGATTGTTGCAGTTCCGCCTGTTGCGGTATGTCATCCATCCGCCAGATGGAATCCTGTTCCGCCTGTCCACCGTTCTGCCGGTTCGCCGTTTCGCTGTTCTGTCGCCCATCCGGATTGACGGTATTCTGTCCTACCGTGGAGGCATCGGACTGTTCCTGTATGTTCCACATGGAGAACGGGTCTATGTCATCTTCGGACTGCTGGTTTTCCGTTACACCGGTCTGCTGTTCTGCCGGTTCGCCGTAAAACTGTTGTTCCTGCTGGAAAGCTGACTGCTCTTCCGTTCCAACAGCCGACTGGCCGACCGGCTCACCGTAGGATTGCTCAGCCGGTACGCCGTTTTCGACGGGGGACTGTTCGACCGGCATACCGGAATCCTGTTCAACCGTTTCGCCTGTATCGGACGATGGGGAACCCCACGGGTCTTCCAGCAGACTGTCGATATCGATGGTATCCTCATCGACCGTACCATCATTCTGCTGGCTGACCGGTTTCACATCGACCGGCTCCACCGGTTGACTGTTGAAACGTGGAGGCGGCGTTGTGGAGGACTGGTTTTCACTATCGGACGGTACGGCGTCATTCCGTTCCGCCTGTCCACCGTTTCGCCTGTTCGACGTACCATCATCGTTCCGGGAAGACGATTCTCCACTCGACTGCTTCGCCGTCGCACTGTTTTTCTTCCTCACAGTCGAAGAGGTGTTCCGCTTCGCCGGAGACTTCTTTTTCCCGCCCGCCGGTTTAGCGGCGGACTGCTCCACCGGCATGTCGGACATGTCCATCAAAAGAGACTCATCCAACCGGTTGTTGCCAATCAGAAAATCATCCTGCTCAGACATCTGCGAAACACCTCCAGACTATGATGGTCGGACTCTTACAAGCCCTGCTGTGCGGACTCTTTGGCAAGACTACGGGCGGCGGCTACCGCGCTCACGTGGGGCACGTCAACTCCAGCCGCATACAGTTTGCTCGCATGAGCTGCGGCGGCGGCACCTTTCAACGGTTCGTCCCGGTCTGCCACGTCACGACCGTCTTCACCGAATCCGCCTTCGGTCTCCAACCGGCTGGGGGAGTGGCTGTCATCCTCGTACATGGCACCGTCGTCGGGTTTTTCTGCGGCGGCGGGCACGGCCACGATGATGTCATCCCAAGACCAGTGACCGGCCTCATCATTGCCTTTCGGAGGATTGTTCTCCAACATGTGCTCGCGGAGAATGTCGCTCCAGCTTTTCCCATGCTTGTGGTCATCCTCGTAGAAGCCCTTGTAGACGCATGCCTCCTGTCCGACGAGTTCAGCGATTCCGCAACCACGGGACACTCCAGCCTCGATAAGATAACTCGGCACAGTCGGAGCGTTCTTCGCATCATTCAGCACGGTGCCACGAACGGTATCGTTGACCTTGTCGCCCAACAGAATCTTCGACGGAAGATTGGTCCGGACACTCGGGTCAAGACCATTCTGGCTGGTCGCGGACTGGGCCGCATACATGAAGAAGATACCGCTGAAACGAACCGTCTGGCAGATTTTCAGCAACGCCATATAGTTCATCGCACGGATACCCTTCTCGTATTCGGCTTTGATACGGGTCGGATTATCCTTCGACAATCCCGGCGGAACGGTCAACGGTGCCGCCCATTGCGCAATCTCATCGCACACCAGCAGAATCGGCGGATACTGTTTACGGACATCCTCCGGCAGACCCCACCAATTCTCCTTGCCATACTGGTTGATGACATTCGCACGAACCGCGCTCAAGTCCAGAATGTGTTGCAAGGTGGCCGCGCAGGATTCCATGCTGTCGCAACCCCAACCATGGTCGATGACCCACGGACGGCACCATTTGAAATCGACGCTCTTGTACTTGTCGTCGCATACCGCGAGTTGGCATCCGGCTGATACTGCGGCATATACAAGACAGTTGATGACCACGCTCTTACCGCCATTGGAAGCGCCCGCGACCAGCACGCCGGAAGCGTCCTTCCAATCGTTGTACAGCAGGTCTCCCGTCTCACGTCCACGGTCTGGAAGCTTCATGCCGAAGTAGGCGTGGCGCAAATCGCTTTTCTTCCAGAACTCCTTCGGCGGGTTGATGACCGCAGGGAAGGTCGGCGGCACTCCCGGATATACGGTGATGACACCGTTCTCCGCGTCGGCTTTGAAGAACCAGCCTTCACCGCCGATAATCTCAACGGTCTCCTGAATCTTCGTATCATGCTTGGATGGACGATACGTGGCCGCATTGCCTTTGATACGGATTTTCCAACCACCCTCAGCGGTTGGCGTCAGTCGGATGAGCCACGGATACTTCTGCAAGCCCAACGCCTCAGCGAACTGTTGGCGAATCGAAATGGTCTTATCGTCCATCAACTGCAACAGCACGACGCTCTTGGAACTGGTGCGCGGAATGAAATCGATTACCTTCCATGTCATGCCCGGCACATGTTTGATGGTCGGGTCTGTACTGTTGGCATAATTCAGTTCGATACGGGCGACGGTATCCTTCTGACGGGCTTCGCCCATACAGTCGGCGGCGTCGATTTCATCACCGTGCGCCATACCCTCCGTGAGAAGCTTCTGCATCTCCTTATCGTCTGTGGACATAGCCATCGGAGCGATGTAGGCGTAGAGTCCGTCCGGGCTGATGCTGTCGATGAGATAGCCTTCATATTTTTCAGGCTGGCGTGCGGCCTTCTCCTGAATTTTTCGGGTCAGACGCATCATATCGTCGGGATTGTGCGCGTCGAACCCTTCGGGGAACATTTTGGACAATCCGATTTTGATTTTCGGTCGTGTCTCAGGCATTGTGGTTTCCTCCTTCAAATGCGTGGGGTTGACTGATTGGTTTCAACGCTCCGAACCGGTCTTCGTAGAATCCTTGTCCGGGTAGCAGTTGGAAGCTGTGGTTGGCGAGACGGGTGATGAGATGGCTCGCCTGTTCCCTGTTGGATGGGAGTACATATTCTTCGATGGGGGAGTACCCCAAGTGGACGTGACCACTATGGGAGATGACGTTCTTCAAAAGGGAATGCTCCTCCATGGGGAACGTGGATGATACAAGCGCCAGATACACGCACAGTCCGGAGATTCCGGTTTCGACTTCCCGTAGGCGTTCCTCGACGGCACGCAGATAATATCGGTCTTCGGTCTCCATGAGCGTGTCCAAGTCCTCGAAGACAAGCAGAAGCGGACGTGGGGTCGGCTCTCCTTCCACTCCATGCTTTTCGAGGCATGTTCCACGCCGTCTGATTTCAGCCACCGTCCGGTCAAGCACCTCCAACGTTTCGGCCTTTGCTTCATAGTCAACCTGACTGACGATGGGGGAGGGGAGCGGCTTGCCCTCGAAGTCGAAACGGATGACCGCATACTGTGCGGACAAAGCTTGCAACATGATGGAATCCGCAAGCATGGTCTTGCCCGAACCATGATTGCCGCTGATGGTCAGCATGTTCTGATTGCCTTCTTCAGGCCGCCATTCGACCGAGAGGCCGTGAATATCATCACCTAGAATGAACGACATTTTTCTGGAATTCCCCTCCTTTGGGATTGTTGGAAAAGACGAGCCGGAAGAGCGGGATGATTACCATTCCTCTTCCTCCACGTCCTCGTCCTCGACGTTTTCCGAACCGTTGTTGGAAGTGAAGATTTCCTTGATATCCTCTACGTCGAGCTTTGTGAACTGTTCCGCCGCGCGCGGCATGTACTGCTGGTAGTCGATGGGTTCCGGGTTCGGAATGTTCGCCACAAGCCTCGCCAGTTCGTCCTGACCGCCCGAATACCATGTCTGCACGGCCATCAGAGTGCCTTGCATGCTTTCGTACATTCCACGACCGACCGGGATTAGACCATCCTCGTTCTTCAACGACTTCTGGGTGCGGTTCGCTTCGGAGAGATTCTGGGCGCTGACCACGCCTGCGGGGGAGTCCATTCCCAAGAGAATACGTCCCAACGAACGGAAGAACGCGTTGCCGTTGTACTTCTTCATATCGTCCATCGTCAAACGCTGAGCGCCGAAAATGCATCGGATGCCAGCGGTACGACCCTGCACGATAATCTTGCTCAACGCACTCATCGTCCTTGCGATGGAAGCGTTCGTGGCGGACACGGCGGCATTGTCGTTGGCAATCTGCATGTCCTTCTGAGGATTCTGCGTGGTCTTGCCCGTCTCCTGCAAATACGAGTTGAACTCATCGAACAGGATGTTCAACGGTTTCAGATGCTTACGGTCTGCCTCTTCAACATCGTCCGGGTCCAGTTCGAAGATGTTGCCCACGCCATACTTGTTGTTGATGCGCACGCGTTCGGCCATCTCCTCACGCGCCCAAGAAATCACAGCCTCCGTCTCACGCAACTGGTACAGGCCGACGAACGCCAGAGCCTTCGGCTTCGCCCACTGGGTGAAATCGATGCAACCCTTCGACGGGTCGATGAGAATGATGTCCTCGCCTTTCAGCAAAGCCTCCGCAATGACAATCTGCGAAGCGGACGACTTACCGCTACCGCTCTTACCGCTGATGAGCAGATGTGGCGTGGTCTTCGTATCCCAGTACACGGGATTGCCCAAATCGTCCACGCCAATCGGGAACTTGCGACGGTCGCACTTCTTCGCCGTCTCCCAATCCGCCATGACGCTTGTCGGGAAAGGACTCTTCTTCGCCAACACCATGGAGAAATCCGTGCCGTAGGCTTGGATGATTCGACCGTACGGATAATTCGCTTCGGTGAGGAACTTGCCGAGATTGTATTGCGGCTTGTCCAAATCCAATCCGCCCGGAATCTGGAATTTGGCGAGCAGAACCTCCTTGTTGTTCGGAAGCACGCCCAATGATTCGACGGTCGGCGTCTTGCCGGAACTGTCCTGAACTCCGGCAACACCCCAAGCGTCGGACAAGGCGAGTTGGATAAGCTCCTTCTGTGCCGCGCGAATCTTCCAATGGGCCACGCTGTCCGGGTCGGTGCCCAAATACGGGTTGGAGCACAGCCAGACGGTCGCACGGTCAGCCGACTGCCAATCCCAATACACTCGTTCGGAACCGACGGCGGCGCTGATGTTGGCGCTTTTCCTGCGCACGTCGGCAACGGTTCCGCCACGACCTAAATGGAAGCCGATACGCCAGATGGCCGTGTCCTTGCCCATCTGCTGACAGGAGTCGATGACCACCTCCGCACGGGATGGCATCACGTCCATGAGCGCCTTGTAGATGAGCGCCTGAGCGTAACGACGGTATTCCGGACGGGAACCGGTCAGACGGTCGATTCTCAAAGGGGCGTTGTCCGCCATGACCAGCGAGGTGATGCCGTTCTCCTCGATGAGTCCGACGAAATCCTTGGACGGGTCGAGACTCGATAGGTCGTAGCGCATGAAGTCGGACGTGCGGTCGGGTGCCGTCAGCATTTCCGGCATGAACGAAAGCGTCCAGCCTTCGCTCGTCTCTACAATCCTCTCCTCGTCGTAGTTGCAGACGGGAAGATTCAGCTTCGACCCGACGATATCCTGCCAAGCCTTCTGGTCACGTTTGAACCGGCGGGACAGTTCGATATACCGGTTGAACGACTTGCTTTGGGTCAGTCCATCCGGACGATACTTGTTGCCCTTGTCGTTCAGCTTCGTCTCGGGTTGGGCGGCGAGCATGAACGCATTCTCCAAGTCGGAGAAGATAGGCATTTTGATGATGTCGGCGGGACTGAACGGGTTCGCCAGCCATTCCAATCCCAACTGGGTGATGAGAGCACCACCACTGGGAGGATTGTGCAACAGCATCAGCCATGCCGCCTCTTCCTCATCGTCTGCGGCGGCGTCGATGACCTGAACGAGCGGCGGACGTTTATGCCATTCGTTCTGGGCGCAATAATCGTAGGCGATGTCGGCAACCAGTTGGGCGATTTTTGCTCCGACCTTCTTCTTGGTGATGTCGGGAATGCAGGACTCGTCCTTGCCGTATACGATTCGCACTAGGCTTGGGTCGAACTGCCAGCCGTTCTCCTTGATGGTTTTGGCGGCGAGCAGGGCTATGAAATTGTATCCGCTTGAGGTGGCGGAGGAACGTAACGGTTCCACACCGGCCTTCAATACCTTCTCATTGCTTCTTGGAGCGTCATACTGGTCTTGCAAGCGGACGCGCATGACGTGCATCGGATTCTTGCGATGGCCGACCTTCTTGACTTGGGTGACGTAGGCTCCTCCCCACATCTTCGCCAAGTCGTCGCTTTTGACCCAACCGTCCAGCATGCGTTGCGCTTTTACAAGTTCACGCCAATACGCGGTCTGCTTCTTCTTGTCAAATTTCGTCACGAGCAACAGGAACAGAAGTGCGGGAAGACTGAGCGTCGTGGGAATATCCACGAACCCCAAATATGCGCAAGCTCCCAGTATAACAAGAAGAACAACGGCGGAGACGATGGCGATGGTCTTCTGCGACGGCTTGCCTTTTTGCAGGAAGGCGAACACGCTCACACCCTGATAGATATGCCGACGGTCTACAAGACGGTCACGCCAATGGATGACGCCCATGACCGACATGAAACCGAATATCATGTTGAACGGTATCGTCCACAATCCGCATCCACGACTGGCGTACAGGCCGACGAACCAGCCGACCCACCATGAGACCCTATGCACGGCAAGCCAGTCGGACTTGGACATGAGGTCTGTGAATGTCTCGGGGTTCTCATCGAACTCGTCGTCCTTTTCGGGACGGGAGTAAGGTTTCAGCCCGGAGAACATATCCTTCCAACGGTAGTAGACGTTGAGTTTCTTCGGGTCTATGGGGTCTGTCTTACGTGCGGGCGTCGGATAGGTGGCCGTGGTTCCTCCTACGAGGATTCCCAGCCAGATGAACGGCATGAGCGGAAGTCTCAGTAAAGCCCAGAGGATTACGCCGATGATGATTATGAGTCCACACCAGAAGCCGCTCCAGATATGGGTCGGCTCTTTGCTCCTACTGCGGCTTCGTCCACCGCGATTCTGTGCCATCGAGGACTCCATTCATTATCTGTTTTTGAATGTCGGAAATCTATTAACGACACTAACGGACTGTTTGTTGTAAACCTTTTGAAAACAGGAAAATTGTTTGGGGAGGTTGGGGCTAGTTGGGGTGTTTTCTTGGCGTGTCGTCGTCTTGGGTGGCGAGTTATTGTAGAAAGTTTAGGTTCGTGCTATACTGAGATTGTCCACAAAAAAAGAGTCGCCATAAGGAAACAAATTATGACCTAAAGAAAAAGGAGAAAAAACAAAATGGCAACGCTACTTATCTCAATCGGCACGTTCATCGTCTACTCGATTTGCGTCATCGTCCTCGCAATCGGAGGACTGTCCATGACCAGTGCAGGACAAACGTTCGAAACGATGTTCAACAACTTCTTCGGAACAGTCATCCCCTCAATAGCCGTCGGAGCATTCGACATCTTCACGTTCCTCATCTTCGTTGCCATCCTCCAAACCATCATCTGGTGCTTCCGAATCGAATTCCATGAGGGCAAACTGCGTGACATCCCCATCGACTGCGTGCTCATGGCAATCGTTCCAATGCTCTACGTTCACTGGAACCCCGGAGATAATTTCTGCCTCATGCTCGCACTTATCGGATACCTCATCCCCACGGGTGTCATGTGGATGAACACCATCCTGCTTCGCCTCGGAAAGAACGGGTTGGACGGAAGGGAATCCCAGTACAAGAAGGCTGACGGCAGGGCTGCTCGCTAAGATTCTTCTAGATGTTTGAACACCCGTCCGAACTTCCTAGCAAAAGGCTGAACTCATGTCCCACAACAAAAAAACCATCACCATAATCACAGCAGTCGTCCTAGTGTTGGCGCTCGTCATCGGATGGTGCGCATGGCGCAAGCACGTCACGTCCACCAAAGAGACCCAAGCCAGCGCCAACACCAGCTCCTCCAGCTCCACCAACAAGGCCAAAAAGAAGAAAACCCCAGTCTTGTCCGACAAACAAAAGGAACAGAACAAGACCATCGCCCTCCAAATGGAAAAAGACATGCGCAATTGGGGAGTGGACTCGCTCGCAGACCCACACCAGTGGGCCAAACAGCCAGCCGACCAAGTATTGGCCGCATTAAGAACACCAGACAATATCACAGCCCCCGCCGACATGCCCTCATCCATGAAAATGAACCAATCATGGGGAAGCAACGCCCCCTCCTACGTGTGCAACACCTCCGACTACCAGTCTTTGTGCGACACCATGCCCACATCCCAAGCATGGTGGAAGAACGAAGTGTGGGGCACTGGAACCAGATGGGTCAAAGACCCGACGGCCAAAGTGTACGATGATGGTAAAGTCCGGGTGAAGGGTAAAGTTCGTACCATCCTCGTGACTAGTGGAGACACTTATTCTGAGGGTGACTACAATGCCCTTACCCCAGCGTGGAGGGATTATCAAATCGATGACTTGCTCACCATTGAAAACGGCAAGGTCTCCGATATTGAATACGAAGGAGCCCAGTATTGGTGGATTAACCCATTCCTATCACAGTGGACTCCGGATAAAGTGGCCGACAGTCTGGGGTATGGAACTAGAATCGCCATTCCGGTTTCTGGCGGTTTGAACTGGAACGGTATGAATCCCACCGGCATTACACGAGTGTTGAATGCGCCTGAAAGCAAAGGTGATTTGGATGGCAAGGTTGATTGGAGCATGTGGGACGACGTGTCCTTCTCCTCCAATACCGGCTGTCAGAACTGTCCCGCAAGCTGACGGAAAAAATAAGTAGGGGCGAACCTAACCGTTCGCCCCTACTTATGTGTTGCGCCGTAAAACCTCCGGCTTTAGCCGGGGGAGGAAGTCAATTTTTAGGACATCTTCCATTCCGTACGCCAGAAGAATCCTTGGATGTACCCATACCATTTATCTCCGGGAGTAACCCATCGGGTATTGTATTCATTCCAATGACCGTAGGCACTACTATCCCTCGAATTTCCCTCACTGATAAATATCTTCCATTTACCGGAGGAGTCTGTTTCGACCTTTTCCACAAAAGCGACGTGAGTTATAGCACCACTACCGTCCTTGAATGAGACACCAGCACCGGGCTTAGGAGTCTTCGACGTAGTCCAACCTTGTTTACCCTGAAGGTCGGCATACAAGTCACCGCCCGTAGCAGTATGGGGATTCTCCATACTGCCGAACACCATATAGGAGCGCATCAGCCAATACCAGTAGCATTGGTAATCAGGGCCATTAGACCAGAGGAAGCTTGGACCGGTGTCGCCATCCTTGCAGACTTTCGCCTTGCCGCTGCACATCCACCCATAATTGTCGGTGTTGGTTGGCGCACCACCGATTTCACCGTTTTGGGCGGAATCCCCATCACCGTCACTACTGGTCGGACATACAACGTTATCGGAAGAGGAATCATTGGAGGAACCACCCGTGTCAGCCGGTGGCGCAGAATCAAACTGCACTTCAGAGGATGGTGGGAACTTGTTGGTCTGCTTAATATATGCGATGAACTGTTGGGTCACACCCCAAACGGTCGAGACGTAATTATTATCCGTGGCATATCCGGCATTCTTTAACTCCTGAATATACGCGTGTGGGTCGGTGCGCTTCTGCAAAGCCGTCGCATAACGGGAATTCTCGGTGATGAACTTGCCATAACCGGCGAAACCATCCTCGTCGGAATCGTAGACCGCGAAATCACCGGTCGTGTCATAGCATCCACCTTGATTGCATTCCTTGGTGGCAAGCTTGACCGACTTTTGACCATTGACCGCCTTGATGCCAAAGAAGTTATGATATTTGGTCGTCAGACTGGAAGCGCCCCAAGCGCTTTCCACTGCGGACTGTCCAAGAATCGCCTCATATGGGATACCGTACTTCTTGCCGATATCGAAAGCGGCCTGACCATACTTATCCGTATATGCTTGAACGGAATTGGTTACTGTCACATTGGCCGACGCGGTATCGGTGGTTCCGTCCGTATCGTCGGATTGTGTGCAACATTGGGAACTGTCATCATCGGAGTCTCCACTCTTGCCGTTGAAGGAGATGTCGTTCAATCCTTTGTCGTAATAGTTCTTGGCTACCTGTTTTCGGTTATCCTCATTACGGGATGCCCAATTTGGCCTTTCCCATCCGGCCATCCATGCGACTGCGGCCACTTCCGGGTCGCTGGCTTCATGCCAAGTATCATACAGACTGTCGTTCTTGACGGTTATCTCGGCCTTGGCTTCCGACAAGTAATGATTGTTGAAGGAGCTTTTCGCGGTTGCCACAAGCATTTTTATCTGCCCGTCCTCGTCCGAATCAGGCGTGCCCTCCAGTCCGTTGGCGTCCATCCAAGTGCGGATTTTGCTTCGGGGAGTCCATTGTCCGAGACCGTATCCATTGTCGGGGCTGCTTCTGTCCGCTACGAAACCGGATTCGGCATACACGTTGCCCAATACTCCAGCCGTGGCCGCTTTGGAGAATCCCGCTGACGCGAACGCCTTGGCGATTTTGATTGCCACGTCATTGGTCTTGAAATCCGAAGAGGAACTGGCGCTACCGGAGTCCGAAGAGGAAGAATCGGAGGAGTCGGAAGCTGAGGAGTCGGAAAGACGATAGTAGGCGGTGTATTTGCCCCCACCGTAATCCAATGGGACTTCCGACACTTCGTCCCCCTTGCTGTCTCCATCCTTGCCGTCGGTGTCCTCGTGAGCGCCCACGGTCTTACTGTCACCGATATAGATTTCCGTATGACCGTCCCGCCAGACCACGTCACCTTTCTGGAGCTTGTCCGCCGAACCGTCGAAGTCGGTTTTTGTGAAACCGGCCTTGCTCATCGGGCCGTCCATACTGGACGTGTTGAACGGTGAGTCACCCAGATTCTTGACACCGCCTTTCGTCAACGCATAGTAGACGAAACTCGAACAGTCAACATCGGGATTGAGCTTTCGTTTCGACTGACTGTAGCCGATTTTATCATCCTTAGCCATTTCCTCGGCCTTGGCTATGTACTTGTCTATGAGACTGCCACCAATGTCCGAACTGCTTTGAGCAGAGGTTTTCTTGCACCCGTTGGAGCGAATGGACATCATGGTCGTATCGGACACGGTACTCATACTGGTCACGCCGACCGCCAGCGTCAGGTCGAAGAGGAGTAGGCCAGCCATCCCCATCGCCGCCATTTTTCCAAAACTTTGCACTGTACCCGCCTTACAAAAAACTTGGAAGAGATTTTTGCCATCTCTTCCAAGTTAACAGAATTTTTTTAGATAGTAAGGGGAAATCAGTGGAATGGTTCAAACGGGATACTGAACACCATATCGTAAAGGTCTTCCACGTCACCCGCCGCAGTCTGCGCGTCGGATAGAATCTGTTGCGGTTCCCGTTCCTCCCCCAAAGGTCGAACAGGTTCACGACCGTATCGACTTCCTTCTCGCTTTTACTGTTGATGGCAAAACCCAATAGTCGGCCACGATTAAGGTCGGACAATGGTTTGCTGATTTCCTTAGACCATTCGCAAGCGGTTTTCCACGCGTCATCGTCCATCGTATAATCTCCGTCCACACCATAGGTGAGCAGGTCTCCTTCGGTGCTTTCCTGAGCAATGTCATGGATGACGAACATGTATTCGATGGCGAGGAGATACTCGTCCAGACTGATTTCGTCCGCATTCCAGTCATGGTTCGTCGGGAAATGCAGATACGGATAACGGTTCACTGTCTCATTGCCGATTTTGTCTCCCTCATGGAGCAGTGCCACGGGGAGTGTGAAGATAGGCGACAGGTAGACCCTTCCCTCGACCCCACCATATTGGTCGTTCTCCGGAATGGCGATAATCTGCTTCATCGAATTGACGATACGATTCACATACTTGGTGGGCCGTTCCAACAGCAACGGTCTTCCACTGGAGAAGCCTTGGAAAGACATCACATCATATTTTTCAACGACCGGCGTGGTGTCGAACGTCGGCGGAGACAATGGTGTGATGTTCTGCTCATCCTCCGTCTTATGGGGCGTCGGACGGTTCTCTCCGAAGAAATCCTTGTAGCTCACTGTTCTTGTCCTTCCTGCGTTTCTGACGCTTGCATTGCTTTCTTCTTTTCCTCTTCACGGCGAATCTTATCGGTTGCGGTCGTGGAGATTTCCTTCAACAGGTCTGGCGGAATGATGACTTCGACGGGTACCGGCTGTTTGCTGGAATCCTTGAAGTAGGCGACGGCACCACGAATGGTCTTGTCCTTGCCGGTCTCCTTGTCCTTGATACGCAGACGCCTCATGCCAGCCCAGTTCGGCTCATCGTTCTCCTTCGTATCACCCATGCTCATACGGGAGCGGATACGATTGCCGGAATCCTCAATCTGCAACAGTCGCAAAGCGTCACGGGCAGGAGAATCTTGAATCGGGTCGTCCAAAGCCAGCAGGAACGCTCGGCCGATACCGCCGGTCATACCGGCGTTGATGAACTCCTTGACCTTCTGGGAGGCGAACACCGGGGTGAACCGGCGGGAACGTGCGGTACGCATCCACTCGTTCACCTTGGCGGCACCCTTGTCCTCGCCTAGGATTGCCCAAGCCTCATCGATGCCGACCATTCCGTCTCGTTCGCTTACTGCGGCACCCGCGCCGAACACAATCATACGAAGCACCCAACGTTGGATACGTCCTGTAACGGTGTTCTCGGCTCCCGGTTCCGGAATCATGGAACGGTTGCCAGCGTTGATAAGGGTAAGGTTCTGACTGACACGCAAAGGGGCCACGTTATCGTTCGTACCGAAGATAAGACGCAACGACTGGTTCGTGTTGACGCTCATCGTAATCAGTTTGAACACGTCCAACGTGTCCGGATACAAGTTGTATTGCGAAGGGTCTTTCCCTGCTTGCTGGAGAGCACGGAAGTCGGTAGCCGCCTTGTATAGGATGGTCCCGCAACAGCGGCCACCCTTCTTGTAACCGTAATCCAGCATGGCCTTGACGGTAAGCTCATAGGAGGTGTCGCCGTCAGGTTTCAGAATATCGGAAATCATGATAGCGGCCATATCCTTGGCCTCTTCCTCGCTTCGGAGCACATTGTACGGGTCGAATGTTCCGTCAGCGATGTCGGAATCCATTCGGAGCACTGTTCCGTTACGGGACAGGACGGCATCCTCGAAGTCGTTGCCTTCCTTCGGATTGACGAGAATACAAGGCGTTTTGCCCTTGCCGCTACGGGAGTCAATCAGCATCCACTGGAGGAACAGGCTCACCAACAGCATGGACTTTCCGGAACCGGTTTCACCGATGACCAGAATGCCCGGTCGGGTATCCTTATCCTGCACGGTGGTAGTGCCCACGTAAACGGGTTGCCGGTTCGCTTCGGTCAATCCGACCAGTGCTCCAGTATCATCACCGGCCTTGGCGAAACTACTCACGCCGCCACCAGCCACGCAGGTCGCAGACCAGTGAATCTCATACGGTGTCATACGCACCGGAGAACACGCCTGCATGCTTTTGAACGCCATCAACTGTTCGTTGGCCGTGGTCAGATTCGTGAACTCGAAATTCTGGATGTTCTGCAACGAGTCCACGGCAATCTGAGCGTTACCTGCCACACAGGTGGCGACACTCAAATCGATGATGCTCGGCGGCATTTCGGGAGAATTGTAAATGGCCTTCTTATAGTCCAGACGATATTTCAAATCGGTCATATCGGCGGAAGCCTCACGGCCATGCTGATAACGTTCCTTGATGTTCTCGTCAATCGTGCGGGCGTTACGGCGAATCGTGTCAGCCGTCACCTTGCCGGGTTCGACCTTGCCGCGAATGGACGTTCCGACGGCGTTCGCGCCACCCGCCGTAGCGACTTCCATCAGTTTCGCAATCCACAGGTTGGACGGGTCGGTGATGTCCGATTGTGCGAACTGGGTTGTTCGGGCGAAGCAGATGGACGCCGGATACTCGCTGTCGATGTTCCACTGGTCGCAGTCGATTCCCTCATCGTATAGTCGTTTCGCGTTCTGGCAGACCTTACTGTTCGGGAAGAAATGCAGGTGGTCGTTCTCGGCAATGATGGGAAGGGCGGACGCGGACGCGCGGCTCACCCACCAAGTCTCCATCATCGCAACCATCTGCTCGCGTTCGCTTTCCTCCATGATGGTGAACGGGATAAGACCGGCGTTCAACATGATGCGTTCGATACGATGCGCGTCCGGCAGATACTCCTCGAACATGGCGTAACCGTTCGCCATGGAGAAGCTAAGCTGATTGAACTTCGTGGTGACTTTCCGAAGAAGCGACTGTTTACGGCCTTTCCTACCGGCTTCGCCACCCAGTTTCAACGGGACTCCGATGACAGCGAACTGCTTGCACACGTTCAGATTGCGGTAATAGTAAGCCTGATAGCTTTTCAAATCATCCTGTTGCATTACCGGCGGACGGTAGGGGATAGGCATGGAACCCGTAAGCAGATGGAATTCACGGTATTCGCTTTTCAGCAAATCCCTGTAGCGCATGCCCGCCACGCTGACCTCACCGGCCAGCCCGTCGAAGAAAGCCATGAAGCTTTGCTCGGCTTCCTTTCTCTTGGAATCACCGGCACCATCCAATAGTGCGCTCGTCCAAGGAATCTTCGCATACAGCCATACAGTCCTGTCCGGCGTGGCCGCTCGAAGCAGACCGTATTCACTGCCGGGACTAATGAAGCTTTCCGGACGATAGAAACCGTCTCTTGCCATTTCGGGTCAATCGCTTTCGATTTTGTGGAATTTTTCTACATTGCTGGTTTCGACTCTAATGGCTCCAAATGTTATAAACCTTCTAAAAACGGAAAAATCCCTCCTCTGGAATGGATGTTTGAGGAGGGATTTTTAGAACGTGATTTCAGTCATCCAAACCGAAGAACTCCACGGGGTTGAAGTCGGCGCTCATGTATTTTCCGGGATTGTCGTCTTCGACCGGCTTGGCTGGTTTAAATGGCTTGTCGATGGGTTTCTCACCTTTTTGCTTCAGTCCGGAATAAGCCAATCGTCTCACGGTCTTATCTGAATCGTGGGACAGCTTTCTCAACGTATCCACGGAGGCGTTTGAGTTCACGGCGATAGCACGCTTCACATGCGGACTCCACTGGTTCGACATGTACTCCAACGTATCGGGAGTCGTGTTGGGATTGCCCGCCACGTTGACGCGGGTCTGAGCCCAATCGTCGTAGGCCAAAAAGCTCAACGTAGCCGATGACGCATGGGGGTTGAACGCCACCTGCTCGCGGACAGCGTTATCCTCGCTGGAAGCCAGCCGGTGCAAATCCTCCTGAGACGTATGCTCATGCTCCGCGACGTTTCGTTGAGTCTCATAATCGTCCACACGAAGGCATTCGTGAAGAGTATCGGCGTCGGCCTGCCAATTGTCGGACGCGGCACGGGTTATTTTCGTCATATCATCGGTCACGGCACCATCACCATGAAGGGCCGGTTCCAAACTATCATCCACGGCTTTCCGAATCTGTTCGGAACTCAAATCCGAACGTTTCAACGCTTCCGCACGGACGATGGCCTCATCATCGTTCAACAGTCGTTCCGTAGCGTTCTTCGGAGTATGTGGATTGCCAGCCACGGCACCACGAACCTTCCAAGACTCGTCGGACGAGAGCACATCCAATGTGCGGGCGTCATCTGTGTTGCGTGCTACCGCATTACGGATTTGGGGATTGTAGTCGAACCGGCATACGCTCAACGCGGTATCATCAGCGCCACGTTCGATTGCCGTGCAACGAACCTTGGCGTCATATCTGACCAACTGTTGCTCGTAATTGTACCGGTTCTCCCTCGCGTCCTTCGGTGGTTCGCCGTTCGCATTCGGATAAGTCTTGTCCTCATCGAACGGATGGTTGAACCCGTATTCGGTCGTGGCGAGATTGTTCAACACGGCGGTAGGCGTCCTATCATCCAAGGCCATGTTCTCCAAATCGACCATGCTGGTCTTGGAGACTACGTCCTCAATCGAAGCGCCGCCATGCTCCTTGACCCATTTGCCTAGCGGGTCTCTTGCTTGTAAAGGATTGTACATTCCTCCTCCACTTTCTTTTAGTATTCGAATTGGATATCGTCGTATCCGCTATCGTCGTTGAAATCGACTCCCGCGTATTCGTCCGAGAGTCTTTGATTCTCACGGCGATGTTCAAGATTCATGACGGCCCTACGGCTGACTTTCTCGTCCTTGTCTTCGCTTAGCGTCTCCAACGTGTGAAGGCTGGTGTTCGGATTGCCCGCCACATGAAGTCTCGTCTCTGAGTCCTTCGACTGGGAGAGCCTGTCGAGCCTGTCCGGCACCGTGCAGTGTTCCGCCATGGGGCGGGTGCTGATGGTGTTGGTCATGTCGAAACGGTTCAGTATGCCCTGCGCCGACGAATCGTAGCCTAGCTCATGGAGTTTTTCGCACTGCTCGGACGAGGCGTGGTAGAGGAACTGGTCAGCCAATTTCGTCTCCGCGTCGATAGCCATGGCGGGGCATTTCATCCTGCCTTTGCTAAGGGGAAGGTGGTTCCCGCCCTGTCGTCCGTCCATTCGCTGTGACCGGCCTCGAAGATTTGCAAGGCTGCGTCGTAGTCGCCGTTCCTAGCCGCCTCCGTGGCTATCTCCGACGTGTATATGTCGCAGACATGCAGTTTCTCGTTGGTCTCGATATAGTCGTTGTAACCGTCCTGCCCCGGTAGCGGCATGGGGTCTCTCACATCGTCGTAGTCCATAAGCTCTTCGAGCCTCAGTGTTTGATGGTATCTGTTCTGCCCGAGCAGGACGCTGGGATTACCGTAATCGCCTTCCTTGCAGTATTCCAGCGAACGGTTCCGACACCATGCCATGAGAGCGTAGTCGGCAATGTCCTTGTCGGCATCGCCTTCGAGCCGTTCCAGAGTGTTGGTCGGGGTGTTGCGGTTGAGGTCCACGGCACGTTTCACATAGAAGTTGTCATCGTCCGCCATCATGTCGAGCGTCTTGCCATCCAGTTTCGGATTGGACGCGACTGCCGTGCGCTCCCTCACATCGTCGCTGTACTTGAACGAGTCAAGTGTCTCGTCGCCGATGTTCGGGTTCATCAGCGCCTCCAGCCGGTTGTCCTCGTCTTTGCCGGTCTTGGCTATCTGGTCAATTACCGCTGTCGGCGTGTTTTTGGTATCGACAGCCGCCCCATGCTCTTCCGCATAGTTGAGACTTTTGACATTATCGGCAAGACTCGCCTTCGGATTGCCGCCATGCGCTTTCATCCACTTGCCCAGCGGGTCGCGCGGTTCTGACGGATTATATGCCATAGAAGAAAACCTCCTTTTCGCTGTAAACAACCTTACGCGAAAGGGAGGTTCTATTCTTGCTGTTTTGGGAAAAATCAGACTCCGGCTTGAGTGGTGTCTTTTTTGACTATGGACACGTATTCGTTTACCAGTTTCTTGAGTTCAGGATTCTGGTCGAGACGGACTTCCACTCCAAGCTTGGTGTTCTTGTAGAACGCATAGTTTTCCTTGGCGGCGATGGACAGGCTGAAATCCTCGACCTTCCAATTGTCGCCTGTCCCACGGTTCAGATTAAGGAACATGGCTCGGGCGAACCATTCCTTGCCGGTCGTATCCTTGACTGTAATCATGGGCTGAATCTTATGGGTGACATCCGCCGTGAGACGTTTGCCCGGCACGATGATTTTAGGCATCTTCCTTACCTTCCTCCTTATATACGAACATGACGTTCATGTGGCTGTTCTTCAAGGCCGCATCCAATGGTGTTTTGCTACGAGCGCGATGACGGTATGCTTCGATATACCATTTCTCGAACGGGAAGTCGTCTCCGCTTTTGATGTTCTTGACCTTCACCCAGCGGGACGCGGTTTTCGCCCGCAGTGCGGTCGGTGCGGTGTAGCCGTCACGGTCGTCCATACCGTACTTGTAGTCCTCTCCGGACTCGTACAGTTTGCCGATGAGATATCTGCCGTCGGTGCGCCAGAGGATGAACTGGGAGCAGGTGTCGAGCGAGCGGACTGAAACGATGCTGTCGAACGGGATGATGGCTTTGCCATCGTTCTGTTCCGCATGGTTGATGATTTCATCCATCATGCTTTCCGCCTGTCGCCAGTTGTAGCGGATGATGGTGTCTTCGTCGGGTTTGACGCTGGCTTTTCCAATGAGGTCTGATTCCGAACTGATGCGCATGAATACTGCGCGTCTGTCCATGAGTGTTTCGGTCATGGTGTTATCCTTACTCTTATGTGACTACTTCCAGTATAGGGTGTTTTTGCGAATGTGTCCAATACTGGAACCATTCACACCTCACGTAGTCGAATACGGGTAAGCCCCGAACGTCGGGAAGTGGTAGCGGACTTGCGTTTGCCATCGGCGTCGGCCATGGTCAGCATGGGTACCTTGCGTTCGAACACCAAGGACAATGGTTTGCCCTTGTCTTTACCTGCGGCGAGTTCATACAGGTCTGGGTTGAAACCTTCCAATGGTCTCAGGTCGTCCAACGCTATCCAGTATTTGGCTGGTTCTTTAGACCATGGTTTGGGACATTGGTAGAAGCTTCCTTCGTCCCATGTCCTTGGATTGTATGGGCTTCCGAAGCCAGTCACTTCGCCTATGAGCATGAGGTCTTCGTCGTGCGCGTACAGGATTACCTGCTCCACGTTTTTCATGACGCCGATGATTCCGCATTTCCATAGGACGTGGTTGTCGTGTTCTTTGCTGAATCGGAGGTATTCCTGCATCACGGTGTGTGGTTGGAAGTATACGCGGCCTTGTCGGGGTGCGTATCCGATTCGTATCATCAGGATTTCTTTTGAGTGTGTTGTACCAGTCATGCCCCCATATTACCATATGTGGACAATTCCAATATAACTTGTACCATCTTAGGGGGACAACCTAAACTCAGTGCGCGTCACCCTTCTTCGACTTGCCAGCCTTGCGAGAAGCCTTCAAAACGGCGGCAAACATACGAGCGTCATCCATCACGGAAGAATTTTCGGATTTTTTGGAAAAAGTTCCTTCGGGGGGTTCTACACCAGCCTGTTCATAAGTGGTATCCCCTGCAAGGAACTCAAACAGAAAATCAAACCCAGCCAACAGGGCTTCTATAATCACCACGACGGATGGGATTACCAGAAGACCCACGGCATACGTGCTGTACAGGACATGAAGCACCACAATCGCCAGCAAGGTAAAAATAAACACCGCCAGCAACAGACTGAAACCCCGATGGAAGGCTTTCAACAATCCGGCTTCGATTCTACGAAACCTTAATCTCGTTTTCTCCGACATGTTTTTTCTGTCTCCAATCATCCACCGACAGGAGAAACAACGCCAGTGGAAACACGACTAGAAACAGTATGCCGCATACGACGAAAGGCAAACCCCAATACCAAGAAAATCGTTTCAGCAAAAAAGAGCCGACAAGCCCCAACAGGGACACCATTCCGGACAGCAAGTACAAACCCAGACCATACCGGAACATAGCATAGGACACTCGCTCAAGGAACGTTTCGTTCTCCTCCTTCATGTCAGCGCTCCTTTCCGGTCGGGTTCCACACGCCATCGGACTTGTCCAGTTTCGCAAGACCACGGGCTTGCAGACGGTAGGCGATTCGATTCTGCGATTCGGTCAGCTCCTTGTCCTGCCAGATGGCGGACAGGACGGTCTGCTCCTCGTCGGTCAGCATGGATTCCAGCAGTCGGATTCGACGCTCCAACGTCTTCTTGGCGCGGGTGTAGCCGGACTTGTGGTCGCAAGCGAGTTCGGCCATGCCCTTCCAGAATCCTCGCATGTTCTGCCAGTTGAGTCGGGCGAGTTTCCTCAGCATATGCACTGATTCGTCGTCCATGTGGAAGTAACAGTAGGGTGGAACAAACGAGTCGAGCGGATAGAGTCCAAGAGGCTCGTAGGGGCTTTCCTCTTTCGCTCGGTTCAGATACCAGAGGGCTTTCCTTAAGTCTTCCAGACCGTTCTTGCCCTGCCAGCGGTACACGTATTTGATTGCGTTGCCTCCTAGGAACGGGTATCGTGATGTCAGTTCGATGCATTCGAAGGGGCCTGACGTGTAGTGGTTGGGGTGGTTGACGTTATCGTTGTGCAAGTTTTTCTCCTAAACGATAGGCTGTATGTGAACGTTTCCAGTATAGCATACTATTTTCTAATGGGGGTAAGAGCCTTGCGATACTCCTTCGAAAGCTCATCATACGAACGTTTCAAAGACCTAGCCCTCCGATTGTCGCCATCCAAATCCGTGGAGCAATGCAGATTCTCATATTCCTTCGGTTTCTTATCCTGCAAAGCGGCCAACGTGTCCAAATCATATGATTCGTCCAATTCGTTGAACTTGGAAGACACCTGAGCATACAGTCGGAGCGACTTATTATACGATTCCGTCATCCTGCTGACTTGTTGGAAACAGGCGTCCTCAGCTTCGGCATGGGCACGCTTCGCCTTGCCTTGGGTATCCCACCAATAGTATCCGCCGCCACAACACAAGGACAGGGCGACAAGAACGGACAGTACGGCGGCTATCCTTTTCTGCACACGCTGTCTCACCCATTCCTCACCATCCCTCACCCCGGCGGCGATAAGACTATCAAAAGAAGGCGTCTCGCCTATCGTCGTCGGTCGGGCTTGTCTGTTTGAATGCCTTCCCAATTATGGTCAGTCCTTGAAACTCGGGAAAGATAAGTCCAGCCTCGGCTCAAACTCCGAACAATACACGGGAGAGCCTTCACAGAGGGCACGGTTGAGGTTTTCAGCGAACTTGTATGCCTGTAGTCTCCGTTCAGGCTCACTGCCCCGCAAGCATTTGCTGGCGGGAGTGTCTTGGAACCCGTGGGCGTCCTTCTGTGCCTTGGTGAGAAGGTTCTGCAACTGTCCGACGGTCAGCGAAGTGGCCTTCCCCGCTTCCAGTCTTCCGGTCTCACGCAGTTTTTGGATGGCATACTCGTTGTGGGACAAGTCCAAGCATGTATGCCATTGAGTTTTTCCTTCCGGATTGTCTCCCAGTAGAAGCGTTACCCTTCTGGTGTCCTCTGCGAGTTCCGACATTATGTTTTTGTTTCCTTTCAGTTTTTCAGGCCGTAGTAGACGACCCCGTTTGTTTCTTTTGTGCGGTCGAACAGTTCGTGGCCGCGTTGTGTGGTTTCGATGCTTCTGATTACGACTTCCGGCGCGTCGAAAATGGTCATGGGTTCCTGTCCTGCAAGTTTCGCCCACTGGTTTTGGATGACGGTGAGCGTGACCCGGCTGTTGGAGTCGAGTTGTCGGCATTGTCGCTCGTGCTGGTGTTTGCGCACGTAGTCGGATGCGACATCGGCCAGTGTGGTTCTAGGCATGTGTTTTCCTTGCTTTTGCTTGAATGTGGTTGATTCCAGTATAACAAGGAAATGTTTCAAATTTGGCTTTTACATAAATTCCGACGCCAACGGGCGAAATATATCCAAGCCGGAATGTCGGCGGAAACCGCCGCCACACCAATCAAGCCAGTCAGAATAGGTCGGACAATCATATCCTCTGGTTCCGAAACCGGCATGAACCAGAGAAGCGGCACCGTTCCAGCCAAGAAAACAATACTTACGGCGAGCATGACGAATAGCATGACCTGTTCTATGGGATGTTTGGGTTTATCTGTTTTAGTCCGCGACCTTTTGATTTTTGGCGGCTTACCGTCATGCTTGCCATGTCTGCCATACATGGTGGTCTCCCTGTTGTCTGGATGGCTGGACGCCATGCGTGTGATGGACGCGGGGTCGATGACGGTGGTGAGTTCCCCGGTGTCTTCTGATTGTGGTCTCAAAAATACTCCCTCTCTATGTAGATAATCCCAGTATAGTACGTGATAGTACATAGTTTTTTCTCGCGCATCACAAAACGGATAGTCAAAGTCGATAACAGAAAGGAGCGTGTCCAAAAACGCGCTCCTTAAAAACAAGCCAACAGACACTACCAGTCGATGAGCATGTCGCCGTGGACGATTTCTCTCGCATACTTAATCAGGTCGGCGTCTGATTCGACACTGGGGTCGTCCACCAGTCTTTTCAGAGTGTGCAACACATTTTGCTCGTATCCTTCCCAAAACTCTTTCGGAAGATATTCGCTCCAAAAATATTCCCCCATAAGAGCCATGCAAGGTTTGCACATTCGGACTATTGGAATATGCTCTTTCGGAGTGTTCTCGTCTCCCATGGTGAGGACTTCCAGATAGACGTACTTTTTGTCCTCTTTGCAGAAAAGAATGTTCTCTTTTGCTGGATTAGGGTCGCCTTCCAGTACGAAGTCCGGGTTTCCGAAATGCATTCCGAAGTCTATTCCGGCATCGGAATTGTTGAGCCTGTTCACGCAATCGCGGAGTACGCCCAAGTTGCATCGACACCAGTTCGGATAATCCGAAAGTGTCACCTCGCGTTTGGTGCATGTGAGACATTTTTCTTCGTTTTCCAATATCGTCCCTTTCTTAGATAGCCGGTTCGAGCAGAACCGGGGGAAGGCACTCTTTCCAATTGACTCGCAACGCGCTCGTCAAATCGTTCATGTTCAATGCGAACAGTCCGGAATTCATCAAACCGTTCAATTCCACGATTGACACTTCACCGTTGATAAGACACAGGTCGAGCGTGTACGCGCCGTAACCGCAGTGTGAGAACATTCGTCCGGCTCGCGTGGCGAACTCACGGTATTGTTCTGCCAATTCCGGTCTGAGTTCAACATTCTTAACGGTGGTGTCGTCACGAATCTTCTGCATTTGAGGGTCGAATCTCGTATGCATGTTGTCGATTGGTGTTTTCAATCCGATATTGCCCGCGCCGCAGACAGGCTGGTTGCCAACCATGAACATGCGATACTCGTATTGGATATCGACATTCTCCTGAATAAGCAGAGCATTCGGGTCATCATCCGCATGAACAAACGCCCAATCTCCCCACTCCTGCACCTGCTGTTCAAGCTCGTCAAGATTAGTTCCGGAGATTTTCAAATTCGGTAGCCATTTGGCTTGGTTCATGAATTTGATGAAGAACGACGAGACACCGTCCCTAATAAGAGAAGCGAACGCATGTTTGATGTCATCCTCGTAGATGGAACTGAGTTTCGTCTTCCGATGCATGAGCATACGCACGTTGGAATTGATGGCGTAACGGTCGGCATGAGACGGGTCCGCATACTGGTCGATTGGCGGCATGTCCAACACTTGTCCGAAGTGCGGTAATCCGATTAGCTGTTTCGAGTCGATGTCGGTTTTCCCATGCACTCGGACTATGGCGTCCTCACCTAGATTACGGACACCCCAGTAGAGTCGGGAACAGGTTTCAATCCAATCCTCACGGTCTCCACCCTGCGGTTCTACCTTGCCGACGTATTTCTTCCATGCTTGGATGTAAACGTCGGGGATTCCGGTCATATCGTCGGGGCATTTGACTGGTGAAACGGAAATGACCCACGGTTTCCTCTTGGTCAATTTGTGGCTCCTTTTTGATTGTTGTTGGCGTATTCGATTCCGGCCTTGAAAGCTTCCATGGCATAATCGTGGAGTGTTTCAAGCTGTTTCAGACTGAACCCATCCTCTAAATGCGGGGACAGGTCGGGTAGGTTTTCTTCTATCGTCTCTTCCGACATGTTGGAGATATTCAATTCGCCACTTCTTTGTTTCATCCGGCATTTGCAAACATCCCCAGTATAACAAGACAGGAATGATATGAAAGACGAAACAGGGGTCTGAACACAAAAGTAAGCCCAGACCCCTATTCGACATCAAAGACCATGCTTGGTCAGATACTTGTTGTTGATGATTTTAAAGCAACGGTTGCTGCCAAGCTCGTTGTACAGGCCGTCGCTCAACCGTTCGCCCGCTTTCGCATGCCAGACGATTCCTTCGTCCAACAAGTCGCGGGTCACGTTGCCGCGCAGACCGTCCACTTTGGCAATCATGTCCATCACATCGCCGGTCGGCTTCCACTCGGTTTCATCCAAGAGTGGGACGGCGTTGTCAAGCATGGCTTTCGGCCAATCCCTACGGTCGAGTTTCATATTGTCACGCCATACGGCGAACACGAATGGACGATAGGACGCCAGCTTCAACCTGTTGCCGTTGACACTTGGGCCGCACAGCTCGAACTGGCAGACCATGCCCTTCTCCAACGCGTCAACCAATCCGGTTTTCACCGCCACCTGCATGTTCGCGCATTCCGGCTTCAACTCCCAATTGCGAGAGTAGACGTGAACCATATCATCCATATCACGGTAGATTGTGGTGCTGGTACCATCCACTTTCACGGTTGGCGTCCACGCAATCCGTTTGATTTCATCCCAATACGCGGTGAGATTCTGCACTCGCGTGGCGTCGGACTTGGAGCATGGCGCGTTGAAAGCACCAACCATGTCACCGCCTTTCAATGGTGGCAGTTCCTCATACTTCCATACGTCCGCCTGTAAGGTGATATCAGTGCCGATGGGAGTGTCCTCCGGTACGCCAATCGTTGAAAGCGGCATGACTAGTCCTTGACTGTACACTCCGCGCAGTCGCGCGGTACGTAGCACGTGTCCGGTGATTTCCTTCTCTTCGCCGGTAATCGTGTTGGACACGGGAACGGTACGCTGACCACGCTTCTGCAAGTCCGTATAGCGTGGGTCGTCGGCGGGCAGCATGGAGTCGATTTCGTAATAGGCCACATGGTCGCCGGGCTTTAATCCCATGTCCTTGCCTACTACGACAATCCAACCGCCAATGCGAATCTTCTCGATACGGTCTGCGTTCTCAATGGGATACACTCTCTCAATCTTTTGAACGCTCACCATTTTTCTAACCATCGGGTTTCCTTTCTTGACTAAGAGAGGGAGAGGCTGCTATCGGCTTCTCCCTAGAAAATGTCAGTCCTTTTCGGACAGTGGAGTCAACCGCAACGGGAACTGTTCCTCCAGTTCGAGGGCGATAAGAACTCTCTCGTCCACCGGAACATCATGTGAGGCCAGCTTGTCCAGCAATGACAGGCTGTAAGGGTCTCCCAGATGATACTGTTTGCCACGATACTGTTCCGGCAATGCCACGGGAGTGCGATGCTCCTTGCTCCACGGTTCGCTACGCAGAACATCCAACGTGATGGGAGTGTTGGATTCTTCCATCTTGCGACGCGCGTTCCAATACATTTCGTCGCACTGGTATCGGCATTCCGGAACATCCACCTCATACTTTCCGTCCTTGTAACGGATGACCGTCACATAGCCGTGAATGTGGGAGTCCTCCTCCCATGGCGTGTAGATGAGCGTCTGATAATCCAATTCGTCGTACATCTGGTCGAGGCTGACGTTCAAGTAGACGGACAGAAGCCTGACAGTGCCGAAGGAAGCGTGTTCGAGCGCATGCTGGTCGTGGCTCCAACGGTTGATATCCTCGATAATCTCGTCCACTGGCTTCAACTGTTCCGGGTCAAGGTCGCGGATTTCAGAGACAGAATACGAATCGTATTCGTCGCATGCGATTTCCTCGGCAAGCTCACGGACGGTCATGCCGCTGGTCGCGAGAATGGTTTCCAATCCGGACTGCGTGTCGTGGCAGAGCGGACAGCCACAGTATTGGATGTTGCGCAGATTGCGCATAAGTTCCGTGTAATCCATGCCTGTCGCATAATGGGTGCCGTCCGGCATGGCGTATCCGGGCTTCAAATGGGCGCGAAGCCCATCCTTGGTTTCCTGCGGGATGGTGTCGGAAACGTATTTGGCGTTCTCTCCGATAATCTGCTTTTCACTAGTGTCCATAAAACGGTTCAGCCTTTCTTCTCGCTGGTTTTCTTGGTGGACGTTTTTCGGGTTTTCGGTGGCCTGTGGAATTCAAGAACGTTTTCCTCATTCAAGGATTTGCGTTGCAAGGTCATGACGGTTTTATGCGTGCGCATGCAATGCTGGCAGATGACCAATGTTCGAGCGTATGAGCATCGACCGTGACCGCCTGTTTGGACGACGGAGATGATGTACTTGTAGCCGGTGTCCAAGTCGGTGACTCTTCCGCACAACATGCATGTGTATTTGGAACAAATCACGATTCGTTCTCGCCATCTTTATCGAGTTCATTGCGAAGGATTTCCAAAGCCATGTCGATAGCCTCGTCCCAGCCTTTCCGCCATCCGATGACAAACGCTTCCGCCGGAGCGACTTTACCAAGCTTCGATTGGAGCAATGAGTGTACGGCCCTTTCTTTCAGTTCGTTTTCGTTCAAACTTTCTGCTCCTTTCCCTTGTCGGCCATCAGTGCGACGGCCAACCATGCCGGTAGCGGTGTATTCTGTAATTTCTGTGCTTCCTTCCGGGTTTCAGCCACGCGAAGGAACGGCTCCTTGTCTTCGGCGAGCATGTCGCCCGCCATTTTGACCGTTTTCTTCGAAGTGGATAGAAGCTGTTCGGCCTTCTGGTCTCCACCCCTCCACATGATTTGGAATCTAAGAGTTGCCCACAACCATGGATTGTCCCAAGAGTCATTCGGAATATCGTTAGCCGCGAACAAGTGGAGCAAATGTCGGACACGTCGGGTCAGGCTGGCTTTGCTTGCGGAATATTTGCCGCGTTTGGAACCAGAGAGGAACGCTTTCATTCCTGTGTCGAACGCGTCTGGATTGGTGTGTTGGAGCACGCTCCCGGACAGGACTGTATCATTAACGGTTTCGGCGCTGGTCAGATGCCATCCGTGGCATATGGGGCAATGGTATGCGCGTTTCTCAGTGTGTTTCGGATTTCCTCGTCCTTTGATGACAGCCAATGCGAGTTGGGCTTCCCTTTTGTTGGGGTAGCGGACTTTGCTTCGGTTCAGAGTGCATTTACCTGCGGTCTTGTATAAGCTGTGCATGATGTCCGTCTCCTCTTACTGTTCAGCAAAAGGAAGTAGTAATACGGCAGTATTCCAATCCCAATCGTGCATGAGTTCGTATGGGTCGATGTTTTTCATGGTGTTCTCCTTTTTTGGAATGGTTTTTATGTGAACACCCCCAGTATAACATAAACCATCAGAGAGGACAACTACCCCCTCTTCACAACCTTCGCACCATACTTATCGGCCCACTGACGAGCCAACGTCTTCGCCTGTTCCCTACAAGCACGACGACTGAAAGCCGCACTGAACGTATGAGAACGCTTCATGTCCCAAACCTTCCCATTCTCACTATCATGCCGACGATACAATACAACCTTCAAAGCGATGACGGAACCATACTTGTCCCGCACCTTCTCAATGACCACGACCTTCTTGTTCTTGTGGCTTTTGTCGCTATGCTGGGTCATCCCGGTTCCTCCTGAGAATAAGAAAACAGTGGGCACAGTATTGTGCCCACTGTTCCAGTATAACAATCCAGTCTTTAAAAACGCTGGAAAATCAGTAATCCGACTCCAGTTTCCGTGCGGCACCAAGCCCGTGGTCGGTCAGCCTGATGGCCTCGTGTCCCAACAGAGTACGCCAATAGTCGGCATACCCGTTATCGATAAGGGACATAGCCGCGTCCTGATTATGTTCGTTAACCTCCGCTAAGCGTCCACGATGGTATGCGTCGCAGAGGAGCCTTTCGGCTTTTTTATCCAATGCATTCGCCTTTCGATATAATACGAGAACATGTACTTCCGACGCTCCCAGACCGGCGAATAAATCACATACTTGATGGTGTCCGTATCCCGCAGGATGACGCTGATTTCGCCAACACTGTCCCGTTGGATGAACTGCACGATACCTCGAACGGTTAGAGAACGCCGACTCAATAATATCCGGTCGCCAAGCTGAATTCGCTGCCCAACGAAACAATCATCTAATTCGGTCAGCAGTTCCGCACCGGTCTCGATGGACGAGTGGAAACTGTTCAGCGGGTTACGGAGAAAACTTCCAACCTTACAGTTCCAGTCGCGCTGTGCGTCGTGCAAGGTTTGGAAGCCGACTCCGCCAGATGTTTGCAAACCATTATCCACTGGACAAAAGTGGGAGTATCCCCAACCTTTCGGCAGAAAATATTGCTCGTCGTCCCAAGTGCAGTGGAGTTCAGATTTAGCCCGATACTTAAATTCGGGAATGCTGTTACAGCATGGGCATGTAAGAAGGTTTCTCACCCCAGTCCTTTCTGAGTCCTTAAGAGTTCGTCCAGTTTTTCCTCGATGCTTTCCAACCTCAAGCGCAACGCCTTCTGGCTTTCGTAGATGGCCGCAACCTCTCCTGAGACTTCGTAGAGGGTTTTGTTGCCATACATGTCATGCTTCTTGTCGGCCTGTTTCTCAAGCTTCGCTATCTCCCGCTCCCGTTGCGACGGCTTGCGTGATTTCAGATAGTCCCTGCATTCGGGACTGAACATGTCCTCGTATCCCATTTAGCGGCCAAATTCCTCTCTGCGCATGGCTTCATACAGCATGTTTTCCTGAGTCGCGTCGGACAAGGCGCGATGCTCTTCCACGTCACCGATACCATAGTCGCGGATAAGCACGGCAACCTTATGGCTTGGCTTTTCGGGATGGATTTTCCGGCTCATTTCCAACGTGTCCACGAACCGGTGTGGAAAGAAGAACATTCCACCGTTCACGGTTTTCATGGCCGCGTCCAAGAAACTTAAATCGAATGACGCGTTATGCGCCATGATGATGGTTCGCGGGCCAAGCCACTTGTCGAATCGGATGATGGCTTGGCTTACGTCGGGTTGTCCGATGACCATGCTGTCGTTGATTCCGGTGAGCGAGGTGATGTATTCGGGGATTGGCTGGTGTGGGTCAATCAGTTGCTCGTATCGGTCTACGAGTTTTCCGTCATGGATTTTCACGGCTCCGATTTCGATGAGTTTAGCCCCGTTTTCGGGTTTGAAGCCGGTGGTTTCGGTATCCAAGACCACGTAATCGTAGAGTGGTGTTTTCATTGGGTCGATTCTTCTGGGGTCTCGACTTTGGTATTTGTCCCAGCTCATGGTGTGGTCTCCTTGGATAAGTGAATGTGTGGACGTTTCTAGTATAACGCCTATTTGGTGATGGCCTTGACACGCCCGTCCAGAACTGTTCTTACGACATCCTCGAAGTCCGTGCCATCAGGCAATAAGTGGGAGTCTTGGAGGTTTCCGATAATCTCCACCAGTTCCGTATGCCCGTGCGGAGTGCGCTTATAGTCGCGGGTCGCACCCGCCTTGTATGCGCGACGCAACTGTAACGCCAACTGTTCCCGTGTGAGCGTGATGCAGTCGCCTTCCTCGATGGGATACCGTTCTTCCAGTTCTTCGTTGAGAATGCTCATTTTTTGTTTTCCTTTCTGTTTTTTCAGACGTACATTCCCTCATGCCAGCCGTGTAGCAAACCCCATTCGGATAGTTTCCGGAACCATTTCTCGCATTCGTCAGCCACCTTGTTGGGATAATCCAACGTCGGGTTCACGTTGAGTAAATACTGGTAGTCGTAGGGTTGGCAGAAGTTCTCGTCCAACACGTCTATCTGCCAGTCGCTACCGTCCTTGGCAATCTCGACATTCAATGTCATGTCATGGTCGGGGGAGACTGAACGGCAGAGGTACCAATACTCCTCACGGTGGTCGGTGAATCCCAGTCGGCGCATGGTCGAATCTTCGGCGGGACTCATGCTAAGCGCCGCATTGTTCTGATGCTTCGTGTAGGTGACGCCTTCGTTTGAGAATCGGGACGTGTTCTGAGTGTCGGACATGTTCTCTCCTATTCTTCGCTTTCGCGCAAGTCGATTACCGGAATATGTGTATCGGTGGAATAGTGGACGGAATAAGGGTCGATTGTCCTATGCCGCCAACTGACGCCACCTTCCACCGGCCAAGCCAACCAGCTTATGCCGTCCAAATAGTTCAGAATGCTGACGTGAGCAATCCAACGGCACCATCTTGCCGGGCATATTACGTCGAACATGGGAGTATCCTCGGTTCCCGGTCGGCAGGAATGTCGTTGCCAAGAACGCAGGTATACGCGGTAAAGCGCATAGGAGTCATATGCTGGCAGTTCCTCAGTGTCGTATACCGCGCGAGTTGGGTGGTCATCGAAGAGGATTCGTTTGCCGATGCCAGTTGCTTGATTCAATGCGTCCTTCTTTTTGGGTTTTGTCTTTGTTTTTTGTTGTGAACAATCCCACTATAACACAAGGGGGTAGAAAAACGCAACACGCAAACCTAAGCCAGCGTTCGATTAAAAAAGAACTCCCTCTTCCCAACCCGATACAAACCCACACGCGAGCCGGACAGACGAAAACCAAAACGACGGAAGAAACCCTCATACAGCGGCAACAACTCTTCCGGCACTGTCACCAGAGGGAACCGTTCGTCCAGCAATTTCAATGCATATTCGACCAGCGAGGAACCGACCCCTCGATTTCGGAAAGCCTTGAAAACATACAAGGTGCAAATCTTCCGTTCAGACGGATTTCTCTTGAGAACGCAAAACCCCGCCAACTCACCGTTTATGCGGGCTAAAAGAATCGCACGGCCTTTCCCTAATGAGGGGAGAACCGTGCGGTTGAACCAAATATCGAAGCCGGGATAATACGTTCGGATTGTCCCCGGAATGGGAATAGAAGCCGCAGTGCCAGCGTCCCGAACTACACTAATCCTCAACGAACTCGAACACATGAAAATCCGTCACACGCTCGACGTTGACATGACTCGTATCATCCGGCCAAATATATAAGACCGGCATGTAACCGGACAGTTCACGAACTGCGAGATTGCTGAAACCGTCCAAGTAGAGGGTTCCGGCCATGGGTTTGCCGTTCCATTTGAATATCGCGGACTTGCCTTCGAATTCTTTCCAGTTGATTCCGTCTTGATAGGGAAGTTCTTTTAAGGCCATTGGTTTTCCTTTTTTGGTGTGGGCTATCTCACTCTAACACAACAGGGTAGTGCAAAGAACGAAAAACCACCTTCCCACACTTAGAATTCCGGCTCCTCAACATTCAGCAACACCAGTCTAGGGCGGCGGCGAAGAATCCTACAATCCTCGTCCCAAGCATCCAGAATCTCGCAAGCCAACACGGGCGCTTCCGAATCAAGAGTAGGCGTGGTACGCAGAATCGACTGGATGTTATCCAAGTCTGCGGATGGGAGTTCAGTCGCGTCATTAGCCGCGTCCAACAAGTAGTGGGGCATTCGCGCTCCTTCCAAAAATTGAGACGAGAATGCCCGTGGAAGTCGTTTTCCACGGGCATTCTGGTATCATCTACTGACTTCGTGAAGTTCTAGAACTTCGTAGTCCCTCAAGGCAATCGTCCTCAATAGTAGTGCTACCCCAGACGTTTTCCCACCACTCGTCCAAGAATTGTGGCACGCTCATGTCGAACTTCTTGAGGGTTTCGGCTGTGATGTCAGCATCCGCCAAAGACTCCTCGTCCAAATAGGCGATTGTTCTTGGGGCTACCGCATACTTGTCGGGGTTGGTGTCGAGTCGTTTCAGGAAAGCCAATACGGTTTCCTTGTCATGCTCGTTCAGTTCAGGGTCGTTTTTGGCTGAGGTGGTCAGATACTCATGTAGTCGCTGTTCATTTTTCTCCTTTTGGTCTAACGTTTTTTGACGTGGGAGCTAGTCATTGCTCCAGTCGGTATTGCGTATGCCGAATTCGTTTCGTTTCGTGGATTGCGGGTTCCAAGCGCTACCGGCGTCCCATCCGTTATGAGTGGAACGGTTGTTCTTGTGAGTGTTGTTTTTATTGGGACTGTCGGTTGCTACCCAGTCGTGGTTACTCATTCGTGAACCTTTCAGGCGAACACTTTCACGGACTGGAATTCTTCGCCCATTTCGTTGCCGGATTCGCATTGGTTGACAATAACCCATGGTTTGACGCCGGGGAGGTGGAGGCTATCGATTCTCACGTACATGTCGGGTTGTGCCGTGCGATATTCCAGTATGCCTTCGATGGTTTCACCGGTTTTGGTGACTGCGATGCACTTGTGGCCTTCCAAGTTTTGGGGGAGAGTGTTGTGCCAGTTGATTTCTGTGGTGGTGTTGCTCATTTTTCTCCTTAGTAGGATGCAACTTCTTGCTGTGTGAACAATTCCAGTATATATGATATTAGCGCAAAACACAATCCGATAGAACAATAAGGAAGCGTAGAAACGGTAGTCTTCCAATTTCTCAATAGCAGTTATCGCACCAGCTGGTATCACCGCAAAGGTTCTCGTTCTCCTCGCTGAGAAGGCAACCGCAACCGCTGCAATACATGTTGGCTGGATTGTCGGACGAAGTGAAAGAACCTTCCTTGACAATGTTTCCAGCCAAGTCGGTGATGGTGTAGATTGCCCGAGTGTCGGCTTCCGGTGCGGGATAGCCGGACATGCCTAGAATCCTGTTGTACACGTTCGTCAGTAGAGTGCGAACGTTTCCCACCTGACGAGTCCCATTCACAATGGGAGCCGTCAAATGGTCGAAGAATTCTACCGTCGTATCCCACGAATGCTGACCTTCGTGGATTTTAATTTCCAGCTTTTCCTTGCCGTCCGTGAATCGCATTTTCGTTTTCCTACAATTCCCTCATGGCCTTGTCTAAATCGGACACAATCGCGTCATACAGTCCGTCAACATCCAACGATTCCAGCTTATGCGACGGCAAATCCACGGGAGTGCATTCCCCGTCATCGAAAATCCAGTGTGCGGACGGAACCGTGTATACTCCGCCACGCCAACGGTAGGAGCGTCTGCCGTCTCGTTGTGAGTCGGCTACCAGATAGTATTCGACCTGCTTGCCCATGTAACGGTGTTGGAATGCGACTTCGATTCCGTCTCCGAAGATGGCTCGGGTTGCGTGTGCGCCGGTCACGTAGGGGATTCTGACGAGTTTGTCGATGAGTTTCCGATAGGTGTCTTCGCTGATTTTCGAGTACATTCTGATTGTCCTTTTTCGTGTGGTTGGTTTTTGTGGCGATTGTTTTTTCAGCAACAGTATTCGTTGACTGCGTTGACGAGTTCAGCCATGCTCATGCTGTATACGTCGCTGTGGCGGGGGTAGATATCTTTTGCGAAGAGTCTGTTTTGCATGATGTCTCGGGCTTCGGCGCTTTGTGCGAGTTTCACGCTTTCGGGGAATGTGCCTGTGGGGTTGTCGTTGATTTGTTTGGCGTATTCGATGGCTTGGGCTTTGGGCATTTTCCTGACGTTGATTGCGCCGCCGATGTAGTGGATTGCGTACATGTTATGTGCTCCTTTTTGCCTATCGCTCTTTGTGTGAACAATTCCACTATAGCACACTTGAGAGAAACCGCAAAACCCCAAAAACAAGAAGCAGGACACCAAAAACAGCGTCCCGCTTCTCCTCCGTCAAACCTCAATCGGACAAACCGGCACGGGCACGCATCTTGCGTTTAATCTCACTACCCTTGGCAAACAAGCGCTCCATACGGGACACGGTCTGCAACGCCTTCTTATACTCCTCCAATCGAGAAGAGATTTGCCAATTACGAGGTTCAGCCAACGACTCCTCAATCAGAGAATCGGGAACATTCCACATAAAGGACATAATCCAACGGCGGTTTTCCCCGCCCATGCGACGCCACAAGCGCACGGCACGCTCACCTTTGACCCATTCCGGATTATTAAACAAGACTTGGATGGCGGATTCGTCGGAGAGGGAGTCCAGCAATGGGTCTATGTCCTTTTCTTCCGCCAACGGTGCCGATAGGGCGCGGATGGTTTCGTCTTCGCTTTTCACCCAATGCTCGAAGCAGAGCCTATCGGCCAGCTTGTTTTCCACCATGTAGCGGATAACGTCGTAATCCGTTTCCTCCCAGTATATGCTTGCAACGGTATGCTTTGCGGCGAGCTTGCGTAGTTCGGGGTCTTTGTCCTTGGCGAGGCTGGTCGCGGTCTTGTAGTTGAGTTTTCCCTTGTATTCCAGATAGTCGGCCACTTTGCGGCGAACGTCACGACTCCGGTCTTTCAACACGGTTTCACGCAGTCCGTCGTATATTTTTCCGTCCTCGATTTTCATGTTGTACTTCAACTTGCAGTTGATGTAGTAGTGACGGAATGGTAGGGGGAGCAGAAATATTCTTCCACTCCGGTAGATGTTCTTGATGCTTTCCAGCAGGTCGATTCCCTTGTTGGTAAGCTTCCAACGGTCGCGTTCCTTGGTCAGTTCGATTAGGTTGGCTTCCTTGATTTTGTCTAAGGGCTTCTGGTCGATGTATGCGCTCAGTCGTTGCGAGTGGGTTTCGTTGTCGAAGTCCTCGAAGTAGTAGACGAGGTTGGCGTTCCACTTTTTGGTGAGAGTGTTGATTGCGTCGTTGTCCATGGTTTCTCCTTCTCAGCATATCTTGTGTGAACAATTCCAGTATAGCGTAAGTGAGGTAAAAACACAACACGCAACCAAGCCAAAACGAAGGGCAATCCCCGCGCACACGAAAAAGGGATGTGCCCACCGGTTGCCCTGCGGGCGCATCCCCGTGTTAGTTCAGAAGTCCGGAGCGATACAGAATCCTGCGGATATTGATACTGTGGACGAAAGCGGTGTCAGGCTGTCCAACGAAGTCGGCAAGCTGCTCGTCGGAGCACGTCTCGTCAACGGCGGCATCCAAAAACACCTCAGTCGGAGAGTCGAACATCCTACAGCCGACGCCAGCATGACCCTCGATGTGCTCAAACAAGGCGAAGTAGGTCATGTTCTCGTCCGCAACGCGCAACATGACATAGGAGGCATTGCCGTTGTGGAAGATGTTGTAGTCCTCTGCTCCGAATCGTGCGAAATACTCGTTCATTGTGGCTCTTTCTCTCATATTTGTGTGAACAATTCCAGTATATCATATTTAAGAGAAAGCGCAAAAGCGCAAAAAACAAAAAGCCGTGCAAATACAAAAAGCATTCACACGACTCGGAAATTTTTACCACTATTAGTTAGTCGAAGTCCGACGGTTTACCATCGAGAAAGTTATAAAGCTGGTCGAGGGCATACTGCGCGGTGTCTTCATAACGGCATGGCTTCGGCTGTGCGTTCTTTTCTTTCTCTTCCTGTTCTATTAACTGGTCTATTCGACTTTGCTCATTGCGGTGTTGCCACGCGAGAGGCCGGTTGCCTTGGGCTAGGTTCTCATACACCGTGTATTCGTGCCCACGATAGCTGTAGACAAGATAGACCATATGTGCGTCATATCCGTGCCCGTAGTATTTCCTAATGAATGTCGCTTTTCGCATTGCTGCCCCTTTCAGCCAATCTCGTGCTCGGCACGCTCCCAAATCTTCCGGCGAATCTCACTGTCCTCGGAAAACATGAAGCCAAGCTCCAACACTTGACGGACGGCTTCTCGGTATTCCTCCAAACGGTCATGCAAGGCCATGTACGCGTCGCTCTTGAACGCCTGATTGATGAACGAGTCCGGCATGTCGCGCATGACCTTGACCAGTCTGTAACGTCCCACCTCGTCCGCGTTCTCCCAAGCGTTCATGACACGCTCACAAGTGGCCCACTGCGGCTCGTCGGCCAGCACATGCGCCACATCCTGCGGGTTAAGACGGGCCAACACTTCATCCACCTTGCCGTCTTCGGTCAGGAGAGCCGCCTGAACGCGAATCTGACTGTTGGGATTGTCCAGCCAATGTTCGACGCATTCCTTATCGAAGTTATGGTTATAGATAAGGGTTTTGACCACACGCTCGTCCGACTCCTCGAAGAAGAGGTGAGGGTCTGCGTTCTTTGCCGCCATGAGTCGAATCTGATAATCCTCGTCGTGGGCCAAACCGTTCGACGTTTCCTTGTCGAGCTTGCTGAACTTGTTGAGCATTGTGGCCGCTTTCTTGCGAATCTCGGCGCTCCTGTCATGTAGGGCCACTTTGGATAGTTCCTTGACGGGTAGTTTCTTTTCGTCGTATACGCGCCAGTCGAAGTAGTAGTTACGGACTTTCAGGGGTAGTTCGGAGAGTTTGCCGGAGTTGAAATGCTGTCTGATGTTGGCGAGTTCGTCTTCGCCTGTTTGGGTGAGAGTCCAGTCGCCCGTCTCGTTTTCCTGAATGAGTCCAGCTTTGGCGAGTTTGGTGATGTCGCGGTCGGGGAATACTCGGCGTTCGGGTTCGCGCTCGAATCGCATGAATTCGTAGACTGCGGTTTCGTTCCAGTTGATGTTGCTCATTTTTGTTCCTTGGCTTCCATATTTTTGTGTGAACAATTCCAGTATACAATTTGCTTGGACAAAACACGCCACAAAACAAAAAAGCGGGAACTACAGCAACAAGACCAATAATCCCCGCAAACCCAATCAGCAGACGCTCGCGGAACCATCATCGCAAAGAGAGCATAACAGGCAACCGATGCCGTTAATATCCCTTGTCAGATGCACGCCCTTGGTGGAGCCGCACTCCTCACAACGAATGCCACTGCGCTTACGAGCGGTAGTGGAAGTGCGGGAGGGGGCAGACCCACGACGGTAGGTTTCCTTCCTTGGCGTGCCTATGACGTATTCCACACCGTCCAACACGAACGGCTTGCTGACCTTGACGATGTTTACATGGGACACCTCGCCGTTGGCTTTGAATACCGGGAACTCGTCGGTTTCACCAGCCTCACTCCAGTTATCCCACCATTCTTTCGGGATTCGGACTTTCCAACCGTCCTTTAGCTTCGTCCAAGTCGGACGGGGTTCGGTCTTGGCGTTTTCGATAATGTCACTCATTTTTTGTCCTTTCAGCGAGTGTATCCGATTTTCCTCAGCACATGGTCTTCGGGGCTGGAGAGACGCTTGATGACCTCTTCCGGCGTGAGACTGATTCTCTTCGTGTGGAGCAGGGGTTGGAACGAGCAGGTGCGGAGGAACTTCGTGACCACGCCGTCTCTGCTCATGCGGGAGGGAATCTTCTGGTTTCGATACTGGCGGTAGGTGAAGCGGAGCCAACGAATCGCCTGTTTCGAGTCGATGGTCTTCACGTGGGGATTATCAGCGTAGGCTTTCACCCAGTTATTGCGTTCGGTGGCGCTGTGGAAAATTTGGATTAGTGGAATGTTGTTGTCGGGGTCAAGCTTCTGGTTGGGGTGGTTGACGATGGCGGCGTAGTAGGTGTTCATGGGTTGCTCCTTTTGTAGACCAAGTTTTTGTGTGAACAATCCCAGTATATATTCAAGAATAGCAATTACGCAAGTCGGCACGTCAAAACAAACTACCCAATCACACAAAAAACCAGCAAGCTCATCAATGCAATAATAGACAGATATGCCAGAACCATAAGGGACAATCCGACCAGCAAACCCCATCCCCAAGCCGATACGCGAAAATCATTTTCCCTACCGACCTCTTCCATTTCTCACTCCTATCTAAAAGGTTAACGGCTCACCTATCCTCACCAGTTTCCGGGCGGGGATGCCCGGTATTTCAATGCCGGGAGGAACCGCCCCCTCCTTTCGGTCTAAGTTTTCTTTCATTATACGCGCGTAGTGATATAATCGGAATCATGTCCCAGAAGGTCGTGATAGAACGAGTGCAGGTGCGGGGTGCCGCACCATATCTCGGCATGAGTGCGACCCCAGACGGGCAGCAGGCCCCCTTGTATTCGACCAACCCGGACATCGTGATGCGCTGGCTGTGCGACGGATGGCGTTGCAGGTACAATCAGCTGCGCTCCCGTCGCACCAAGTGGGACAGGGAATCCCAGACGGCCGTCCCGTTGAACGGGAGGCCGGACATGCGTTCCGACCGTCAGGTTAGATTGGAATGCTCTTGGCTTGCGGCCATCCCCTCCATGGTGTTGCAATCCCCGAACAGGATAGAGAACACGGACTGGTGGAGTGCGAACAAGCGTCGTAGGACGTTGAAGAAAAAGCATAGGAATCCGGGCATGATGCCACGGTTCAAATCACGTCATGACGACCTGTATTTCGTCTGCTGGCACAATAAGGGCGCGAACGCGAACTACCGGCAGTTGAACCGGAATCACGGCGAGGTCGTCATCACCGGACAGAATCCGGGCGCATATCGTCTGGACGGGCAATCATGCCGTTACAGCATCCATATCCGTGTCCGGGTCAGCCAGTCCATACGCGACTATACGAGCATCGGGGTGAACTGGACACGACGCACGCTCGTGTTCGTCAACGACCCGCTGCCGATAGGCCGTGAGCGCACGGGAGCCATGGTCGGCTTGGACAGGGGTTGCGTCCACACGCTCGCCACGTCCGACAACACTTTCATCGACCTTCCCAAGGAACGGTTGAACCGTATCGACAGGGAGATACGCCGCCGTCAGAAAGCACAGGCGAGACGCGTGAGCATGTCCGGCAAAACATTAAAACAATACCGTCAGCATGCAAGCCGCACCTATGAGCGCACCGGCAGGGAAATCGGCCGACTGTACGCGAAAGCCCACCGAATCATAGACGATTGGCAACACAAGACCACCACCAGTCTCGTCAAACAATACGACCTCATCGTATTGGAAAACCTCAACCTGCAAGACATGAGCCGCAAGGCGAAAGCCAAACCAGACCCGGAAAGGCCGGGCGCGTACCTGCATAACAGCCAGTCGGCAAAACGTGGACTCAACCGTGGTCTACGTGCGGCAAGCCTTGGCGGAATCGTCGGCAAACTCGAATACAAAACACAGTTGACCGGACGAAACCGTCTCATACTCGTCAACCCCGCGTACACAAGCCAGACATGCAGTGAATGCGGTTATTGCGACAGTCGAAACCGTGAAAGCCAAGCGGACTTCGAATGCAAGCAATGCCACATGAGCATGAACGCCGACTTGAACGCGGCCAACAACATCCTCAAACGGGGATTGGACCATCTTATCGGCTTGGACGAAGCCGAGCACGCCGAAACGGAATCAGCCGTCCAACCCGCTTATCGCGGGAAGAACGCTTCCACCATGACGTGCAAAACCTCAACACGATAAGTGTTGGAATCCCGGTGTTTCAACACCGGGAGGACGTCAAACAGTCGGAACATAACGGTCGGGAGCATTCGGGGCAGAGGATAGTCCACTTGTTCTTTTTGCAGATTGCGCAGATTCCGTTGTTCAGCACGTCAAATGCTCCTTACCGTAGTGGGTGTGATTGCTTCCAGATTAACTCAATCAGTCCAACGGTTTGCCGCGTCCGACAATCTTCTTACCGTCCGCGTTCCGCAACCATGCCAAGCCGTGACCATAGGAAACAACACCAGCTTTGACGGTCGGATTCTGCTGGAACGTGTAATAAACTTCCACCAGTCCACCGCCACCGTTCGCTTGCAGAATACGAATCCTGTAATCCTTTTCCACGGCTTTGACGGCCATATCCCGTTCGAGTTCATCAAACCAACCGTAAAGTGGGAGCATGGCGAAAGCGGCTAATACTCCTACGGTGATGAACCGCCAATATGTTTTGGCCCCTACCAGTAGGGCGATTACCGCCACGAGAACGCCGATGATGGCGATTCCGGCCACGAGCTGGCGCCAATTGCCGTTGCAATCGTATTCGACGGGAGCATAGGGATTGGTGAGGGTCGGAGCGATTTTGACGGGTTTTGACTGTTTGCGTGAGATGGTCGGCCTGTAGGTCTTCGGTTCTTTCGTGGACACGGTTTCGGTCTTTGCTTTAGGTTTCGTCTTGACTGTAGGGTCGTTCTTCGGTTCGACGGGCTTAGGAACGTTCTTCTTTTCGGCTTCCATGGGCGGTGCCGGTGGTTTCAACATTTTCCGTTCCGTCTCTTTGACTACTCTTTGCAGTTCGATGGTGGTGGACGAGTCGGGTTCGTCCATCGGTTCCTGACCTAACATCATGAGGTCGTTTTCCAGCGAGATATCCCGTTCTTTCATGCAAGGCTTCCTTTCTTTTTTGTCGGATATGAGAGAGGGGAGAAGCGGTCTGGATGACGCTTCTCCCCGAGGCTTTTAGCATGGGTCAGAGGATTCGGGTTCCCTTGCGGGTGACGAGCATGATTCTGTTTTCGTGGCGGTTCTCGAAAACGTCCCAGTTGCCGCTCAGGACTGCCAAGCATGCGTCGCCTTTGATGAGGTTCCAGCGTTCGTCGCAGTTGGATACGACGTGCTTCCAGTTGGTTGGGTTGGGCTTGCTGTGGGAGGTTTCCACGATGGCTTCGTTCATGGGCTTGTCTGCGTAGGTGTGGTCGTAGGTGTTGTCGCTTGCGACGATGCTGATGGTGCCGTTGTCGAATGCGATTGGCTGGATGGTGTTCATGTTTTCTCCTTTTGTTGTTGTGAGGCCGAACCCTTTTTGTGTGGACATGACCACTATAACACATGGTCTGAAATATCACAATACGAAAAACAAAAATGCCGACCAGCGCCTAGAAGCGGAAGACCAAGCCCTGCGCCCTGACGAAAGACCTCAGAGCCTTCGGGGGGGGGTCGAGGATAGTTCCCCCGTGTTCGTGGGTGTACTGTTCGGCGCTCTCAAGCGAAGTTAAGAGTGTGAGCTGGTCTTCGTATTCGACCGGCCACACCTGCTGTGTCTGCTGGTAGGCGTGTTCTATATACATGTTGTTCTCCTTTTTAAAATGGTTTTTGTGTGGACGATTCCAGTATACCACAGAGGGATAATGCAAAAATCCCTCACTGCACAGCCGCAAAAAGCTAAACCCGTCGAATCCGACGGGTTTAGAATCTCAGGGAATCAGCTGCCAAATCCGCCAGCCGACCAACCCCAACAGTACGAGCACCCCAATCGCATACATCCACGTGCCCGCGTATCCGCCCGCGAGGAACGCGCTCATCCGACGTTTCCGTTGCTCCAGCAGTGCGTACCATTCGCTCTCGCAACGGTCGAACATGTCCGCGTCCATGCGGGTGCCTCCGTACATGTCGAGCCAATCGCGCACGGTCGGCATGGGACCCAACGGGTCACGCAGACGGGCGTGCGGTATGAGGGCTATTTTCAACCCCTGCCACACGCCCTTGAGAAAGAACGCGGGTAGCCTGTCCCCGGTCATGACAGCTCCCCACATGGTTCGACGGTTTGCCTCAGCCCCCGTTCGACCAGTGCTCTCACCGCCGCGTTCCACGTGAGTTCGTTATCGTCGGCGTACTGCATGGTCAGCCGGTACAGGTCGGCGGGCAACATGACCACACGGTTCACGTTCGGCATCGCGTTACCTCCAGAACAGGTGGGCGAGCGAATCGGCGTCGATGTACCGGCGTCGTCCGATTTTGTAGGTGCGTATGCGACCGGCCTTCAGCAGGTCGTACACGTGCTGGCGTGAGCAGGAGAGGTAGGCCATCGTGTCAGCTATAGTGAGGATGGCTGGCAGTTCCTTGGCTTTGGTTCTCATTGTCAAGTCCTCTTTCGTTAATACCGGCATTCGCAACCGGAATCCAAAAACTCGTGTTCGCCGTCGCTCCACAGCACGGCCTCTATGGTCGAAGGGTCGTTCAGGTCGATGAAAAACGCGGCAAGCTCGTCCGCCGACAAGCGGGAGAACTCCTCGCCCACGGCTTTATAGAATTCGTCCCAAGCGGCTTGGTCGGCGTCCGATTCCATGAGCGTGGAGAACCGTTCCGCCAGTTGCGTGGATGGGAGTATGGCATGGGAGAAGCCTTCATCCGTGATATCGAGCCATGCATTCAAGCACCTGTCGGCCAGTTCTCCGACCGGGAAGGTCAGCATTCTCGTGGCGGTGCCCGTCCACTTTTGGTTTTTAGAAAACTGACTTCTACGGCCTTGGTCTTGTGTTCCATGGTCTAACTCCTATTCAATGGCTTTCTGTTTTTGTGTGAACGATTCCAGTATACATGAATGCACAAGAACGTCAAACCAGCTTCCAGCCAAGCGCGTTTTCAATGCATTAAGGCGTCAAAGCGAACCATGTCCGCGTGTCCTCTCCAAGGCGAACTGATAGGCGACTTCATCCAGTTCCTTGGGTTCCAACCCGTCCAGCACGGCGAGTGCGAACCTCACACGCTCACGGTCATCGACCGGCAACCAGATGTCGTCGGCTCCCGCGACGACGTGAATGCCCATGCCGTCGTTGTCGCTGATGTAGTCGAATCCGGTGAACTTGACATTCATGCTTCCTCCTTTTTTCTCAGTCTTCCCCGTTGTCTGAACGATGCGACGTAATACGGTTCCAATGTTTTGTGTGAACAATTCCAGTATAGCGCACTTTGTAAAACAGGCAACACGGACACGCCAAAAAACAAAAGCCCCGCCAAAACGACGAGGCCACAATCCTGAAAACTAACGATTCATGCTCAAACGAACCTCAACCGCGACGGTCAGCAACACCACCGTAATGGCGCACACGGATACGATACCGAACGTGCGGCCAAACGTGAACAGCCAAGTGCCGAACGAGTAGATGCCGAACGCGACTGCGGTTGCCACCCCACCGAAAGCGATGGTGACAAGCGTCATAAGCAGAACATCCTTGATATGCATTTTTTCTCCTTTTGGTGATGGGTTTTACGAACCCTTGTTTGTGTGAACAATTCCAGTATACATCATGTTGGGTACGACACGCCAAACAAAAAGCGCCCCACCCATCCAAGGGAGAGGCGCTAAAATCCGACGGTCAGAACTCATACTCGCAATCGGAATCGAGATACCATTTGTTCCCGTAACCCCAAAGAACACGACGGATGGTCGCAGGGTCGTTCAGCTCAACGAACTTGGACGCCAGTTCATCCACCGACATGGCGGAAAAAGCCTTGCCAACGGAAGCATAGAATTCATCCCATTCCGCCTGTTCGGCGTCGGAATCGACCAGCTCACGGAACCGTCCGGCAAGCTTCTCGTCCGGCAGTGTCGCTTCCGCAAAATTCGTGTCCTCTATATCCAACCAAGCGCCGAAACACTTGTCGGCCAACGATTCAACCGGAATGGTGAGGATGCTGGAATACGTGCCCTTCCAAGCGTTCTTCTTGAAGAAGCTAACGTCTCGTGCCTTCATTTTCCCCGTTCCTCCTATTCTTCCTCGCCGTCCGCCTGACGGAGCGGAACGATACGGTTCCACTGTTCCGTGTATTCATTCTCCACATCCTTGGAACCATTGTCCAGCAGTTTGTTCAACGTGGCTCGTCCTACGTCGCTGAGACGACTGATGCTGCGGAGGATATTCGCCACGTCGTCGGCTTCGTATAGTTTATTGCGATTGTCCGACAGTTCTTGATACTTCGAGTCGGTGAGGTTCCAAACATAGTCTTCCAGCAGTTTCCAGTCTTCTTTTTCGGCAGAGGGTACTGGAATCGGCTTGGTGAGCCGCCAATCTTCGAGAATGTCCTCCCAAAGGTCGGTCTTGACGTTGTATTCGCCAAGGTCTTCCTCGTGGGTGAGTTTTTCGATTCGCTGTTCTTCGCCATCCTCGTCCAAGTAGTCTATTGTGAGATATTCACTATCCACTGACAGTGTGGAGAGTTCGCGTAGTTTGGTGATTTTGAGGTTGGTGATTGTCTTAATCATTTTTGTTCCTCCTTGTTGGAATCTATCTTTTGTGTGAACAATCCCAGTATACCATGTTTGTAGGAAAAAACAAAAACAGCCCACTCCCCAAAGCAAGGAAGCGGGCTGAAAAGTCAGGCATTCAGCAAAGCATGGGACGAAACACCCATTTCAGACAAACCCAAACCCACATTGTTCGCGTCACTCACACCACGAGCAAAACCATCCTTGCTACCACGAGCAGTGGCCGCACGACCCGGCACCAGCTCAAGCTTGTCAAAATACTCGTTCAGACGCTGACTCTTGCATGACACCAGCTCACGACCGGAAGGAATGGCGAGACTCTGCTTGCGAAGCTCCTCGAAACGTTCGCTCAAACGTTCGTTGAATCCACCGCGATAACCATAGTAGAACTTGGCGCGTGGATAATCACGACGCATGTACTGTTTGCATTCCGTCAGCGTCGGATAGGATTCACGTCCGTAATGCGTTTCGACGTATTCCTTGTTGTCCTCATAGTACGCTTTGGCGTGCTGGTCAATCATGTCCGCGTAGCTAGTGCGGGCGTGGACTGAGCAGTATAGGTCGATGCTTTGGAAGAGAAGGACTGCGGCGTTCACATCGTCCTCCTCGCCTACGAACATGACGGCACGTTCCTCAATCCTTCCGCCACACCGGCTTTCGTGAATGTAGGCGCGGCATTCGTTAGCTTGGGCGATGATGGTCGCAAGGTAGCCTTGCTGATGGTAGATGGTGGTTTTGCTTACGTTCACGCCACGTTCGATGATTGGCTTGTTCGTGCGGGTGCGGTCGCGTTTCCAGTCTTCGATACGATATTCGTTGATGAGTTTCTGTGCCCGCTCGAACGCCATTTGCGCCTCATTGTCGCTGGATGCTTCGTTTTCGGCTATTGCCATGAGGTTGTTGATGCGTTCGATGATGCTGTCGATGTTGTTCATTTTTTGCTCCTTGGTTTTCTTTTATCTTTTGTGTGAACAATCCCAGTATACAGCGTGCGAAAAAACGACACACCCAAAAAACTATAAACAACCTCTGAAAAAACAAACCCCTCCAACCTATAAGGGAAGGAAGAGTACTGTTACGGAATCGTTCAGGCGTCCAAGTGGGAATGATGCAGAAGCCTACGAACATTGATATTGTGGACAAACCTATCCTGACCGGCAAGCCTCGAAGCAAACTCCCTATCGGTATATCCACCGTCGGAAACACCGTCCAAAACAGTCTCGGGAATATTGTCCAACATGTAATAGCTGACGCCGGTCTGACCCTCGACATGCTCGAAAAGCATGTAGTAGACGCCCTCGGGGTCGTCTGTGAAACGACTCATGACATACGACTTGTCCTTGACTGCGAAAATGTTGTAGTCATCTGCGCCGAACTGCTTGAAGTATGCGGGCTTATTCATTTTTTCTCCTTGGTTTTTCAACTTTTTTATGTGAACGATTCCAGTATACTTCAAGCGTGGAAACAATACAAAAAAGAGGGACGGAGACCAAAACGGAAACCGTCCCTCAATGCCTTTTAGAAAAGTGACCTTATCTCAAACAAGAATCTATTTTAAACCACTTCCGTTTAGGTCGTCAACCTCTACTCTCGACAAAGCTGCCTATTATCGAACTTAACCCCTTGGTACATGCTTTTTTAAAGTATTATACTTATTATAATTATTATAAAATCAAGGAAACAGACATGACCAATCCGTTCAAACCAACCGCCGGACGTATCCCGCCGATACTCGTCGGACGAGAAGAAATCATCGAAGACTTCGACTATGCGCTGAAAGACGGTGTAGGAAGCCCCGGACGGCTGATGTTCCTCACCGGAGCCAGAGGTGTAGGGAAAACAGTCATGCTGGACACGTTAGGAACACACGCGCAGAAGCAAGGCTGGAAAGTCTATAACGAAAGCGCCGATAGAGGTTTCACCCAAAGACTGGTGGACGCACTTACCGGCAAGGACACGACTCGCATATCCGCCTACGACATGCCTAGCGTCGGGTTGAAAGGTGATGTAGGGAATCTGGAACTGAGTTTGGGGAGAATCGAACTCGAACACAATGAGGAACGTTCCTTGACGCTACGTCAAGCGGTCGGCAAACGTTTGGACAAGATGAATGAAAGCAAGCAGGGCATTCTCATCACATTGGACGAAGTGCAATCCGGTTCCATGGACGAAATCAGAGCTTTGTCCACTGCCGTGCAACATCTTATCCGCGAAGGACGGAACATCGCGTTCATTTTCGCTGGGTTACCGTCCGCCGTGAACGACGTGCTGTCGGATAATGCCATCACCTTCCTTCAACGGGCAGAACGGTATCATTTGGGTTCCGTGCCAACGGAGAAGGTTCTGAAAGCATTCGAGGAGTCTTTCAGCGGGGAGAAGAAAGCCGGGATGGAAACGTTGATACGGTTGACCAATGCCACTCATGGTTATCCGTTCATGATTCAGCTGGTGGGTTATTGGGCTTGGAGGGTTTCCGAAACCAACGGCCATGTGAATCAAGTGACCGAGGAGGACGCGGTCAAGGGTATCGAAAAAGCCCAAGCCAAACTAGGGGATATGGTTCACGCCCCAGCATTGCATGGCTTGCCATCCCATGCGGTGAACTATCTGCTTGCCATGTCGGTGGATGATACGGTGTCGAATACAGGTGAAATCGCCCGTCGGTTGAACCGTTCGCCACAGTTCGCCAACGTGTATAGAACCAAGCTGATTGAGAACGATTTGATTGAGCCGGTCGGTTACGGTGAAGTCGCTTTCAAAATGCCGTATTTGCGGGATTACTTGCGTGAGCATGGGGCTTATTTGCAGATGCGGGAGAATATCAGCGAACGCTCGGAGAACTAGGTTTTGTTGTTCTGGGCGGTTTAGCATGGACAAGCTGGAAGAATTCAAGCTTGCCACCATTTGACATTTACCAGAAAGCCCCTCAACTAAGGGGCTTTCCTCTTTTGCTATCCCTTGTGCGTTTTCTCATACCATTCCACGAATCCCAGCATGGCTTGCTGGAATGATGGTTTGAATTCGCCGTTTACGGGAATGTTTCGGTTGAGTGGCGTGGTCTTATAGTTTTCCGGTAAGGGTGTGGCACACCATTCGGGTGGTATCCGGTCGGTGAATGGTTCCTCGCAATCGTCGCTGAACATGAGTCCTACCGGCTTGCCGTTGAGGAGGATTGTTGCGTGGGGGCTGATTTGTCCTTTCGCCAACCGGTATTCGCCTCTTGTCGTGTGTATTGGATAGTGGAAGGTTTCAGGTAGTCCTCCCCGCCGGTATTCGTCGCGTAATAGTCGAATCGGATTATAGTAGCGTTCCAATGCGGGGTATGCCCATTCGCATCCGCTCCAACAGTCACGTACCCTGTCCATTCCGTCCCAGTTTTCTTTCGGATTGGGTTGGATGCTGAGTTTGCGGTATCGGTCGGTTTGACACCAGCGGGTGGGATTGTTCAAGGCATAGTTCGGCGTGGTTTGTTCAGCTAACCGTATGAGAGTGCCGAGGGTGCATGAAGCATAATGTTGCTTGTCGTATCGTGCGACAAGCCGATACGGGTCGGCATCATCCTTGTTAAACACAGGCTTCAACACGCGTAAATGTTCCTCCGTTACGGGAACATCAAGGTCGGCTGGTAAACCCAACACTTCCATCCAACCTCCAAGCCTGTTCGTATCCCACTTGTAATCCTTGCAGTATTGCGCTTGCAACAGCCAAACCATCCAACGGCGCACATTCCGCATCAGTACGGGATGGGACGCGAATTCGAGAGAACGCCCCAGCATGTCATGATTCACATTATCCGGCGTGGTAATACTGGTTCGATTACCGTACTCGTCCACTGCCGTCACGACGATATTGTGTCCGGCGTCCACAGCCTTGAACATGTCGCTGATGTTGTCTTCCACGAACGTGGGCGGAATGAGACGCGACTGGACTTGACCATCAATCGGCACGGAGAGCATCATTCACATCCTCACTATTAGAGGCGAGTCGGGTTCGGAGTTCCCTCAACCGGCCTAACCGTTCCTCCACAGCCTGAATACGAACGTCAACCGCAGTCAACGTGTCACCATCCGGCTCAGACAACTCATACTTGCCGGACGACAATCGTTCCAGAAAACTGGTGGGAACATCCCATACCAATAATCGGAGTTTGTCGGGACTGAGATTCAACCCCGTATACAAGCCGGTTTTAGGCCACATGCCATCCACGAGAGCCACATTCGGCATCATGCGCGGTGGACGGTCGGGCTGATATTTTTCGACTAGGATTCGACCAGCGAACCAGATAATGTCGCTATCCTGCTTGGAGTACGCGTACAAGTAGTCGTAGGGGTCAATGGTTAGAGTGACGCGCTTTTCAGCGTCCACGCCCTTATGCCACCAGAAGTATTTGTCTAAAGCTTCGAACACCAGCCTTTCCACACGAACATTGAACGTCCAAGTCTTCAACTTGTCATCAAACGTTCCGCCCAACGCGCGGGAGCGACGGGCGAACAACGGATTATACGGAGCCTTAACCTTCAAACGGCCATCACTGCGAGTGACCGTAATATCATCAAAACCTGCCATGACAGTTTCCTTTCACTCAAACGGCATACTCTGACCAATGCGCTGATAACCTCTAAAGCCCCACATGGGCGAAGTCCCGAGGAAGGAAATGCAAGTAAACCCAGTGTAACACCAAGCCGGGAAGAAAAACTAGCCGACAAGCATGCCGAGTGAAATACGATACAATCCAAGCCTCACGAAATCTCATCCAAAAGACTCTCTTGAGGAAGCGGAAGATTCTGCGCCACCATTTCTGCTAATCGGACGGCCAATCTTTTTCTCGTCCCATCCAAAGCTTCCAGCAGATTGCGCCCCTCCACCACACAATCTGGAAAGTCCGGAATATCACGGGTGAAAAGCCAGCTTCCGCATTTCACAATGCCTCCGATACCACGCTTTCTCCCGAGCGCACAGTCCACGACGGTGAGTTAGACCCGACAGTGTGCTCTCATGGCTCGTCCAAGAATCCTGAACTGTCCTCAATCCCACATGCACGCCATCATATGAGCAGATAAGGTTACACGCATGCCGTCGGCTTGCACGCAACGCCTTATGGTGCATGCGGATAAGAATACTGCCGTCATCCTGTACACTGTATACGCGTTTCAGGAATGTGAGTTGACCGGTATGACAGTCCACTATGCGGGTCTTATGCTTGTTCAACCGCAATCCCAATTGGTTGACACGCCGCTCATAACCGGCCAACACACGTTCGGCCTGTTCACGATTCTCGCAGAAACAGTAGGCATCATCCATATACCGTCCGTAGAATCCTTGCGACATGCACCAGTGGTCAACCTTGTTCAAATACCAGATAGCCATGGTTTGGCTCGTCTGATTACCTAACCCTAAGTGTGGTTCGTCCAATACGAAGATTCTCAATACGGTTAGAATCCGTTCCACATCCTGCTTCTCCCGTCCGGTGCGGGCGATGCTCCGGTACAGGGTGGAAATCATATCGAACGCTCGTTGGGAGCTGATACTTCCGAAATAGTTGGAACAGTCGAAGATGACAGCATACGGATGCTCCCATTTGCCCAAAGCCCGCTTATAGTGTAGTTCGAACCGTTTTCGGGCGAACGATGTTCCACGTTTCGGTAGGCTTGCCGCATTATCGTATATCAGTTGGCTTTCCACGATGGGGACGAGACTGTTGTCGCATAAGGCGCGTTGCACCACCCGGTCTCGGAAGGATACCGCGCTGATGTGGCGGAGTTTGCCTCGTTCGGAAATGTCGAATCGGATTGGCGCTCTCTTCTTGTATGTGCCGTCCTCTAATTCTTGGGCGAGTTTCCAACAGTTGACGGCACGCCTATTGTCGAAGTTCAACACTGTGTTTTTCCACGTGACGCCGCGTTTGCATTTTCTTGCGGCTTGGTAGAGCGCGTCGAATCCGAATGTTTGTTGGAAGTCGATGTAACGGTGGAGCTTCCTGTACTTATCATCCGAGCGTTGTTGCAGTCTGCGTTGGCGTCTTCTACGTCTTTGACTCGCATTCACGATTTTAATGCTTCCTTCACTAGGGAAAGAGAAAAGAATGGTTGAGGGCAGGTCGTCGGCAACAACCCAAGACATGCAATGATGTTGGACGCCCAGCTTAAGGGGCGAGTATCCGTCGTTTCCGACAGTCTTAATATCTCCCTCAACCTATTTCACGCGCAACCCATTTTTCGAGGGGCAGCGCATTCGACCATATCCCCTTCCCCTTCGGGAGGCTTTCACCCATTGGGCTACTGGCCTATCTGATGTTAGTTTTTGGTAAGAGGAATCGGGGACAACGGAGTAGCGATTGTTAGCATTGTTGTTGTAGCTGGGGTCGCCGTTCGAGTTCACTTGGAGGAAATTGTTGTTGTTGTTCGGGTTGGGCGAACGCTCCCACCAATTGTTGTTGTTGGCACCGGAGGGTGCTGAACCGGAAACGGAAACACCATTTTGGATATGGCCGGTTTTGTTTAGTTATATTTGGGGTTGAACCCAAGTGTCCATTCTAGTGGTGGTCTTTGACTCGACGGTTTTGGCTTTCTTCAACTGGTCTCGCTCGTATCGGACTGCCCCCGTGAACACCCCCATGGCTTTGTAGAGTGTGCCCGCATAGTTGACAAATTTCTTCTCCTTGATTACGGGATTGTAGGTGGGGTCGCCTTCCTGACTGTTCTGGTAGGCTTTCATGTCGCGTTCTCGTGGTGGATAGTCTATCCAGTCGTCTACGAGGCCGGAGAGTGCGTTCAGCATTCCTTGGGCCTTGCATAAGAGTTGCAGTTTCATCTTATGCTCTTCGAGGGTGCTCGCGTAGATGGTGTCGGCGCTGTAGGCGGCTGTGTACATGTCGTAGGCGATGTGCATGACGTGTATGGTTTCGATGTTGTCTCGGCTTTTGGGCCATTTTCCGGAAGAGGTTTCTGGTGGCGTAGAGTACGATTCTCGCTTGGTTCGCATATTCGCTTTTTGCTTTTGTCCGCTTGCTGGTGGGTACTGTCATAGGGGCTTCTTTCGTGTGATGTTTTAGCGGGGTGGGATGAACCCCACCCCTAAAGATGGGGGATTAGAAGGAGAAAGCGGGGACAACGGAGTAGCGATAGCCAGCAAAGTAGTCGCAGCTGGGGTCGCCGCCCGAGTACACTAGGAGGAAATCGTAGTTGTAGCTCGGGTCGGGCGAACGCTCCCACCAACTGAGGCTGTTGGCACCGGAGAGTGCTGAACCGGAAACGGTTCCGTAGATTCCAGACAGAATATTATTGTTTGAATAGTTGTGCATCACCTTGCCTTGGAAATACTCGTATTGGCTTCCCTCCTGACTTAACGCTTGGAATCCATTAGAGCTTTTCCACCCGTCGTATATGGTTGGTACGAGTTCCCTGTAGGATACGAGCCATACCTTGTCTGCTGTGGCGGATGCGGCGGAGCCGGAAGTGTTTCCGTAGTCCATGTTGTTGGTTTGTTTCAATACGGTGGTCACGTTGTTTTGGAAGTCGGTGGGGAATTGGTTCCAGATTTCCCCATTGTTCATCCATTGACGGAGATTACTGTCGCGCCATCCGCCCTTGTTGGTGTAGCCGTTCGTGCAGGTGGTCGTGTTGTCGGTTGGCATGACGCCGTTTATGCAGTACGCTTTCGGTAACGCGTTCCATGCCATGAACGTCAAGCCAGCCTTTTTGCCGCTACCATCAGCCTTGTCGTCGTGGAGGATGCCGATGAGCCGGAATGGAAGATTGGAACCGTCCGACAGTGTGAGCGAGCCTTGCGTGCCCTTAGTCAGATTATCCTCCATTTCCGCATAGTAAGCGCTTCCCTTGCCCTTGTCGCTCAAATCGTCGGCAATCTGCTTCAATCCTGCGGCGTTGTAGCCCGCATAGCAGACCTTGTCCACGCCGGTCGAACATTTGGCCGGTTCCGAAGCGATGGCGCTACCGGTGATGAGTCCGCCGCAGACCGCCGCCACGATGGCGAGGGTGGCGAGGATTCGTTGTCCCAAGTGGCGGTTCACACGGTTACTGGCGTGCATGCCCATTTTTGTTCCTTTCACTTACGGTCTTCCTTTCTCAACAGGATGATTGCGGTGACGAGTCCCAGAATGCTGACGAGTATGAGGATTGGCAACAGTAAGCCCATGCCGGTGTGGGGCATGCTCATCATCCATGTTTCTGGTAGGACGCCCGCGTCCACATTCTCCTTGTCCGGCTTATCCTGTGTGAGGATGATGGTGAACGTGGATTCACCGTACTTGTCGTCGCTCGTGTTCGCGTCGGAGTCGGTGGAACTCGCGTCATTCGGAATGTCCATGTCGTTCGCATCCGGCTTGGTGAACTCTTGGTGGGCGACGCGGCTGAATTGGATGGTGTACTGGTCGCCGTCCGCGTCCAAGTGTTCGAACTTGTACTTGCCGTCCTTGTCGGTCTTGGTGGATGCCACCTGCTTGCCGTTCTTGTCGTACAGGATTACGGTCTGGTTGGCGAACCGGTTCGACTCGTTGTCGCTTCGAATACCGTCCTTGTCCGTGTCCTCCCAATACAGGCCGCTGATGGTGCCGAGTTTCTTCGCGCTGGTGGTTGGTGTGATGATGGTGCCGACTTGGTCGCAGGAGTCTTCGTCGCTGGTGCTGAACCAGTGTTGGTGTCCTTCCTCCGTATAGTCGGTGTCGGTGCGGCATGTCGGATTGCCGGTCACGTCATTCGTGTTCGTATCCAGTTTGGATGCGTTCGGAGGGTCCGGCTTGGTTTTGCCGCTTGCATGTGGCGTGCCTGAGTATGGCGTGTGTTCGGAGGTGAACCATGCTTGGTTGAGAATGGTCTTCGTATTCTTCTTGACCCACTCGTCTTTCTCAGTTGGAGACCACTTGGTAGTATCCGCAGTTTCACGGTCAACGGTGCCAGTGAAATGGTAGATGACATAGCCGCCCGACTCAATCGCATACGGCAGATTGTACGTGCGGGTCGTCAACCCCTTCTCCGTGGACTCGCTCAACGGTTCGACCGGTACGGCGGTCGGGTCGGACGATACGACCATTCCCTTCAAACCGGTGGAACGTGCGCCACCCGTCTTGCCGTCACCATACGGGTCGAAGCCCGCAATCATGACCTGCTTGCCGACAATGAGCACGTCACGGTCGCCGCCCGCAACGTCGGATGCGGTAATGCCCGTATCGATTGGCGTGGAAACAATATCCGCGTTGCCGCTCGTACTGCCGTTGGTCCAATACCTGCCTGTACCGGTCTTACCGTTCGCTAATTGGCCGTCACCATTCCAGCCAGCCGCCCACAAGTGTTGGTTCTTGTCGATGGCGTAGAAAGTGTTGTATCCGCCACCGATACGGGTGATGTACCTCAGATTAGACACATTGGACTGGTCGATACCGCTATCACCTCCGCCGACGAGCACTATCACTGTACCCGCGTCAGTCAACCCGTAGGCGTTGCCGAATGAGGCGACAACTTGCGTGAAACCAATAGAGAAAAACTCGTCGCCGTCCACCACACAACCGCCGTAGGACGTCAACGCGACCCACCTGTACGTGCTGGCGCTGACCTGCGTGAACGTCTTACCCGACTGGATTTGCGTCCACGTTGAATACGAGGTGGAACTGACTTTTCCGACCACCCACAAGGTGCCGTCACTTGCTATCGCCACAGTGAACTGGTTGCCGCACGCCACGTCAACAAACGTCTTATCTTCTGCGACTAGAGTCCACTGGTCACGATTATCCGTATCACCCGTACCCAATTGGCCGCTACCATTCCAACCAGTCGTATACAAGTGTCCGTCCGTGCTGATGGCGGCGGAATGCTTGCCTCCGGCGGCGACTTTCAGCCAACTACCGTTGATGATGGTCGGCTTGTTCACGTTCACCGGAGTACTCGTGTTCGTGGAGTCAGGCTTGAAACCCAATTGACCATACTGGTTGTTACCCCACGCATACAACAAGCCCTCACTCGTCAACACAAACTTATGGTCGCCACTCGTCGCAACCTGCTTCGCGCCACCAGACTCGATGGAAACCGTACCGGCGGTAGCGGAAACATCATGCACATCAGCGCTCATACGGTCAGAAACGACACTGGACGTGTCAAAACGACTAGTGCCAGAATTCTGTACTTTGACATCCCAGTTGATAACGCATTTCGTATCAGTGCAACTGGTGCCGGTGACGGTTTTGTCCACGGTGGCTTTCGGGTCTGGTTTCGCGTAACCGTAATCCACGTTCTTCTGGTCTGCGCCGATGCCTAGGTGGATGTCGTCGGACGTGTCTTTCGCGTTGGACTTGATTTTGTCCGACCAGCTGCGCGTGTTCACCACGTCTTCCAGCTTGTTGTAGTAGGTTTTGACCTGCGTCTGCACGCCATCACCCGTACTGGTGCCAGTGTTGCGTTTCACCGAAGTGCGGTAGGTGCCGGAGTGGAGCAGGTCGAACTCGTAATGGCCGTCCTTGTCAGTCTTCACCGTTTTGACGGTCTGCCAGCCTCCGCTTGAATCCTGCTTGCCGAGGGTGACTTCCACTCCTTCGATGTGCTCCTCACCGTCTCCGATGAGCGTGTTCTCATCCTTATCCCACCAGACGGTACCGCTGATACTACCGGCCACTACCTTCGCCACGTCAGGCCACGGCTGGTTGCCCGCCGGTTTGTCGGAAGCGTCGGAATAATAGTTGCGACCAAGCCACAGCGTGTACTTGTCGTCTTTCACATTGTCGGATGGGGTGAGCGTGATGGTGCCGTTCACCGCCGAATAGGACAGTTTATCGTCGGACGCGACGACAGTGCTGGTCAGTCGGATGGCGGTGATGTTCTTCTTCTCGGTGGCGGACAATTCATCCCATGTCTTCCACTCGTAGTCAGCCGGATTATCCGACTTCTTTCCGGTGGTGGTTGAATAGTAGACGGTCGTACTGGTCGAATTGTCCATATTGACCGTGACGGGCTGGGTCAGTTCGTAGGAGCCATGATAGTTGCTGTATCCACGCTCATATTCGACCAGCTTGTCCTGCACGTACTTCTCATCACCATTCGCAGGAAGCAGTAGCATGCTATCCATGGTGCCGGTATGGCCGTCGCCCTTGCCGTACACGTTGAACTCCCAAGTAAGCGGGTCACTGATTTCAGCCTTCGTGGTCTTCACACGCATGATGCCACTGTTGGTTTCCGCATTGGAGACAGGGAATGGGACGCTGGGCGTATTGCTTTTGATGGTTTGGGCTTGCAATGCGCCGTTCTCGTCAACGTCCACGCTCATATTCGCACTGGCGGTCACAGTCCCGGTGGCGAGATTGGATACGATGCCACTGAAATGCAGGTCAGGCAAAGTGGCCGACCCTATACGGTCTACTTCCGGCGTGACTTTGCCGGAACGTGGCGTGAACACGAGATTATTCCCGTCCACTTTCATCTGCCAGAACGAATCATCACAGGTCGGATTGTACAAGCCTTTCGGTTTCGGCACCGTGATGGTCGGCGTCATGCTTGTATTGGACAGGAGAATGGTGCGCAACTGTTCCGTGACCGTATAATCCACTCGCATGCCGGGAGTCAAATCGACTGCGCTTCCGGACGGGTGATTGGAACTGTTGTTCGCATACACTTGATTGCCTTCACCATCGTAGGCTTTCAGACTGATGTCGATACTGGTGGTCGGGTCTACCGGCTTGGCAATCCACACCCAATTGGTGACGCTTGCCTTATCGTCTTCGGTAAGCCATGCGGTCAGCGTATCCAAAGCTTCCACATTGCCTTTGGACACGTCGGCTATGGCGAGCGTGTTGAACGTGACCTGAACGTTCGGCGCATCCTTTCCCAAAGTCAAAGTGTCGGGGTTGAACGTCACCCGAATCTTCTTGACGTTCGGAGCGTCCGTGTCGGATGGTTCCCCGTCATGCCAATTGTCTTTGCTATCAGCCCATTGAACTTTGTAGTCGGAAACCGGAGCGCCGTTCTGGGTGACTTCCAAGCTTCCATCCCACCGCATGCGCGTATTATCCCACTCGTCCTGCATGGTCGGCGTAGTGTTTTTAAGCTTGTCCGCCGTAACGTTCGCCGCATACATTTCCAAAATGGTTTTGACTTGCGTTCCACGGGACACGGTGTCGCCGGAACCGTCGGAATAGTAATGGTAGATGTCGGCTTTGCCTTCGGCGGCGTCGAACGTCAGATTCTCCTTGTCGAACATGGTCTTGGACGCAGTGTTAGGCCGTTGCAGTCCTTTGCCGAACAGTGGAATCTTGCCAGCTGGAGTCGGCTTGAGCCGTTGGATGATGGCTCGTGACCAGTCATTGTTCGCATACGGGTAGCCGACGCGGGCACCCGTATCCTTGTTGTAGGTGCTCTTGTCCCGTCCAATGTTCCAGCCGGGTTCTCCACCTTTGCCCATGTTCAACAGTGCGTCGCCGTTATCGTCTTTGACGCTGAACACGGTTTCGTCGGGAACAAGGTGGACATCGTAATATTTGACGTCTCCTTCTTTCATGTTTTTGAGCGCGTCGGTTCCGGCGGGAATCCTGTAGCTGATTGTCACCGCCGCACCGTTCTTGCCACTGGATACGGTCAGATACTGTTCTTTATCACTGTTACGGGTAATCCGCTGACCGCCTACAGTCCACACGGTGCCCTGCGGGAAGTCGGAAATATCCACTTTGGTAGTCCAATCGATGCTGGTGGACGCGCCCTTCGTGGACGAATAACCCGGATAGGTCAACGCGTCGGCACGAATAGTGAAATCGCCGGTCGCATCGGTGTTCTGACTCCAATAAGTACGATGCTCATACGAGTATTGACCTTTCACCGGATTGCCACCATTGTCAATGACCAAGTCAGCCGCCGGAGCGGATACTACAGTCAGCTCATCCGTACGATACGTGGTTGACGTTCCACCTTCGCGGGCGACGACGATTTTCGGAATCTGACCCGGCTTGACCAAGCCTCCCGTGTCTTTTGCTTTCAGATAGAAGGTTTGGGTCATGGTTTCCACGCCACCGGCTGGAACCGTGTAGGAGCAGGAGCCGTCACTGTTTTTCTTCGCGGTGACGAGTTGTCCCGGCTGGCAGAAGCCACCACCGTCAGCAGTCTGCAAATACGGCGCGTCATCCAAGTCGAACTTCACGTTGATGGTACGCTTGCCCGCCGCGTTGAAGTTCAACGTGAGAGAATATTCGACCGTATCACCGGATGCGACCACGCCATCGGTAGGGGAATCATCGCCCGTGGCGAACCCGTTCTTCGAATTCACGAACGTTTGCGAACTCGTGCCATGCCCCGTACCGTCGGCTTTCTTAACGATTTTCGCAGTAGCATATGCGGGCTTCAACTCGTCCGCATGCGCTTTCGGAGAGGCTACCGAATTGGTCATGCATGTCAGGCCGGATGCCAGTGTGGCGATTGCGGCCAATAATGCTACCGGATGTGCCACATGCTTTTTGAGAATACTCATTAGTGTTCCTTCTTTGCGTGGTTTTTTCTACGGATGATGAGAATGGTGATGATGATTACCGCAAGCCAGAATCCGCCGACGTACAGCATGAGCCATTGGTTCGTGTGGTCTTTCGGCGCGTTTTCGGGTCTGGGTGCAGGGTGCGGCATGCTGGTGCGCGTGCCGGTCACTAGGAGCCGCTTGTTGTTGATGCCGTATGGCGTGCAGGTTAGAAGTGTGGCGAGGTCTTTTCCGGCGACGATTTTCAGTTTGGTGAAATCGGATGGGTCTACCACGCTAATATCCGTGACCTTGTAGGCGAGCATATGTCCGGCGGTTATCAGATAGAAGACGTCTCCCTTTTTGGCTTCACTGCCGAAGCCTCGCAGCTTGTCGAACATGAGCTGGTCGGCCAAACCCGTGTGCGCGGATATGACAGTATGCGTGTTCTTGCCACCGACGGGGAGACTGGAACCATATAAGTGTCCGGCTCCAGCGGCCAACACGTTTTGCGACGTGCCATGCCGGATGGGCAGGTTGATGCCCAAGCGTGGATATTTGATGGTAGCCATGACCCCATCCTTGGGGGTGGATAGTTGCTTCCGATACGTGTTGTCCGATTCGGACTTGTTGACGCCCGTCCAAGGGTCTTCCGCCTCACCAAGAATAGGCTGGCCTTCCTCGTATAGGCGTTGATTGTAGGCTTGCGCGTCCGCATACTCTTGGGCGATTCGTTTCACGTCAGTGTTTCCCACGGCTTGCGCGTGAGAGTCGGTCAACCGGTTGGATTGGCTGCTGTTCGAAATCATGAGAATGAATGGGATGGTTCCGGACAGGGCGGATAGGATTAGGCAGAGAAGTCCCGCTATGGCTCGATTTCCCAAGCCTTTCGGTTTCGCCGTATGTTTTCCCAAAACCCCTCCCATGCGGTTATAAAGAATCTAAAAGGTGGCGTGTCGATATTTGGGTTCCCGACACGCCAAGCGGAACATTTCATGCTTTTCCAACCGTCAAACGGTCAGAAAAGTTTTCTCATACGGCAGTATTCCAATCTCCAATCTCACGCCTTGCGACGAAGCAGCAGGGCGGAAGCGCCAGCCAACAGGACGGTCATCACGCCGAAGATGGACAGCCAGACCGCACCGGTCTTCGGCATGTCAGCGATGTTGCGGGCGTTGATGACGGTCACTCCATCGTCACTGCTCTTGGAGGCCAGCTTGTTCGAATCTTGTCCGAATGCGGTGAGGGACGAAGTGCTGGTGTTATGGTCTTGGGACTGGGCCACGCCAACGGTCAGAGTGAACTCCGGCAGAATGCTGCCACCGAACGGACTCTTGGTTTCGGTCACCGTGTAGTCACCGTACAGGCCCTTCAAGGTGATGACGCCATGGTTCTTATCGGTGGTGGTGATGTCGGCGCTTGCGGTAGCGGCCTCAGTCGAGTCGGCGACACGATACTCGTTATCATTCACCTTGACGAACTTGACGATATTGTTCTTGGCGTCCTTGATGTGGAACATGGCACCCGCGAGCGGAGCGTTGTTCGTATCGGTCTTGGTCAGAGTGAACTTGCCGACGTACACGTAAGTGGTGTCGCCCGGAGTCTTCTGATGGTCGGTGACGTTGTTCGGATTGTGGGAGTATTCGACTTCGCTCGTGTTGGTGTCAACACCGTCCACGTGGGCGTTCTTGTTCACGGTCATGTCATAAGTGACAAGCACGGGCGTACCGACCGGGAACGTGGTCTTGGCGGCGATGATGTCGGAAGAATTGTCAGCGGTCGGGGCGAACAGGATATGGAACTTGCCCGTCTCGGTCGTCACCTTGTAATCCTTGCCAGCAGTCAAAGCCTTACCGCCGACAGTGACCTTCACACTATCCGGGTTGAAAGTCAGGCCATTAGTATACGTATCGTTGAGCGCATAATAGTAGTGGTCGTAGCCAGTCCAAACAGGCACCTTGCTGGTCATCTTGAAAGAGACCTTCTTGCCGATGGAGGTCTTGGCTACCGCGTATTCCTTCTCCCTACTGATTTTCTCATCCGTAGCACCATCCTCAACACCGGTAATACCCTTGGTCACTTCAGCGTCATGCACCTTATAGTCCACGGTGCCCAGCGTGTAGGTCTTTTCACCGTTCTTCAACGTGGTCTTGCCGTCGATGCCGGTGCCGTTGAACATGACGATGGACGCCTGACCGGTCTTGGTGGCGTCCACGACCGCATACACGCCCGGACGGACGGATGCGGTCATATGCTTGGCGTCGGCGCCCTTGGCGAACGCGGTGCCCTTGTCGCCGGTGACGGCGTCCTCGTTCTTCAACTGGTCGATGAAGTCACGAAGCTTGCCAGCCCACGGACTGTTCTCGGAATCAAGGAGATTCTGCACGACCCACACCATCGGATTGGACGCATTATATCGGTATCCGGCAGTCTGGTCTTTCTTGGACTGGGTGTCAATATGGGCTTTCGTCAGTGCGTCAGCAATAGCAGAAGCCTTGCCCGCGTCAATCAGGTCAAAGCCGGTAATATTAGTGCCATCAGTCTGCGCATACGAATAGTAGGCGAGCGGCACAGCCTTCAACGTGCGATTGCTAATATCACCATTAGCAGCGACGGTCAACGTCTGACGAGCAGCCGCACCATCACCAAGCTTGGACTCGTCAACACGAGTATCAGCCGCCATGGCGGAGCCGACTCCAGCCAAACCCATGGCACCGGCCACAAGCGTGGCGACCGTTGCCTTCAACAGGTTTTTGGTTTTCACCTTTGTTTTCCTTTCCTTACTAGACCCGGCGCGCGTTCATTCATCGAACGGGGTCAATATCGGATTACATTCCTAATATACCGCACGCACCCTCATTAAAAACCTTGAAAGAACGCTTTCAGCCCTTAAAAATAAGGAGGGCATGGCTTCCCCTACCCTCCAACATGTCCCTGAACAGGTTAGTTTCCGGACTGTTCGGAACCTTTCCCACTTAGTGCGGAACCGGCGGCATGACCGGACACCATACTGTTCAGCAACGCTTTCAAATCGATGCCCAAGGATTGCGACAAGCCTTCGCTCAACTGGCTCACACTGTTCACCGTGTCGCCCACGAGCTTCGTGCTGTTTCCGTCGCCATACATGGTGATGTGGTCAACCTTGGTGAGCGGTTCGGCGGCGGCTCGAACCATGTCGGGGAGAATCTGAATGTACTGTTGGGCGAGGATGTACGTGTTGTTCATCGCATTGTAGGCTCGGCCTTGGGCGCGGATTGCCTCGGCTTCGCCTACACCCTTGGCCTGTGCGGCGGAACCCTCGGCCTTGCCTTTGACTTCGGTCGCGTGCGCGTCCGCGTCGGCGGTGGATTGGGTGGCCTGAGCCTCCTGCTGGCGTAGATACAGTTCCGCATCCGCATGCTTGCGGGTCGTGTACACTTGCGCGTCGGCCTGCTGTTCGGCGGCGTATCTGTCGGCGTCGGCCTTCTTGCGGATGGTCGCGTTCAGTTTCTGCTCTTCGATTTCGGCGTTCTTCTGTTCGAGGACTGCCTTCTTTTCGGCGGCGGCGATTTCCGCCTCCTGCTCCTTGACCTTGAGAGTCTTGGACTGTTCGGCGGCGGTGATGCCCTTCACCGCGTCGGCCTCGGCCTGCGCCTTGTCGGAGATGGATTGGAGTTCGGCTCGTTTCAGGTCGAGCTGGTTCTGACGGACGGCCACGTCCTGTTCCGCGTTGATGGACGCGAGCTTCGCATTCCGGCTGATTTCGGCGGCCATTTCAGCGCCCATGTTGGCGATGACGTTCTGACGGTCGGTGAAGTCTTGAATGTTGAACGTGGTCAATTGAAGGCCAAGCCGTTCCATGTCCACGCGGGCGGATTCGGCCACGGTCGCGGCGAACGTGTCCCTGTTCTCCATGAGTGCCTTCAACTCGGTCCTGCCGATGACCTCGCGCAGCTTGCCTAGGAGCACTTGGGTCACGTCCTTCTCCATGCGCTCCTTTGACTGGTTCAGATAGTTCTTGGCGGCGTTTTCTAATGCCTTCACCTGTTTACCGTTCTCATCCACGGTCATGGTCTCGGATGCGATTTGGAAGTTGGCGACGGCGTTCACGTCGATGAGGATTGCGTCCTTCGTCGGAATCGGCGTGTCGGTTCTCAGGAGCGACTGCACCGCTCCGAGGGAGAGTCAGTCCACGCGCATGATGAAGGGTATGATGAACGCGCTTCCGCCGGAGACGAAGCGTCGTCCACCCGGCCCGGTGATGACCATGACTCGGTCGGCGGGGCAGACCTTGTAGCTTGCGGTTGCGAGCAGGATGATGAGTATCGCCACTGCCGCGACGATTATCAATGTTGTTGGCATTGACTTTTTCCTTTCTTTTTGTGGGCGTACCCACTATGACAGAACTTGTTTCAGAACTCGTTTTCGAAACCTGCGGCCATGTCCGCGAATTTGGAGCATTCGCCCATGAACGCGAGATTGAACGTTTCGGTAGGCCCGTTACGATGTTTGGCGAGAATCACGTCGGCTTCGCCCGGACGTTCCTCACGGTCGTAGTATTCGGGACGATGCACGAGAAACACCATGTCGGCGTCCTGTTCGATGGAACCGGACTCTCGCAGGTCGGACAGTTCCGGCTTCTTGTCGGCACGCTGTTCCGCATTACGGTTCAACTGGGAGAGCACGACCACGGGGCATTGCAGTTCCTTGGCGAGCATTTTGCATTGGCGGGAGAAGTTCGACACTTCCTGCTGACGGTTCTCGACGGTTTTACCGGAGGACATGAGTTGCAGGTAGTCGATGACGATAAGCTTCAACCCGTTGACCTTGCGGCTGAGAGCACGGCATTTCGCACGGATGGTGCTCATGTTGATGATGGCGGAATCATCAACCCACAATGGTGCCTTCTCGACCTGATGGCAAAGCGCGTTGAGTTTGTTCCAATCATTCGAGTTCAGATTCTCGGGATGTTGGAACGATGCGAGACGGATGCCTGTTTCGGCTGCGAACATGCGTTGCATGAGTTCGTGACCGCCCATTTCCAGACTGAAAATCACAGTCGGCAGACCCTTGTGCAGTGCGGCGTTACGCGCGAAATCCATGCCGAGAGTACTCTTGCCCATGCCCGGACGGCCCGCGACTATGACCATTTGTCCGGCTTGCAATCCGTGCGTCAACGCGTCGATGTCACGGAAGCCGGTGGGTGTTCCGAACTCGTTCGGATTCTGTGACATTTCATCCAACTGTTGGAGCATTTCGTCGGACAGGCGGTATGCGGTCTTCAACTCGTCGTCTTCGGAACGGCTTGAATCCTCCAACGAGAACGCGGCCTCCAACGATTTGCTGAGCACGTCTTCGGCTGACGCGTCGGATACGTTGCTCATCTGTTGCAACTGCTGTCCGACCACGTTGATGTGGCGGAGGATGGCCGCGTCACGAATCTGCTTGATGAAATAGTCACTGTTGTTCGACGTGGGCGCGGAGCCGACAAGCTGGGCGATGTAGTCGATGCCGCCGACCTGTTCCAACTGTCCGTTGTCCATCATGTGCGAGGACAGCATTTGCGCGTCCACACGGTTATTGTCTGCGGCCAGTTCCTTTATATTATGGAAGATGGTCTGGTTGGTCGGCTGGTAGAAGTCCTCTTCGGAAAGCTGGCTGATGACCTTGTCCAACGTTTCCGAGTCTTGAAGCATGGCCCCCAACAATACTTGTTCGGCCATGTCCTTGTGGATTGGTGTGGGGACGCTCACTTGTCGCCGTTCTCCTTCTTGTCAGGATTGGTTTGCTTGTTGTTCAACGTCTCATATAGGCGGTGTTCCGCTTGCCAACGTCTGATACGGGTGTTGCTGGGATGGTTGACCCACCGGTATATGCAACGTTCTATGCGCTTGTATCCGAGGATTTCCGGCCCGAGATTGTGACTGCGGAATATCTCCGAGGGGCGTTCCCCTTGCAGGTAGCGGAGGGTCACTTCGTCTTGGAATTGGGTGGTGAAGATTATCCACCATCCGTGCTTGTTTTTCAAGACGTTGACGACTTCCGGTCGTCTTCCCAAGGCCAAAGCCTCGTCTGCGGTCAGAAGCTTCGCCGGGGATGTGTTCGGTTTTTCGACCATGCTTTGTTTGTCCTTTCCAAGGTCAGATTGCGTCCGGGAACTGTTCGTTCGGAGAGAATTTGAGGAGTTTCACAGTCGCTCCCTCACGCCATTTGTTCCACGCTTTGATGGTGATTCCGACGATGCGTCGGCGGCTTGTCCTGTCGCTGTGCGCTCCACGCTTGTTGATGTCGAACAGCGTGTTGCGGAGTACGAGGATGGGGCTTCCCTCGTTAAGATTCGCGCCGGTGGCGAGCATGTCGAAGAACCGTTCGCACGCCTCACTGTCGATTTCGTTGAACGTCCAGTAGAGGAGCGCGGCCATGCTGGTGGACATGAGATGGTTGCTTTTCGTGTAGAACGTGCTGGCCTGTCGTAGCGTATCCTCCAATTGCGGAGTGCTTTCGATGAACGTCAGCAGTTCATTTCGGGTCGGTGACATGTTGTTGACGCATGCGGCTTCCACACCCAACTGTTCGCTCAGATAGATGGAACGGGCCACGGTGGAAAGCTGTTTGGCGTTGTTGCGGCCTTTCAGTTCGAGCACGTTAGCCATGGTGCGGCTCTTGCCTGCATCCATGGTCTCCTGCGTGTCTTCGGGCAGTCCGCGAATGACCAGAGTGCGGAACGGAACACCGGATTCGACGCATGCGAGGAGCCTGTGCTGTCCGTCCAACAAGCGTCCCGCGTTGCTGAATTTGATGGCTTCGCCGTTCATTTTCCAAGCCTTCTGCGCCATGGTTCGGGCGAACAGTTCGACCTGTGTGCGGCTCACGTTGCGGTTGTTGGTGTTCACGCCGAGCATTTCCTTGGCAACGTCCGGGGTGATGGTTTCGACCCGTCCGGTGATGCTGTCCCAATCGTATTCGTCGGTTTCACCGGCGTAGGATGGCGTGGCCTTGGGTGCTGGCTCTTCCGGTTTCAAATGGATGAGCAACGTGGTTTTCGGAGCGCCGGAATGCCGTCTGATTTCGGTTTTCGGTGGTTTCACTTCGACCGTCTCGTACTGTTCGGATTCCTCGACCTGATTCATGGCGAACGCGAACGCGGTCATGGTGAACGCGAGCATGAACCTGTCCACGCTTCGTTTCGGAGGGAACTGTCTCATCCCGTCGATGATGCGGGTGGCGTCCGAATGGGTGATGTATGGGCAGTGGTTCACAACCGTGTCCAGTCCGCCCTCGTATTCCTTATGGGTGAGGAAGACGAATGGTGCGAGGGGAGTACTCGCCTGTGCCATTCCCTTGAAGCATTGTCCGACCTCATTGTAGATTTCACCAACCTGACGGTAACGTGAAACAGTGTCGATGCCATACTCGTCCACGGGATTCGTGTACTCGTATTCGTTGCTTTTGAAGATGCGTTCGTTGTATCGGCTGGCTTCGCGTAGTCCGGGGCAACGTCCGAAACCGAGCGTGGTTCCGTTGCCTTTCGTACCGTCAGTCCGTTTCAGATTGTCCTTGCTCAGCCAGTAGGCTTCCATGTCCGCGATGAATGTTTTCGCCGCGACTTTCTTGGTGAGGTTCCGTCCGGTCATACGGGCGAAGTATTCTCCTTCGACGCCGGTGAGTACCGGCAGTCCGGTTCCGACGAACAGATTATCAGGCAGGAGGCCGTACCATTCGGGGTTGATTTCATGGTCGCTCATGTAGGAGAGAATCCGTCCCACGCTGTCACGGTCGATGAACACGGTTCGCGCGTTGGCGAACGGGTCAACGTCGAGATTCAACGCCTTGCATGTCGGGAGGAGGTCTTTCTGAATCATGGTCATGAACCGTGGTTCGGTTTTGATGTCTTTGTTAGGCATGGTTTCCTTCCTTCAATCGTTTCAGTATCCGGTAGGTTTTGGGGGCGCAACCGGATGGATTGTGTTCCTCTTTCCGATACTGTTTTTCGAGTTCGTCCCAATGGTCGATGATGGTTTTCCAATCGTCCGACACGTCGCGCATGAGACTCAGATAGGCACGTGCGGATGGCACCATGTCGAACATTCCGAGTATCCGACGTAGGTCTCCGGGGTCTTTCGGAGTGTCCTCGCAACCATGTTTGCGCGTGCCGTTCACGGTCATTGTGATTCCGGTGAGCCGTTGGACGATGGCGAGCGAGCTGATGCCCACGTCACCGTTGGCGAGCCATGCGGCGAACAGTTCCAACGGAAGTCTGGGACTGTCCGTCATGCCGTCGGAGGCTGGGTTGAGGTTGGCGACGAGCCTGTTCTTCGGAACGTCCGCGATGATGTCCGGCTGGGTTTCGGAGTCGGGCATCCGACCGTAGACGAGATGGTTGTTGACGAGTATGGACGGTTGTCGGCCACCATATACGCCGATGGTGCAGACAGTGTCTTCGACCATGGTTCACGCTTCCATCCAGCGGATGCTTTCGTTGAGGAAGTCTCTGATTTTGCGGAGGGTTTCTATATCGTTGACGACGACGCTGGTCGCGGTGTCGCTGTCGGTGATGGTGAACATGAGTTCCTTCCCGAAGCTGGGGGATTGGAGGATGGTGAGTTTGTTGGTTCCCTCGTTGCCGATGACTTGGAGTGCGGATGTGTTGCCGTTGTCGTATTCGGTTGCGCTCATTGTTTCTGTGGTCTTTTCCGTTCCTGTGGAATGTTTTGTGTGGGCGAGGTCAGCTTAACACACTAGGTGGGGGTATGCAAGCGTTCGGAGATTCGCGGTCGGATGATTTGCGTTCGACCACACCCTTTGTTATACTGGAAACGTCCACAAAAAAGGGAGCCACACACTCCCCAACACGCCAGAACAAAAAGAAGAAACCATGAGCAAACAGACGGAAAACAACATCAACCTGACACTGACACTCATCACAATCGTCAGCGCACTCCTCATGTGGAGACAGGATTACGGCCACGTGGTAATGGCAATCACCAGCATCACATTCCTACTCAGCTCCACCGCACTGTTCGCTCACTTCATCAAGAAACTCGACGCCTAAAACAAACAGGAATGCCCCAGCCCGAACGGACTGGGGCATAGGCATGTTCGCAGGAACGAAGGAAACCAATGGACGATAAAAACAACACCGAACGAGAGCCGAGAACCGAAGTGGAACGACTCCTGTTCAAGAACGAACGCATGCAGGACGCGCTGCTCGACCTCAAGGACACCATGAGCAGAATGATTGGCGAAGGCCGACTGCCAAACGACGACGAGGTACACCAATGGTTTGAGGGAATCGACCGCAAACTCGAACACGAAGCCGCCGACCGTGAGGTGTTGCTGTTCAACCATGGGGCCATGACCACAGTGCTCCCGAAGTCCACTGAACGATACCAACCCGACCTTCAAGTCCGATATCAGGAAATCCTCACCACATGCAACAAAGCGTATGCGGACGCCGACTACAAATATTGGATTGGCCGTTTCCAACAGGCCGGACTCTGACCTGAAAAACGCAATCCGAGCACAGTGGACAACACGAAAGGAGTATTCGGACAGGACAATGCCGGAAACCATACAGACATACCATCCAACGTTCGAGAAGGCCAAGAAGCTCTTCAACCTGCGTAAAAGATTGTGGGAGATAGCCGACGGTAAAAGCGACGGAACAATCTCATATGAGGAGGCGAACCATCTCGCCGTGGACGCGGTGGCGACCGCCAACGGAGGAATGCCACGCGCCACGAGCGGCCCCATGGTACGACTCTGCAAGCTTTGCACCAACGGTTGGATTCGTGAAGCGGCAAACGAGATGGGCTTGGTTTACCCGGACTTGGACTATCCGGAACGGTGGGGCAAACATCGAGACCATAGCCGTAAAAAGGAAAGGAAGGCAACGGTTTGAGCGGCAACGGATTCGGCAAGGAAAACATAAGCAGAACAGCCATTCCGGCACGCCCATACGCCAAGGATATGGCTACCATCAACCGTCTGATAGCAAGGTTGCAAACCATTTCGGACGATAAGGCCAAAGGAAAAATCACATTCCAACAGGCGAACAAGAAGGCTGTGGAAGCAATCCACAAGGCACGGAACACCAAGTCGAAGTCCCTGCAACGCAAGCCATTAGATTATTTAGAACGTATCTGCGAGAACGGTTGGATTCAGGAAGCTGTGCGAAAGATTCCCGAACTGTACCCGTATCTCGACCATCCAGATTTGTGGCTTCGTAAAGGCGTCTGATGTATTCCAAAGAGCAGATATGTTGCATGGTTTCTCTCATAATATTGTCGGCGTTGAGCTTGACCGCGCTGGTGCATTACGCTCGACTGTCGATAGGAAGAATGAGTCGGATGCCTGACGAGAAATCCCGTTCAGACCTGTTCAACTATCGGCTGATGACCGTCGTGTCACTGCTGGTGTTGTCGGTTTCGGTGGGTTCCATCATCGTCTACGGTTCCTCTCTCAAATAGATTAGATTGGAAGACTGCCGTATTTATACTTCCTTCTACTTCTCAAACATTGACCATAACGTTTATTGACAAAAATCATTTTCAGAAAGCAGGAAGGTCAGTATGTTAAACAGCACGGAAATGCTTCGACTGGTCAGAGCCGCATGCAACGGAGACCATTTGAAACTGTCCCAGCAAATCGACTTGCTGGCCGACTCGGTGGAGAAAGCCAAGCCGACCGCCTACACTACGAATCTACGTCGGCTGGCGGAGTCGGAACGAGAGAAGGGACTGGCTGTCAATGCGAGTCTGGCACCGGTTGACGGGTTGACCGAACCGTTGCTCCCACCGGACGGGACTCATAAGCCCGTATGGGATAAGACCGTGCGGGGATTGTTGGATGGGCTGGTTGCCGAATATGGGAAACTGGATGTCCTGACCGCGCATAATCTCGCTCCCCGTAATCGAATCATGCTCACTGGAGCGCCCGGCACGGGTAAGACCACCTTCGCTTCCATCCTGTCGGAGAGGCTTGGGCTGGATGGGGTCATCCTTCGTGCAGACCGTGTTATCAGCAGTCAGCTCGGTAAGACGTTAACCAATATCGCCTTGGTGTTCGACCGGCTCCACATGGAACGAAAGCTCCTGTTCATAGACGAATGCGACATGCTTCTGGCACGGCGCGACAACTCCCATGACGTTGCCGAAATGCGTCGGGCAACCAATCTCATGTTACAGAAAATAGACCTGCTTCCGGAGGATTGCATTCTCATCTGCGCGACCAACATGGACGGTCTCATCGACCGTGCCGCATGGCGTCGGTTCGACGTTCGAGTTCGCATGACACTTCCCGACAAGACTACGACAAGGCTTATTATCATGCACCGGCTTAAGGAGTTGAATATCCAAGCCGACGTTCGACCATGCGACATCAATGTGGAGAACATAAGTCCAGCCCTTATCGTCCAAACAGTGGACAATCTGGCCCGCAAGACTTTGATTTCCGGTTCGGAAACCATTCCGACCGACCTGTTCGTCAATGCTTTCAACTCTCTGAAGATGGAGGTTTCCAACCAGTGAACCGTGACGGATACAAGTTCGATATCAATGTCCGCAGAAACGGTTTCATGTCATATCTGTGGAGCGCCGAAGTGGAAGATGAAGGATTCTTCACTCCCATTGCGAACGGTACTGCCCACACTCTCAACGGCGGCAAGAAAGCCGCTATGAAACAAGCGAGAAAGTGGGCGCAACACCAGCTCGCCCACCCCAGTGAAAAGGAAAGGTGGGCGGAATGTGCGACGATGAGCAACACCAAAACCAGACACCGGCGAAGTCACTGAAACGTTCCGGAAGGCAACCGAAACTATCCGACGTCGTCATGCTCGACCGGGGTTGTCAACTGTGGATTCGTGAAGCCCGTAAAGGGAACATCACTGACACGTCGAAGACCTTGGAGAAGATTCGGTACCAGCTTCGATTGGAACGTCGTGTGGCCGGACAATCCGGCTCTGGACTTCGTAGACCTGTGGGTAGGGATAAAAAACCCGATACGGATGGGAACGGTTCAAAGCCGGATAGGAAAGACTTGTAACCCATCAGGGTGCCGGTGGACGGTGCTGTCAACCGGCACCTTTTGGTATCCGACCTCACAATACTGGGGGTATCATTGTGTTATCGACGGAACCACACGCCCGTCATTTTTATAAGGAGACACAATGAACGAAGGAACCTATGGGCTGGAGACCCTGAAAGCCGACTATCATACGATACTCGGCTACGATATCGGCTATCTCACCGCGGAATCCTATCCGCTGTTCGCACCCTATCGTGCGAAAACCAAGAACAGTTTCTCCGGTAGAGTACCGAGACTGTTAAGCATAATCATCACCACTCTCATCAACACGCCAAGCCGCGAATGGGATGCGGAAACCCGCACGCTCACCATCGGCGACGACTTCTTCTTCCTCGCCAACAAATGCGGTTTGAACAGTGGAGGAGACGGACGCACTACCGTCCGGAACCAGCTTCTCATGCTCTCGTCAATCCAGTTCACCGGAGCGGACGGAGTCAAAGTCACGCCGGTCGAACACACCGAAATCACCGCCGACAGTCTCACTATCGAGCATCGGAAAATCACGTTCACGGAACCGTTCGTAAAAATGATGACAAGGAACGTCCGGCAGATGCCGTTGAAGTGTCTGTACCCCAACGCGGGTAGCGCCATAGCGATAGACCTGCTCGCATTGGCGGCATTGTATTGTCCGAACGACCATAGGCTCATCATCGAACGGGCAGACCTTCCATCACTGCTTCCAGCAAGCAGGCAAAGCCTCTCCAAGCAGAATCTTCTAAATAGATTCAAGGAGTTAAACGACAGTCAGAACGAGTGGACGTATCGTATAACGAAATACAGTGTGACCATCAGCCCGTTCGGAGTGTACTCGTCCGAAGACGCTTTGAGATTACGTCGCAGACAATAGTTCGAGTATGAACAGAGGGGAGCCGACCGTAAGGACGACTCCCCTCAATGATGTCGGAATGGGAACTCAGATTTTCAGCTCATCGATAACGGAAAGGTCAACACCGTCACCCCAATTATCGACAATCTTGCTCAGGTTCTTACGCATTCCGGCAGGAGACTGGTCGTCAACCGGACGGCCGAAATTCTTCTCCGGCGCGACCGCGTTCAGCACGGAGAACAGCAGGTTGGTCATATCCTTGCCCTGCGCGAACACCAGAGTAACCTCTGCGGCAATCATGCCCGGCTCGGCTGTAGCCAACCCTTCCAACGCGGACGCGAACTCAGAGATTCGACGTTGGTTCTTCGGCTCGGTCAATGCGTCCAGCACTGCTTCCGGAGTGCTCTTCTTCGTATCGGTCAACGCCTTGGCGAGAGAAACCACACGCTCGTCATCCAACGATTTGACAAGAGGAATCAGCTTCTTGCCGAACTGTTCCTCGATGTGCGGCATGGTCTTCTCACGCGGTTTGCGATTGGAACGGCCCTTACCCTTCCCCCTCGGCTTGTCTTCGGTTTCAGTGGACTCAGCGTCCACGTTCACATCCTCACCATCAGCCGGTGCGGACACGTCAGAGACAGACTCCGAACTCTCCTGATTAAGAGAATCGGATTCCGTCTGCGACTCCTCGACAGAAGACTGCTCCGGTTCAGCATAATTGTCGGAACCGTAACCATTGTCCTGCTCCGACTGCTGGTTGTTGTTGAATCCCCAATTGGTGAAGTCTGGCAT